ATGGGTAAGACTAAAGGAACAACAGGAAAACATATAGCAAAAGACAAGACTGGTAAATGGTACGGCGACCTAGAGGTTCTTGGCCGGAACGGCAGCACCGAACGCGGAGATCCATTGTGGCACTGTATCTGTCATAGATGCGGAGCTGAAGTAGATATTGTAGGGTCTCATCTTAAAGAAAAGAAAGATTGCGGTTGCCGTTATAAAGAAAAGAGAGCAGATTTATCAGGCAAAACTTTTGGAGCTGTTACCGTATTAGAACGAGTAGGAACGGATGATAATGGGAACGCTCTTTATTTGTGCCACTGCAATATTTGTGGGCAAGAAAAAGAACTCCCTGCAACAACTATTCGTAAAAACCCTTTAAGCTGTGGATGCCAACAATATAACACAGACAAAATGAAAGAGCTGTCTATAAAAGCAAACGCGAAAACAATCGTGAATGGTTCTCGCGTCTCTGGCGTATTTAGCGTAAAAGCAACTTCGAGAAGCAGTACAGGAGTCCGAGGGATATTTAAGGTTAAAGGAAAATTCCGAGCTTCTGTTCAAGTTGCCAAAGAACGTGCAACGCAAGACTTCGATACAATAGAAGAGGCGACTGATTTCAGAGAAAAAACTCGAAAACAACTAATAGAAAAGCACGGACTTGGTGAATATAAGGATAAAACTAACGAATAATCCAACAATACTTGATATCGCACTCGGCTTCGTTCTACATAAACATGGCCTGGATGAATTTGGTCGTAAAAATAATAAAGCACAGGCTATTCGAGAACTGTCAGATGATGAGCTGGCAGCGCTCTTAAATGAACTGGTCGCACAGCAGGATAATTGCCCGCACACAGTTGGCGGCTGGAAAGGGTGGCTGTCTGAATCGATAAAATAATCAAAGCTAAAAATGGGGTACTGGTCCAATTAAGGATCAATACCCCATTCGTTTTATATCAGTTCAACATCACCTGGCTCAACATAGCCTGACACATTTACTGAGATTGGATACTTGCCAATACGGCTTTCAAGATTTGTCACTCGATACCGTCCATTGACAAGTTTTCCATCATAAATAAACCACTCACCAGAGCGGCACATCCTACAATGTGTCTGGCTGTTTGAATATAGTATTCCGTCTAATTTGATTTTATCTCCTGCACGAAGAGTATTCTGATGTTCCATCAAAACGAACCCCATGTAGCTAGTCCACAGATACCGTCAACACTTAAGCCATGTGCCTTTTGCCATTCCATCAGTTTTGCCTTAGTACTCGCTCCAAAGATGCCGTCCGCTTTTACGCCTAGATGCCGCTGCAGCACGGTGACTGTATACGAAATGCCGCCAGTGCAATCTTTCGCACCCTGACGAATCGTAGGCATGATTTTACTCACCGATACATATGCAGTGCCAACCTTACTGATCCAGCGAGACTTCCAGCTCCGCACATCAACATGAACAAAGCCTCCTGTTAACTGCACTCGACTGTAATAGCCGATACCACCCCGTTTCTGGAAATAAGGCATGGAAGCCAAGTATAGCGCAATTCGAATCGGGTCAATACCTTTGATGGTAATATCCGCTGCCGTACCCAAACAATGCTGACTGCGAGGACTGCCGCCGATGGAAATATTGTAAGAAGGGGAGCGGTAGCCGGAGTTGATATGGACAGGCTTGCCAAAATGAGCCCGCACCTGTTCAAGAATATAAATAAGTTCTGTATCGATTAGAACGGTATCGCTTTTATCAGAGCAGGCGAACTCATAGACGGAGAAATGAGCCGACACCTTTTTGTTCCAATCTTTCTTCATTGAGTATGTATTTACTGCCATGCGGCGCACCTCAATTCTTCTTCAACTCATTCTCAATTTTCTCGTTCTGAATGTCCAGCTCCTTGACGGCAGCCTCGATCATCATGTCGATAGTCGGAGTGATCGTAACACCCATCTTCTCAAGAGCAGCGACAACATACTTCTTCTTGTCAGCTTTCTTGATAACACCAGTTGCGCCGACCTTCTCAGCAGCACGAACGGTCATCTGGACAAGCTTATAGACGCCAATTTTCTTGAGATATGGGATACCATAGACCATAAAAGCGGTGCCAGCACCTGCGACGGCCAACTGTGCAATAGTAGCAACAACCTGATTGAAAAAGTCCATCATAATATACCTCCTGATAAAAAAAAAATAAAAGACCCCGAACACATCGTTCGAGGTCATGAGTTACGTAATCTTATTCTTTTGGTTTTAAAAAACCATTAGTGCGTAGCATTTCGTCATATACGCGCCCCACGTTCTTGATGGCGAAGGGCATCTTGTTGTTCTTGTAGTTGGAATGGGTCTTACAATAATCTTCATACTTCCCAATGACATCAAGGATGTCATCAAAGTCTTCTTCGGTGTGGCCGAGCCCGCGAACGAGCTCATTATTGAAGCGCAGTACCTGACTACGATAACCATCAGCCTTGTCTTCTTCGCCCTTTTCGATGTGATTATCTAGCTTTTTACGAGTCTCTTCTTGCTCGGAGCGGATATCTTTGAGCTCGGATTTGGTTTCTTTGATCTCGTTCATCACACCGGCATTCAGGGCGTTCCCAATGTGAGTGGCTACCTAAGACCATGGATTGATCTCGATTTTAGAGACTTGTATCACTGACATAACAACGGCGATCAATCCGCTGCTCCCGGCCATCACTGAGCCGAGATGATTTAGGATAAAATTCAATAATTCGTCCATATGATTTTAATCACCTCGATTCTTTTTACGTTGACAAATTTCACACATCATGATATAGTATGTTACAGCATGATTTACTTTCGTCGAGCAAATTATGTGTTACCTACTCTAATATGTATGTGGGGAAGAGGTCCTTGGCCAAAAGCCGAGGGCTTCTTTCTTTTTATGTGGCACTATACCACAATCGCGGAGTATTCGTGGCGTCACCAATGTACGCTTTTTGCACTACCACATTGCCGCCACCTTCTGGGAGGCCGAAATATAATTTCTGAGCCGCAACAGGAACGATTGCGCTCGGAAGGCCGCTTAAAACGACATTGTAAATTTGTGCATAATCGCCATACCTACTGCCTGAACCATCTTTAGAATAGGTTAGAGAAATTGTTTGTCCTTTAGAAATCGTTCCACTCTAAGAATTAGAACCCGTCCCACTAACAGAGCTTATCACAGTTGTTCCGGCCACTACGATAGTAAATTTATCATAGTTTACCTCAGATCCCCATCCATAGTTAAATCTAATGGAAGATGTTTGCTTTGCGGTTAATGTGATTGTTGCGCTGGTTGAATCTATGTTTTTGTTATTATTTTCGAGAGTACCGCCACTCTACACAAACGTATACGACCCATTAGAAGATGTAAAATAACTGTCCACATTTGTTTCGGTGATGGTGACGGAAGTAATTGCGACTCCGACATAGATACTCATTACACCACCTCCTTATGTACTATATTGGATATATATCGTCCCTTCAGGCAGAGTTGTTGGAGCAGTAGTACCCCACTGGAATGCCAGCAAGGTAGGACCATTCAATGTGCCATCTTCGGAGATAGTAAGGTTTGTGCCAATTTTTACCCCACCAAGAGTATCTGCTGTGGCAGGGTTCAAAGAAAACTTCGCATCTGCCTCTGACTTGGTGTAACGATCCTTCAGGGCGTCACCAGTCGTCTTGGCTTCTGCAGGAACATTCTCTTGAGTCAGCGTTTTATCAGGTGGCGAGGCTACAGAGAGTGCTTTATCTGCATTTTCCTTCGCACTAGCGGCGCTTGACGCAGCATTCGTTTCGCTGATTTTGGCGGCATTTTCGCTTGCTTTAGCATTAGCTTCTGATCTGGCCGCTGCAGTCGCACTTTTAGAGGCGTTTTTTTCGGATGTCCGAGCGTTTTGTTCACTAGTCTTGGATTTTTGTTCCGAGGTCGCAGCTGCTTCTTTGCTCGCAACAACAATCTGTTCGCAACTAATGGCGGCATTTGCCTTTTCCGTGGCAATAGCTTCACTGGATGAGGCTTCTTTGGCTTTTTGAGTCGCCGTATTAGCCGCATTGATGGCGTCTAAAGTTACAATATCGACGCTCTCAACACGCTCCTGAACCTCTTTGGCGTATTTTAAGAGACCAGTGAATTTATCAGTCAGGGTTTGCACTTCTCCAGATTCAATCTGTACAGACTTCTCCATAGTATCCAACCCGTCTTTAACTGGCAATACAGCGACTTCTGTGTTAAAGTTATAACTAAAAATAATCCTGTCATCGTCCTGTTTTGTGGAGTAAAATCTTACCGAAAATTCAAGATCTCCAGGACAGGATGTTGCATCGTTCTGAACTTCCCATCCAAAAATGATCTTGCCAGGTACGGTTGTAATATCCAATTTTGTGACAGGATAAAATCCGCCATGCTTGTTTGCCCTAGATTTATACTGGACAATGCACGTCTTTTTGCTGAGATCAGTCTGATCATAGTACCGGTCGATCTCAAAATAAACGGTTTCTGCATTGTGGTCGTTTAAGACACCAAGAAAAGTAAAGCCATCGGGAATAGAAATCGTGCGCTCGTTTGCGTCAATGATAAATCTTGGCTCATCAGAAGGGAGCATCACAAGTTCTTTTAGGTTGTCTTGGTTCTGGATGTCTTGTAGACGCTGCATGTATTCATGAGAAGAAGTGATCACGAATTATCGACCTCCTTCAGCATCTGAACATTGACTTCTGACATCTGCACCACACCCTGATAAAGAGCGAGCGTCTTATTATAGATGTCCGCTGCATTTCGATTGAATTCTTCAAGCATGGCGATTTGAGCCTTGAAATTATAGATGTCATTTTTGATATTCAGTGCAAAGCAGCCGGTTGACAAAGCAATAGTTTCTGTGGTAGGGTCAATGCCCATAATGCTAACAGAACAGGGACCATCACAAATCTTGACAGGAGTAGCCATGTCGCACTCGTAGTTGTAATAGTTGGTACTTGTGCTGTTGACCTGCTTGAGCCCAACAATATCCAGATGATTTTTCTGATCTTTCAGAATCAGATAGAGCCGCAGTTTAACATATTTTTTATCAAGGAAGAAAGTGATTTCATCAAGGCTATAACTCTGCGACTCTGAAAACTTAGTAGCCTTGAAACCTTCATTTGAATAGATAAGGTTCATAAACACCTCCAATAAAATAAGCGCCCATCACTGTGCAGGATGAGCGCATAACACATCATAATAAATAATGGAGTTAACCACTATCAAAATAATCTATTGTCAACCTCCTCGTCATCGTACCAGATGCCCGGGTTAGCAATCAGATCGCCGGTTCACTGCCCCACTCTCTGCGCAGGGCCTCCAGTGTAGTCTGCATAGAGCTGTTTCCTGCTGTCGCACCCTCAAACAGGGTAAGTATGAGGGTTTTGGCTGTGTCTGTAAATCCCGGACCAGCGTCACCCTTAAAATCGCCATTGGCGATACCATCCTTCAATTCTTGTAATTTATCAGCAGCCACCTTTTCAGCAGCAATAGCATTTGTAGCATTTGTAGCGGCAATATCAGCATATTGAGAAGATATTTTAGCACTGGATTCGGCTAATTTTACGGCTGAATCAAATTTTACCGTTATTGATTCCACTTCTTCAGCTTTATAGATAGGAGAGGAATTACTAGTATTGAGCGTGTCAAGAACGGGCAAAGACGCCTCTAGTGTGTTAAAATTGTATTTAAAGGTCGAAATATTTCCGATATTTTCAATACTATAAAATCGAACAGAAAAAGATACCGTAGCTGCCTCGGCTGTCACAGTATTTCGGATTGTCCAGCCAAAAATTATTTTTCCGGGAATAGTTGTAATATCAATCTGAGTAACAGGGAAGAATCCTTCACCAAGTTCAACTCCGGTAGATCCCACCATTTTGTACTGGACGATACAAGTCTCTTCGGTTAAATCATGGCCGTCGAAATAACGGTCAATCTCGAAGAAAATGGTTTCTGCATTATGATCGCCTTTAACACCAAGAAACTTAAATACCGCAGGAATCGTAATGGCACGAGTATCAGCGTTAATAACAAAACGAGGCTCTTTCTTGGTATTGATTGATAACACAGAAACGCCGCCCATATTCTGAATATTAGTAAGGCGTCTCATGTAATCTTCTTGCGTAGTGGTCATTTTATTCCTCCTTTCTCATTTTTATAGCGGCTGCTTTTTGTAACTCAAAAAGTTCAGCAGCCGATTTTTCACCAAGAATATCGACTACTTCGTTATATGGCATATAAATCACACGAGGTTCGGTGTCTCCAAGTTCAATGAATCTCTTGTTTGCGTAATAATACGAGGCAAGAACACGACCCTTGTGTGCTAAACAAATATTGGTACTGCGATGATTTGGAGTACCGAAGCATTCGTAGTTGTAGCCAGAACAGCCGCCACAGCCCATAGCTACGGGGCATTCGAAGCACTCTTTTGTTGACTGACTTTCGCGTGTGATAGCGTCCAGCATGGTCTTTGTATCTTGCTGATGCTTTGTTTTGTACAGTCCGTCGAAGCAATTACCGAGACACATCGGCGCGGCCTTCTCTTTGCCGACCGAAATAGGGGCATATCGAATACATGGATAAGCTTTACCATCAGGAGCAAAAGAAAGCATCGAACCAGTGCCGCCGCAGTAATTGTGGTTGTCACCCGGAGCCATAGGGTGTCCAACATCATCATTCAACATTGTGATGTAAACGTCGCTTTTATTTTCGATGAGCCAATCAGACAGTTCTTTTAGCGCGAAATAAATATTCGATGCGTCTTCCTTCGTATAAGCGGGCTCATACGCGAAGTTGCAGTGAATGATTTTGCAGCCCTCGTTTACCATCATCTTTACACTGGGGTAAATATATTTGACAGAACCAGGAACGAAAGTCATTTTTGAGTTGAGCCAGCCATATTTTTTTGCATCCTGAAATGCGGCATATGCTTTAGAAAACGAACCGACACCATTTACATCAACACGAAAAGCATCATGCAATTCTTGGATTCCATCAATGGAAACGGTGATGCCCATGACGTCATGATATTTTTTGATAAGATGCTGGGCTTCGGGCGTAAACCATGCTTGCCCATTCGTAGTAAAGCTAATACGGGACAGCACAGCCAGCGGATTTTTTCGCAACCAACACTGTTCGTAAAAATAGTCACAAATCTGCTCAATCAGTTTAGCCTCCAGCAGTGGCTCGCCTCCAATAAAATCCAAAACGAGGGCTTTAGTGCGTTGAGTGATAAAATCTCCCTCGCTATTTTCATATAGATCGAGTAGATAATCGACGATTTTCTTGCCCGTATCGAGTGTCATTACGGAACAGCTTTTGCAGTGTTCGTAACAATAAGAACATCTCAAATTGCAGCTTCCTGTCACCTGAAATGTTACATTGCGGGCGGTCTGCTCGTTGTATCCGTTAGTAGAAGGGAAGAGCTTACGAATGCGTTCGGCGTAGTCATCTGTGGGTATAAAACTATTTACCATTCGCACTCCACCTCCTGCTTATAAAAATCAAATTTGTAATAAGATGGGATAAATCCAAGCAAACTTTCAAGCAATGTATTTTTTGTATATGTAAATTCGATATTTGCTTTTTGATAAAGCGAACGGTAATATTCAATCATCTCGCGGTAGTCGCTAGAATTTTCTTCAAAATATTTTCTTGAGATGACCGAGAGCAGAGACTCATAGCTCTTGTTTATATAAAACAGTCGTTCAATCAACATAGAATCCTTCTCGGTTAATTTAAGAGTCTTCTTCATATAGCCCCCTTCCTATGCGATAATTATCAAACTTCTTTTCAAGTTCAGGAAACCCATTTCCAAGATCTCGCATCTTACTCATGAATTCAATAAAATAATGTACTCGAAAATTTTCTTCAAGTTCAAGTGAAGCCAAAACTGTGTTTGCCACGATATACATGGCCCACTTTTGCTCGTCACTTTCGAGCGGCACATTAAGAATTTTTTCTAGCTTACTTTCAGAGATTATACTAGTGTTGGCAATATATTTTTGTGCATTAGGATATACACGGACAGCGATAACATAAGAGTATAGAATCTTCTCAGAGGTGGTTAAAGAATAATCACAGCTTTTTGATATAAGGTTAACAATGGATTTTACATAATTCAGCCACCGAGAAAATGAATATTCCTCTAGACTTGGGTTTTGAAGACAAGACAGATATCCAATCCAAAATTGGAAGGTGAATTTTTGAGGATCTGACTCATAGGGGGCAGAGAATCCGCCTTCTGGAATCGGTATCATTCGAAGAAAATTAAAAAGCACAAGATTCTTTTTATATTCAGAATCCGTAGAAGGGCATTTTATAAAAACAGTTTTATCTCTTTCCATTTTCTCCCTCCTTAATTAGATTTAACTCCACAACTTCCTTTACACCATCCCTCGCAACCGCCAGAGCAGCCGTAGCAACTACCTTGACACATTCCATCACAGCTTCCAGAACATCCCTCACAGCTTCCTTTGCATCCATCACAATCTCCTCGACATCCGCCGCTACAACCGTCCTCACAAGTTCCAGAGCAACTTCCGCTGCACCCCGTACAACCAGAATAACAAGCAGAAGAGCACAATCCTGTACAGCTGGAACGGCAACCGCTGGAAGACCCAGTTAAACTCCTGGACGATAAATCGTTGATTTTAACAAGACAATCTTTTAGCGTTTGTGCATAAACCAAAGATTCTTTGTCAGGAGTTGTGGTGTTTCCATCGATAGCATTCAATGGAGTCGTGATTTTCTGAATATGCTCGTATGTGATAAATTTCCCATTCGCTGGAGTTTCAGAAAACTGCTATGTACTCCCGTTGTATGCAGAAAGAGATCCGGTACTATTGGAATTAGAACGACGAGTAATCTCAGTATTGATGAGCTTTTTTAACGAAGTAAAATCTTCTGGACTAATCAATCCACCCTGTTCAGCCATAAAATCACCCCTTTACTCGCACACGAATGCGACGCTCACAGAATAAATCATCGCCCTCGACTGCATAACCAACAACAATATCCGGCGAAACGATTTCTCCATCTTCAACAGCACGACCAATCCCGGGGACCTTGGAAGGGACAATTAAATCGCCGGTTTTGACTTTTCCGATTACCCGCACACGCACACGGCCAGCGAGAGATACCGGAATATACTTATCGATATTGTAGTCATCCAAAGAAGAACCGTTGTTTGGTAAATCTCCACCAATGAGCATTGCGTATTCATCCGTGTGAACACCAACCACTCGTTTAGAAGTGTCGTCCGCCCGAATATATCGCTCTGTCTGACTACTTGTATCAAGAGCAATAATATCGCCTGGCTGAGTCGCACTACCACGCGGGAACAGCTCCGCATAGTCATTATAAACAGCGCCATATGCTTTGCTAAAAACAGCCACACCAGAATTGTTGACGTAATAATCATTAGAGCCGAAAAACAACGTACCACTCATAATTCCGCCAGAGAGGGGGAGGGCTCCAAGGCTGATGCAAGCTTTGATTGCTGTGTTACCACCCGTACCGCCATGTTCAATCGGAATAATACCAGACTGAATATCGGCAGCGTCATGTTTATGACTCTCGGTAGTTGTTCTTAGCTCTTCGACGGAAGCACGAATATCTGCATGAGAATGCTCATCTGTATTATGAGTTTGAATTGTTTCATCAATATAATTTCTAGCGTCAGCAATATCATCAGCATAATCTGTGAAATCAGTTGGCAAAGTTCCTTTCAGTGTTTTTAAGTTTTCTACAATCTGCAGGCTTTCATCGCGCTTCTGACTGGCAATGTCACTGCTCGCTTTAGCCGCAACCTCTGATTCTTTGGCTTTGGCGGCACTGTTCTGAGCAGCATTTGTAAATCTTTTAATATACGACTCTATCGTACTTGTAAACATTCGCTCCACAGCCATAATAGAATGCTTCAAACGATTGATAGTATCGGCATTGATCAATGCATTTCGGAGACGAGGATTTGAGTTCAGTACAGCTTGTGCGTTAGTGTAATTGCCATTTTCCATCGCAGCACGATACTGATTTGCCGCGCCAATCAAACTAGAAGAAATATCTTCAGAGTTCGTCCAATTATCACAGCTTGCTGGAAAGTTTGTGTATTCAAGGTCGGCATATTTCCCGTCTTCGTTTAAAATCCAATCACTCAAAATTTTCCCTCCAATCAATATTTGTTTTTGACAATATAAGGATAATAGGGCCAATAACGGCTCATAGTAACCGTCATAGTTCCATCACCCAGCGAAATATCTATTTTCTTAATTAAAAAATCGACGGGCTGATTTCCGGTATTGATATATTTGGGGGTATACGAAATTTTCTGATTAACGTCTAACCATGGAATCAGTACGCATTCTACAGTTACATTATCAGTCAAACGGCTAAGAGTCCAGTGTTTGTACTCAGCACAGTTCATGGCAGATTCATTAGTTGTATAATTTTCGTAGCCTTCTCCACTCAAAATCTCATTGCGCCGCCCAAGCTTTTCAATAGTAAACCGAGAACTATTTATCCAATCAACATCCGCTGCGTTTGACAAGCAAACATATCGAATGTACTTGCAATTTTCAGCTTCTTTATCTTTTTCTTTCTCTTCATCAGTGGGTTCCTTATCAACAAGCTTGACCATAACATGGATTTGTTGTTCCCCCTGATAATAAAAGTGCTTAGTATTAGAATCATATTTAACGACAATCATAGTGTCTTTAGGAATGGTTGTCCCATCAATCAAGACATCGTTTCCTTGATCGTCAACATTACGAGCATACAAATCGTATGTTCCGTAGCTCAATGATTTAGTAGTCGTTGTAAGATTCCCGTTTGAATCAGCAGACTGCACAGTTAAACGGAGTGAGACAAGAATTTTTACATTCTTCTTGAGGCCAGTTGTGGGAGTGGTAAAAGCGACCGTCAATTCAGAAGGAGAGTCCTCCATAGATGTAAAAGTTGCGTTTGCAGTAACTGTAGTCGTATCGCCACTAACAGAAAAAGTTGTTCTATCTTTCGCAGAAAAAGCATCGTATTCAACTGACGCTCCCCACAGTTCGACACAATTACGAATCTGGGAATAATCGTATGTACAGTCTTCGGAGATAACGAGATCTTCAAAGTCGGCAGCGCTCATAATTGTCAAGGCATCATATCCGGTAGGAATCTCAGAGCAGATAAATGTAGTTCCGTCAAAGTACATCTCAAATGGATAATACAGATCACGCAGTTCAGTAAGTATCTGCCAAATGGTCGCGCCAGTGTCATATTCAAGGTCATGCGGGACACTCCGGTTCCAATATCCAACGACGCAATCCTCCATACCACTCAAGCGAAATGTTTTTGCGATTGCGTTACCAATGTCTGAACCAACAGGTATTTTTGTTTTCTGACCTGTTAAAGTACCACCAAGCGTTCCATCGAGCTTTGCGACTAGGTCTACGCATGAAATGCTAAGGACATGTTCAGTGCTGCTGTATTTGAAACCGTTCTGATTGAAAGCGTATACTCCTTGAGAATACCAGTACAATTTACTATTAACTGACTCCATACCGATATAAAGCCTTACATATTTATTGGCCTATTCATCTCCGAACATAGAAGAAATGTCTTTGTTTCCCTCCAAATATATAGAAGCGGAAAAGGTCCGTCGAATATCTGCGTCTGAATCGATAGAAATAGAACCGTCAACAGTTAAACCTTCAAGTGAATTTAGAAGATTCATATCAGTGTCGAGTAATTCTATCTTACAATAGAGATGTTTAACACGTGTTTTAAGCAATGTAAGCTCTGCTTGTGAAGGAGCATAGTTTTTCATGGCACACCTCCATCTATCGTTATGATGTCGTAACAACTACAGAACATGTGGCAATCAGATTGTCCATAGTCGCAGTAATTGTTGTAGACCCAGGAGAAATTCCTTCAACCACGCCTTTATCAGTGACAGTCGCAATTTTCGTATCCGCGCTCTTCCATATGACAACATTCTGAGAAGCACCTGATGGATAAGTTGTATACTCTAACTTGTGATTGTTGCCAACACTGAGCGTAAATTTGCTCTCAGTTAGACTAAAGCTTTGAGCAATAATGCGAACTCGGGTTGCAGATGCGATAATTGTGACATTGCCATAAACAGAAGGAATATTGATTTCGTGACTTACTTTACCGGTGGATTCATCAATACGCTTAATATAAGTCGTGTTTGTGACGTTTAAGCCGCCCATAAAAACGACAACGCCACTGATTTCGTAATCTTCAACAGAAGAAAGAGTGGCGGTATATGGTTTGCCTTCGGAGATGGTAGTATCCGTGTTGTCTGAATCGACATAGTAGAAATTGTTCGTGATATTGTAGGTTTCTTCTCCGGTTCTACCTGTCCTCACGTTCACAAAACCATTATTCAGCATATCGTTGTCGTCATTAACGCTTCCAACCTCCGTAAAATCAAAGCTTAAAGTAACTTTGTCAGGATGTTCAGAATTCGAAGATTTGACGTTGCCATCAATAGCAACCATCCAGATGCGGCCATCTTCAATTTTCAAAATTTTAGCACCGCCATTCGTGAGCCAATCAATCATATCTTCACGATACCAATGACTATGCGCCACATCGAAAGTATCATTTTTTAGATACCGAATAGCTGTACCAGAAAAAGAGCCTGAAGTGTAGTTTGATTTGCCTCCGAAAAATACGAATGGATATTTACGATTTAAGGTTGTCACAACAGATGATTGACGATTTCGATCGGTTTCAGTGATTGAAGGGTCGAGCAGAATATGATAACTTACAGTTCCATCTGTGATGATAGCTCCATAAAATTTACTTTGAACAGTTGTCTTGATATATGGAAGCTCTGTTCCGTCGCTAAGAACGGGGACCAAAGCGTACTCGTACTCCGTTTCCCGCCCGCGTGCAAAATAATCGTTGTAAACAAAATTGATGTTTCCATGTCCGGCAAGCTGCTCATAAAGCAAGACCCACGGTTTTTGATCTGCCCCGATTTCGCGGCGCTTCAACTTGATTTCGTGCAAATCCGAGCCATATTCAAAGTTGGAGCCACCAAGAGTTTTTTGATCAAAATCGGCAAAAAGCAAAGTGTCTTCTGTCCATTTCATACCTGAATCATAAAAGGTAGAGAACTCGTCAGGAGACCCTGAAAGATAGACACCGTCGTAAATACCATTTTGAATCACGAACCCCGCCAGAGAAGGATTTCCAGCACAAGGGGAGGCGTCAGAGCCAGTTCCGAACAAATCATACCCCAGAAAGTTCATTCTTCCACCTCCCTAATCATAATATCATAAGCATTATCTTTATGCTGCAGGCAAATCAGTACGTCCATACTGGTTTTCTTTATATAATTGCTGTCAATAAAATAAACGTCTGAATATGCAAAACCACCATCCTCACGAATGATTTTTAGCATAGCATAAAAATATTCGGACTGGTTGGCGGGAAGATAGTTTTCGTAAGCAAGTTTAGAAAAAGCTCGAATATTAGTGGAAATAACGCCTCTATATATCATTCCATCCTGATCGAACGAGAATTCCACGATATTTTTTCGAACAATAGGACGGACCTTGAATGCCATCGCATAGTCTTTGACATTATAGAACTCCATTTGATACGGAATATCGAACGTGACTTTTTCACCATGAGTCAAATCCACAGCATAACCACCAGATGATGTTACATAAGAAATCTGGTCTTTTGTTATTCCAGAAATATCAGCAAGATGGCTTGAAATAGCAACATATCCGTCACTTAATTTATTCTTACACTGTAAAAAAGTGCCTCCTTCTGCGCTCGCATAATATTTTGTTTCGAACTGAATAAAGCCAGTGTCCAAAGAATAACCATTACGAGTTGTGCCGGTTCCGCGAATATAAAACACAGTTCGATTATCCAAACCGTTCACTGTAAAAGACGTCCCTACAGCTCCATAGAACACCGCAGATTCTTTAATCAGATTCTTACTTTCATCGTATAAATGATACTGGTAGGTACTTAATGTTTCACCCTGTACAGTTACATACTGATACGCTAACAGGAACAAAATTGAGGAAGTAGGGATAATATTTTCCGCATTAGAAGAAAGCCCGTCGAAGCTCAATATTGGTTTTTCTTTGCACCAAAGAGGAATAGGGTCACTGAAATCACCATATTCGTCTTCGCCAGAAAGTCTGACCTTGACGCGGATAGTATAGTTACGAGACTGATTGTCGAGCCAATCTGACGAAGTAATTCTATAGCCATAACCAAGATTAGCTGTGAAACCGGTCACAGCGTTCGCAACACTTCCGAGCAACTTGTTGGTCATGCTGTCATATACTTCATAACAATACGTGGTCGTTGCCTTTTCCAGCGCGGCAGTCTTCTCTGCTACATTATCTTTGTCACTCCAAATCTTTCCCTGAACATCATGCATGGCCCAGCCGACAAATGTACTTGTTTTACCATAAGTTTTCTTTAGTTCGGCCTCGCTCCAACCAGCGATAGCGCTGACATCACAGGCGGACAGGGGGGCACCATCAAAAGTATCTCCTTCAACCGCAGCAATCATCTTTTTGACAGTGATTGCGCTTCCACCAACTGTCTCTGAAATTCCTTCCGCATCAACGGACAAGATATTTGCAGCCACAAGACCATTGGTCAGAGCAGTTGCTTTCGTTTTGACATCAGATAAATATTTTGAAATCTCAGATTGAGTGAGCGGAACGAGTTCACCATTGTCCGTCTGGAACAGAGGAGTGTACGCCACCTGTAGACTGCCCATTTTATCATCACACCCGAGAACGGTAGAATAGTCGCCCTCAGAAATGATGGTTTCGTTCGCATTCATCTCGTTCACGAAGGTCTGGTACTTCGCAATATTTTCAGACGTCCATACAATTCGAGCTCGATTGAGATTGTTAATATTCCCATAGGTCTCGACACCGCGGCTTTTAATAGCAGCGATAGTAGTCTTCTGCTTCTCAATGGCCTGGTCGTATGCTTTTTGAGCATTATTATATAATGTACCGTCATAGGTGGTTGCCACCTTAAAATATGCGGTAGTCCCTTCGTTTGCATCAAAAACAGAAATAGGGGACAGTATAGGTTTCGCCAAGGTAGAATCACCTCCTAAAATTAAAAGCCGCACTCGCAGGGTTATCCGTCATTGGCGGAACTACCTGCATTTTGTGCGGCTTAGAGTTTATGAAGAATCAACGTATTGTAGTTGCTTTGAGCAGCAGTCACCGCGACCCGCTCTCCGATATTGAAGAACTGACTGGATTTAATCGTGTATTCCTGTCCAGCAGAAGTTACGATGTATTTCCCGTTGCTGGTTCCTGTTACAACACCAAAGAAGGTCTTGTCAAACGAAGCATCCTCAACGACACGTCTGGCAGTATCGCAAATCATCTTCGCGAGTTCACTGACAGCTTTTCTTGAATCAGTCACTTAACACACCTCCTTATCGTTTACTATACTCCTGATAAATTGCATTGGGCAGATCCTGAACGATTTCACGAGCCAGTCCATCAACGTCGCCAATCGGCTTCTGAACATAAATGTCGCCAATGTTGATAGACGGAGCCTGGCTGCGATTCTGAACATTTGCGGTAAGACCACCATTCTTTGCGAGCTGCTTCTGGAACCATGCGTCAGGATTGCCGCCCAGATCAAAGAGCTTAGATGTAATGTCCGCAGGAACAACGCCGTCACCAGTCTCAAGATAGGTATAGCGCCCAGCTTCAGGCTGGCGGACGATAAGTTCCTGGCCCTTCTCATCAACATTATAAGTACCAGACTTGTTAATGCTGCGAGAACCGGTAGCTTTCTTGCCTGTGATTTTATCGACTTTGTCTTTGACCCAATTCTTTGCCGAATTAGTCTTCTCAGAGACGGCCTCTTTGATATTGTTGTAAGTCTCTTTCACTTTATCAACAACTTTTTCAGCAGTCTCTTTCGGGTGAGTGACTGCGTCCTTTACATTGGACGCGACCTCCTTGCCCTTGCTATAGGCATCCTTTGCGACAGAAGCAACCTCCTGAGCGGCCTCTTTCGGATGAGTGATCGCCCAAGTAACTTTTTTGCCTGTCTTGACTGCACTTTCAACTGCCGAAGCAATCAGTTCTGTCGGATGAGTGAGCAGGTGCAATGCCTTTTGAACCATGTTCGGATCATTGGATTCATTGTATTTTGTCAGCTTATCCACAGTAGAACCAAGAGAGTGCTTATTCAGCCATGTACCAAGCTTGCTGTTGGAGAACTTCTCGAAGAGCCCTTGGATAGTCTTCTTGACCTTGCTAAAGCTAAACGATGCAGAAGGTCCAATATTGGTATCCATCGAATTGCCATAATAGCCGCCACCGCCAGACAAACCAGAAGCCGGAGTGGTATTCATGGTGTTCTCGACTTTTGGTAGCCAGTTTGACAGGTTGTCGCTAATATTTGACGTATCTGCATTGTAATCAGCAAAAATGGTCTCAAACAGCTTATTGATTGCAGTAGAAGCGTCCGTAGACATGTCGGGAGACAGGGAATAGAGGTTGTCCCATCCATTCTTATACACGCTGCCCATGCGCTGGAACATCTCAGCACAAATAGTCTTGATTTGGTCGTCAGTTAGATTCTTATTGCCAAGGGCAGAATCCATCGAATTAGAAATCATGCTATTCATGCGGTCGAAGATGGTGTTACCGATGGTATCAATCTGCTCTTCAGACAGTCCGGCATTTTTGCCGAGCCGCTTCCACACTGTATCAAACTTATCACGCAGACGCTTCATCTGGTTGTTCGCCAGACTCTTCGTAATAGATATCAGGTCGCCCTTTGTTTTAGCATTCTTCAGGTCGTCAATGAACAGAGAACCGACCGAGTTGCCGGATTCTTTCATAGCCTCAGAGAGCCATTTCTTTGGATCTTTGCCGATTTCCATCAGGTTCTCTGTAGTGTCAGCCGGAATAACGCCATCGCCCTTTTCGAGATAAGTCATTCGTCCCTTTGCGGGATTACGAACAATTATCTCTTCGCCCTCTTCGTCAACATTGTACGGAGCTGCTTGGTCGATATGCTTGTCACCCTTAGCACGGCCCCAGTTCCAAGGCCAGATTTTCCAAGAACCGATGCCTTTCTTCTTGGAGCCGCTGTCGCTTGAACTCTTACCCCAGTTCCACGGCATAAGTTTGCTGATAAAGCTACCAACACCCTTTACCGCCTTGCTGATAGTAGAGCCGATGCCCTTTACTACATTAGTGATACCTGCGCCGATTCTCTTAATGCCAGTGGTGAGACTTCCTCCACCAATCGCGCCGACAGCGAGCGTACCACCAAGCAGGATCGTACCGATGACAGGAATATGACTGACCGCAGCCGCGATAGTTCCGGCAACACCCGTGCCGCCTGCAGTGCCAATAACAGTGCTGACAGTCGTACCAATTCCTTTGAAAATACCAGCAATGCCAGAGAATAGTTTGGTGCCACCCAATGTAGTGCCAATGTTACCGAAAATTGAGCCAAGCCCGCCAACCGCTTTTTGGGCAATAGATGCGACTCCACTAAACCCTTTTTGGAAGATAGACTTCAATCCGCCATTGCCGGAGAAAATCCCCTGCGCAGATTTAGCTATAGACGGTTTTGCGGCATCCAGTCCAGTAGTGATTCCATCACCGACGCCAGACTTTATGACTGGAGCAATATCAGCTGTAAGTTTACTACTAGCACTGCCATCGCCGATTCCAAGGATACTCTTTCCTGCATCCGAGAGGCGGCCCAAGAATCCCTTGCTGGAACTCTTATTGCCGAATGAGCTGAACATGTTCTTGATTCGATTGAATAGACCGGTAATGCCACCACTCTGAGTAGTCCCAGTACTTAAACTACTTAAAACGTCGTTCAGCTTGACCAGCGTACCCACCAGATTGGTCAGATTGGTGACGACATTGTTGACATTAGTTGCGCCCTGAATCGCCTTCATGTTGGCGATAACATTATCTTTGTAACCATCAAGACCAGCGGTCATCTGGTCGAATGTCATGCCTTGAATCTTCGCGGCATATTCCTGTTTCTTCTGATAGTCCTCATAGCTAGAACCAATCAAGTTAATCAGTTCAGTGTACTTATCCTTCAGCTTGTTCAGTTTATCAATCTCGTCATTCAAGGCGTTCTCACGCTGTTTAGAGTTGAGATTATCGCGGGCTTCCTTAATAGCAGACTCATCAGCCTGCCACTCATAACCATTAGAGGTGTAAACACGGACGGTTTTCTGAGTCTCGGCTTTTTCGAGCTCGGCTTGCAATTTTGCTAGTTCGATAGCTTTCTCTTGCTCGTCGTTTGCGTCCTGAAGAGCTTCGATTCGTTTGTCAATCTCCTCTGTCATGGCATCGCCGTAGATCTTAAGGTCGTTAGACTGATTGTCGTTGAACTTATTGAAAACATCGAGTAAGGAAGAGAAGAGGTCTTTTAGATTAGAGAAGATGGTTTGAAGGTTTTGAGCCTCAGTACCCATACCTTTCATGTGGTCAGTGACATCCCAAGTGCCATCGGCAACCTTTTGAAGGATTTCAGCATAACGCTTCCCGATTTCTGTACCTTCATAATCGGCGGCGAGTTTTTGTAGCTGTGCAACATAAAGAGCGCGGAATGCCTCTTTATTGAACACAAGCTTATCGCCCTGAAGCTCAAGGCAAGCTGTGTACTTTACGTCAAGCCCCATTAACTTCTGGATTGAATCTTGACTTAAATCACCATAGGCGTTATATTCGTCCACAATATCGGACAGGTCATTAAATGCACTTTGGAAATTATCCATCCGATTATTGATGTTTTCCAAAGTAGAACCTATGCCGTTGATATACTCCTCGATGCTGATAACATTGTTCTTAATCTTATCCTCGGCGTCTCTAAAGCCTTGAGCAAGATATTTTCCAGCTTTACCTCCGGTCTTTTCGCAAGCAGTAGCCATACCATCAAGCTTTTCGAGGAACATCTGCTTGAAGGCATCACTGTTGTAATCTACTAATCCTGTTTCTGGATTCAAAGCTCCGGCAAACCTATCGTCTGTGAATAAATCTGTGTTATCATACAGATCACGAATTGCCTGATACTGCTTTTCAACGTCATCAGAATCAAGAGCACTAAACGGACTATCAATCTTATTCTTACTGACTTCAGAGAGGCTAGAAAATGCGGATTTTATAGCGTCTGTCTTTTCCTTGGCCTCGTCCATCGCAGTGCCGTAGCCCTTGATGGCGTCAGTTAACTGCTCGAAAGAGATGGTTTCGGAATCGACACTAGAGTTCAACCAGTCGAGAATCTTCTTCATCTCGCCAGCAGACTTGCCACCATCATCGGCAGCGTTTGCTTCCTCAAGTTGTGTCTTGATGAATTTACGGAACTGAGCTGTATTCAGTACCAGCTTGCCATTCTGTTCTGTCAAACAGGCAGTATACTTATCCTCAAGACCGGCAAGAGACTTCATTGTATCTGCGCAGATATAGCCATACTGATTATACTCTTTCATTGCCTTTGACAGAGTATCAAAAGCAGATGCTGCGTCAGACACTGACTTAGAGGCGGATTTTGTACTGTTTGAGAACCCGCCAAGCTGATTACTAAGTGCGCTACCGTTATTGATTGCTGCACTCATATTATCGTGAAGCAGAGTCAGCTTTGTATTGAGGGCATTCATGACAGAGTCGATTTTTGCCTGAACTTCATCTGCATTATCACCGTTAGCAGCACCCTGAGCGGCAGCAAGAGCGGCTGCTAGTTCACCAGTACCAGTAGTTGCGTCCTTCAAAGCAGGACAGAGCGCAACAAGCTTATTCTTTTCCTCTTCGGTCGCAGTAGTAAGAGATTCTGTCTTTTCAGCGGAATCCTCTTTGGCGATTGTATTCAACTCGGTAATAGCCTGTTCAATCGCTTCCATCTCTGTTTGTGCATACTGAGCAGCCAGTAATTCTGCATATCTCTGCTTGTTAATCTGGAGTTTTCCATCTTTCAGGTCAAGACAATTTAGATATTCTGTATCCATCTGAAGCAAAGACTGCATAGTGTCAGTGCTCAGATAACCATATTTGTTGTACTCCTCAACAGCAGAAGAACAAGATTTATACGAAGATTGCAAGCTATCAATGGCTTTCATGGTCTCTTCAAGCTGAGTTGTATAGTTTGCAATTCCGCTAGTATCGCTTGTGGCAACGATACCAAGTTGTTCAAATGCACCGATTAAATCCTCAAACGAGATATTATTTGCGTCAGCAATTTCATGAAGCTTTGCAAGAGCGGTAGCTTCAGCTTCAGTCTGATGAGCTGTGTCAGAATCAATGTTGATGATGGCCTCGCCAGTCATACTGCCAAATGCTTGCAGAGGAGAGAGGTCTTTGTATTGAGCAATAGCTTCCTGCATAGACAGATAGCCATTATCAATTTCCTCGATTACGTCCTTGAATTTGCTCTTAAAGGCATCAAGATTTGTATTTTCGACGCTTGTTGTACCGTTTAGCAGATTGTTTGCACGCTCAAGAGCATCACTTGCTCCTTGCATTGAATCTGTACATTCCTGAACTTCGGCAGAAACATCTCCGTATTTAGAAGCATCTGTCTCATACATATCCGCAAGCTCAGAAACTTTTGTGCCAGCATTATTTGTAAGGCTGATTTCATCTTCAAGATTTTTCTTTGCCTGAGCACGTTCCTCATCGGTTGCATTCTCATCCGACATGAGTTTTACATAAGCATCCGACAGCTCGTTGACTCTAGCTATATGCTCACGCAAAGCTTCCGTCCGTGTGACATTCTTAGACGGAGTGACAGTTACTCCAATGCCATTCGGATCAGCTTCTGCATAAGACGTTGGGGTTTCATTAGATACCACAACTTCTGACTTGTCATTGAATACGTCAGACGCAGCCTTGTTTGCTTTATTATTTTCATCGTCAGCGATTTGCTTCTTCAATCGAAGTTGAGTCTCCAGCAAATTGTTAATTTCCTGAATCTTTGCTTTCTCTTGTGGGTCAACAATGTCCTCAATTTTTTCTGCACCAAGGTCTTTTACCTTTTGGTCAAGGTCAGCCAGCTTTTGTTGGATGTCATCAACATCCTGCTGCGCTTCTTCTGCGGCATCATGTGCATCTTCCATCGTAGAAATCAGCTGTTCGGAGTGCGTCTTCGCATTCTTCATCCAGTTAATGAAGGCGTTCATTCCAGCAGAAATTGCCCAGCTTGCAAACATGGCAAAAACCATATTCAGAGCGAGTGTGGCCGCTTTGAGAGCGTACATTCTAAGCTCTGTTGCTACAATCTCACCTTGACTGTTTTTTAACCATTTGATAAAATTAGATATGCTATAATCCTGCCCAACAGTGTCTGCCCATGCAACATAAGTGTTAATGAGGTTGTTTAAAGAATCTGCAATTCGCTTTAGTGCAGTCGCTTCAACCTTTCCATCTTTAACGCCGAAGAAAGTTAATATCGGTTTGAGAGGAGAAATCGAAAATGGAAAAATATGTTAAATACTGCCCGTTCTGCGATAAATTTTATTCAAGATGGGATACATTGTGTGCCTTTTGTATAAGAGACCTTATTTTATATGAGAACTGGACTCGAATGAAAGAACGAGAACAGTACGATTGGAAAGCAAAGACCAATCCTAAAAGAAATATCTCAGAGATTGATAAAGAGCACCTAAAGAAAATACAACTCAAAGCTACCGAATTTGACACTCAATATAGAGCCGATTTGGAGGAGAAAGAACATCCAAAGTATGTGCCCACCTGCCCAACCTGCGGTTCACCTGATATTGAAAAGATTAGCGGAACCAGTAAGGTTGTTGATGCAGTGGTCTGGGGCATTTGGTCCAAGAAGGCAGGGAAGACGTTTAAATGCCGGAATTGTGGTTACGAATGGTGAAGGATGTGACGTCAAGATGTCTCTAATTATGGCCTTTGCAAACCAAAATGGCATCGTTATATCTGGTGATAGACGGGCATCTACATCGTGGTATGACCCAGATACCCACGAAGTCACGTACGCACATTTCTCCGATAGAACTCAAAAAGTTTTCCGCACAGACTCAAATCACGGAATTGCATTTTGTGGGTTCGCAAAACTCGACAATGGCGAAACTGCCAGTGATGTTATTTGTGACGTAATCCAACAATTTAACAATGATAACTTTACCGTCACACAGGAATTTTACATTCTTTTCAAAGTTCTATTAAGCAAAACTAAGGATAATACTGTTGCCATAATTGTAGCTGGTATAGAAAATGGAGAATATAAAATTCTATCTGCAAACACAAAAGACCAAATTATTTCGGAACCTGTTGTTAATGGATTTGGTTTTACTGCCGCAGGTGTATCGGAGTACATATACGACCTCGGAGATTTTCCAACGGAAGAAGCCAGAAAAATGTCGCTATACGAATCAGTTGACTTTTTAGAAAAACTCAACGAGTCAGTATATGACTTTATAGAGACTCACAATTATAAACCAGTTATCAGCAAGGAATGTGATATTCTTGTTATTGACGAGTCTGGTGCGAATTGGATCGTTCCGAGTTCCCGTCGCCCTTGGATGAAATTGTAATACGCCCATCTCCATAAACACAAAAAATATTACACTCGTGTTTCATAACCCAATCTTGAGTTTCTTTTGTGGAAATTGGTCTCCCATCTTTTGAAGAAAGAAAAGTAATCATGAAACCTCCTCCACAATAACGGAATTTATTAGTTCTTCAACCCGGTGAATCGCAATGAATACTTCCTCTGTAACGTCAGAAGTGGGTGGTAATGTAATCGGCTCACTGCCAAAAGCAGACCATGCATGGCAGTCATCTTTTATATTCACGCAATTCACCTCCGTCAAAAGAACTTGATTAGAAAACCCGGTAAACAGTTTAGGTACAAGAATTGTTGGTATGAATTCTAATCATCCACTAAATACAATCCAGCAATGGAACGGATTAGACTTGAGTTTGAGATTGACCCTTCTGTGATTCTAGACCCTGAGATTTAAGTATAGCCTTCCATTGTGAAAAAATTCGTTTCCGTTCTTCCTGAGTAAACGGAGGCATCTTCCGTACTCTAACGGAAATAATGTTAAAATCGTTCATTCAAGCACCTCCGATACAAAAAAGAGATGAAATCATGGGTAAAACAATTATGATATGTCCGCATTGTGGCCGTTTAGCATGGTTGCCAGAAGTGACCTGCGTTCATTGCTCATGTTTAATGACAAATTATAGGCGATGGATTGCCGCTGACGACGAAGGTAAAAAGGAAATATTATCGAAAATAAATCAACCAAAAGAGTACAAACCGATGGAAAATCAGAAATGGCTTGATGAGGCTGACAAAACTGATGCCAAGATTCGTAGATATCTGGAAAAAGAGAAAGAACAAGCTGAAATCGAAGCAGCAAAACCTAAATATGTTCCAAAATGCCCCACATGCTGCTCGCCAGACATTGAAAAGATCGGAACCGCTTCTAAAGTCTTAGATGTAGCATTCTGGGGCTTTGCCAGTGGAAAAGTGAAGAAAACGTTTCACTGCAAAAACTGTGGATATGAGTGGTGATGAATTATGTCTCTTATTATTGCAATCCCTACTAAACAGGGGATTTTCGTGTCAGGCGATTATAGACGAGAATCTAAATATACCGACAGAGACTCAAACAAAGTCATGTACACCACTCATTCTGATTTTGAGCAAAAGGTTTTCCGAACTAACAATGGTCATGCAATAGCTCTTGCTGGAAACGCAAAATTAAATGATGGAACTTCGACTAATGATACTGTTTACAAGCTTGTTAAGAGTATTAATCGCCGCAAACTAACCATCAAACAAGAAATCGAGTTTGTAAAGAAAGACATCTCAGCTAAAACAGGAGATAATCCCGTTGCGCTTCTTATTGCTGGTTACGAGAATGGAAAACAAGTCATCTTAAAAACAGACACAAGAGAGAATAGTATTCAGGACGTTTCAAACGAAGACATTGCTGTCATCGGTGTGATGGGTGTCGCAGAAAGACTCATTCGCATAGTACCGCCGAGAGACACACTTTGCGAAATCGACGTTGTTGAGTATATTAAGTTCCTTAATAGAACAGTTGCTAAAATGCTGGAATTCTCGGACTATAACCCAATGGTAAGTGAAGACTGTGACGTTCTAGTTATCACAGAGGATAACGCCCGATGGAAAACCTCACTCAAAAGACTCGACTCTCTTAGGTAGTGGACCGTAATCAGCGTAAATTACGATTGTCCCATCTTTTTTTAGGCATGATATCCCAAAATGCGGAACGACTTCTTCGATATCTGGAAGTTGAGCCGCAAATGCCTCAATTTCTTTTAGAGTTGAAAGAGGCTTTCGAATCGTGTCATTCATACTAAAACCCCCTGAAAAATCACTTATATGGCTGCTACACATATACCCGAAGTGCCCCGTCTGTGGATGCCCCATCTCGACAAAATAGGTGCAGACTCCAAACTCATTGACGTGGCAGTGTGGGGTTTTGCTAGTAAGAAACCTAGAAAGCAGTTTAAATGTAAAGCATGTGGATATGAGTTTTGAATAGGGAAGTGAAGAATCATGTCTCTTGTGATGGCTATCGCAAACAAAGAAGGAATCGTTGTATCTGCGGACTGGCGACTCATACGTCATAAAACAGACAATCCGTTTATCGCTATGCCGTCCGACCATAGCCAGAAAGCGTATATTACAAATACAAACCATGTCGTTGCGTTCACCGGGGATGCTAGACTTGACACAGGCGAATTTCTAAACGACGTTATCCTTCATACACTTAAAATTACGTCAGCTCAAAAGATGCCTATCCAAGAAGAACTTGGATTCTTGCTAAATGTGCTGGTGCAGAAAACAGGGAATAGCACTGTTTATTTAATCGAATGTGGCATCGAGAATGGCGAAAATGTGATACTTAGAGCAGATACAGGCCATAACAAAATTCAACCGAATACATTGGACGATATTGGTTATGCAGCTAGTGGTGAGCATAAACTTTATCAATCAAAACTCATTAAGCTTGGAGATAATATCCATACACTTAAACTACAAGAAATGATTGAATTCCTTCAGGGTATAAACTACGAAATAGCCGAAATTGACAGTTTAGTAAGCCCCAAATGCGATATTATTACAGTTACTTCCGAAGGCGCACAACGTTTATATACACCTGAACGCTACGGGTGGATTGTCGATCCATGAAAAAAAATCACTGACAGAAGTGAATTGAACCAATTCTTCTTTTTGAGATTCGTAATTCCATACCTCAGCATAAGCAATCGTATCTGCGTTTAATGGAAGGTTGGTTCTTGCCCATTCAGGATTAACTGTTCCAAACATAGACAAGTTCTCCTGATAAGGTTTTCTTTTTCCACATTGATAAGAAAGCAAGTGACTCACCTCCAACAAAAGAAACACATGATTAGGAAGCCAGGCAAACAATTCAAGTGTAAGAATTGTGGGTATGAGTGGTAAGCCATAGCTAACTAAAATGACATAAATAAAACACCTAGAAGCATGTAGCTTTTAGGTGTTCTTGCACTTGGATATAATAAAAGCTCCCTGTCACATAGACAAGGAGCGAAATTTCTTAAAAACGGGTTCGACTGATTGTTTACTCGTCCGATTAACTGTCTACACAGTCAGTCATCTGAAATGGCATACTAGAGTTCACTAGCGCCTCGCAACCACAATCCCGTCCTATTCTGGATTTAATGTATCATACAAAAGATTATAGTCCTTTTGTAAGTCGGCATACTTTTTCTTTATACCATCAAGCTCTAATTGCCTTATTTCAGCTTCGGAAACCGGTCGTTTAAACCAAACTTTTCCGCCATATCCTTCACTGTCAGTAAGATTATGATGCGGATCAAGCCAAACAACATAGAATACAGAATGTTCTATTCCATTAACAATAAATCCAATTACTCTGCCCTTTGACTTGTTAATTCTGAACTGCCAATATTCATGTTGTTCATCACCATCTGGAGCAGAAGCATTTGTTTTGCTCCAATCAATCGGATGTAAATCATGTAATGAAGTTCTAATTTCTGGAATCTTTTTATTGCTGACACTTTTTAAGCAATCAAGTAAATCAAGGAACCATGCGCCGCCAACTGTTTTATCTTCTGCATCTCCACCAAGATTAAACAAATCACGACTTCTATCAAAGCAAGCAAAAGAAAAAGTTAAACTATTTTGTTCAGCTTTGGCTCCATTATGTGGAAATACTTCCGTTTTTACTTCCGTGCATTTTGGTGCGGGAAGTTTGAATTTAGTCTGCCTGTCCTTGCTCATAGAGTGCTTTGTAAAAATCCCTCATTGCTTTATAAGTGATTACTTCCGTACCGGGTTCCCAAGGCTCAAGACCTTTGCGAGCATTCTGCCACGGAGTTTCAGAATGAGTTGAAGCTTCAAGCTGATCGCCGTCGTATGGTCCATAAGTGCTATATACGGAATCAAGAATGTTCAGAACACGTTCATTTAGAATACCCTCGTTAAAATCAACTTTAGGAATAGGCTCCCACCCATAACAAGAATATCGATGGTAAAGATCAGGAATTACAGGACCATGAACCCATGCCTGAATTTCATTTTCAAACAAAGGACCATCATCGTAAAGAGCACAGTACCATGCCTGTGCATAATAGCAAAGCTTTTGAAGCTTCTTGTGCGTCATTGATTCTTTACTAAGAAACCAGTCAGACACTTGATTTAGCAGTACCATGCTTACACCTTCCTTCTTTCACTCATAGTATACGCTAAAACACAATCAATAGCAATGGACTTTTCGTGAACATTTAAAACACCCGGCCTCCCTGCAGTAGGGAAGTCGGGCTTGTTTATTGTGATGATACCTTATTTCAGCAGTTCTGCAATATCTTCAGCAGTCATACCGTTAGCCAGTGCATTGGCAACAATATCTTCTGCCTTTTTGCGATTCAGCTCTGCCGCAATCTTTTCATCGGCGTCAGCCTTTTTCTTTTCGAGCTTTACGATCTCTTTATTGAGTTTCTTCAGCTCTGCTTCTTTTGCTTTACGCTGGGCGTTCAGTGTAGCGATATCATCACTAATAGTTGCAATCTCCTTAGCAATAGATTCTGCGGCAGTATTCTTTTCAGCGATCTGTGCTGCGTAATCGACGCCATCAAGAACCTTTATTTTATTCTTACTTCCCTTGGGTCTAGCCATAATAAAACACCTCCGTATATTTTGGATACGCGATTGTACTTTTATTATAGCCAGAAAATTTCAAAAAAGCAACCTGTTTTTCATGTATTATAAATTACATTATAGAGTCTTGACACAGCCGTGTCGATGCGTGTATAATAAATGGGCAATCAGGAGTTCCACATCGAACTTGTCCAATCATAGATGTAAAAATAGGCGGTCACCCTCCCAGTAGCCGGAAGGCAAGAAGGAGCGTGTATTTCTTTAACTGCCTTCCGGCAATATTGTCGGAAGGAGGATGTTGCCATGAATTTTGACATTCAGACTGTCTACTATGTCGCAATGCTGTTCTTCGGTTTTGCTGGCTTTGTTAAGACTGTTCTTGAGATTTTCAAGATGCTACATCATCACAGCGAGAGCCGTGATAAGTAAAAGAGCCGCCTATGTCCAGTAGGCAGCTCTTCATTGGGATTGAAATTGTCCAGATTTTAATTCCATTTGTTTGATGCTAACCGAGGGAACCGTCTATTGGAACTCTTGGTTGCTTTTATTATACACTTTTTAGAGTACGCTGTCAACGAACAACAGTGTACTTTTTCTTTTTATTCAATTATTCAATCATTTTTCTCTTTCTTATATCGCGCCAGAGAATAGCGCGTCTCCTCGTTTCCACCTACTTCTTTAAGTCGTCTGGTTACGTCTGAGGTGGACTTCTGAACTTTCGTCCAGAATTGACTATCCTTCCAGTGGTTGCTCACTGACCCTTTTTAGTCGATGAACCTTCCACCCTCCTACATTATATAATAGGGGAGTTGATCGGCTGCTGACCGCCCATTGTAAACGCTACTTAGCACTCAATCATTACCATATTTTAACAATACGATAAAACCGAGCTTTTATCTCAGCATATAGCATCCATATCCTTGTTTCTATCTTTCGATTCCTACATTATATAAATATAGGCGATATGGCTCTTAGGGTTTCCCAGCACTCTAGGGGCTATTTTATTTTTACATGGTGCCGCATCCTATATTTTATACGCAACAAATATAAGAGGGCATATTAACTTTACCCGCACCATTCTTGAGCTTTCCGCTCATCTGCATTACGGACAACACGCCAGAGATAGCAGCTGTCAAAGTGGGTAATGCACCTGCAAATTTTACAGCACTATCTGCGCCGTCAACAAAAACTGTGGCAAGGCTTACAAAGAACTTCGGAATATCTGACTTCATCAAGTCCGTACTAAACTTCTGGAATGTAGAATCAAGCTGATTAAGCTTCGCCTGCAAGGAATCCATGTACGTCTGGTTCTCACGCATTGCGCTGCCGCTAGAATTAAGCGCTTGCTTCATAGCATCTTCAGCAACGCTAAAATTATTCAGCAGAGCAGATGCACTCTGACCTCCTCGCTTTCCAGATATCAGCTCAGTAATATTTGCCTGTGTTGTGTCAGACAGATCTTTCCAAACCTCAGAAAGTTCCTTCATAATCTGATAGGTTGATTTGAAGGTATTATTATCCTTCATAATATCAACACCAGCAAGTTGCTTCAACTCAGATCGAAGTTCGGATACAGAATCTGCCATCCCATCTGTTGCAATACCGGCATTTTCAGCATCTGTTTTTGAAGCACGAAGGTACATACTCAAAGTTTTTAGGAAAGTGCCACTCGTATCGGCATCCTGAAGTACACCATTCACAGCAGCCGCCAAACTAAGCGTCTCCTGATATGTATTTCCGGCGGCAAACATCGCAGCGGAACTTTTCTGCATGATAATTCCAAGGTCGTTCATACTGACTGGTTCGGTATTAGCGATTTTGTTCATGCAGTCCAGAAGACGCTCTGCATCATCAGCAACCAACCCAAAACCTTGCATTGCAGAAATTAGGTAAGAGGAAGCAGTCGTTGCATTATCGATCTGGTCTCCAACATTAGCCATAAGAGCAGACACACGAGCAAGCTCTTCAGAGTCTTTATCCGTATATCCAAGTCGTTTCCAATCAGCAGTGCTATTTACAAGATCAGAAATATTAGCACCAAGCTTACGAGCGTTTATTGCAGTTCTATCGAGATATTCATTCATCTCGTCGCCAGTCATTTCACTGACCTTTTTAAGCTCTGTTACAGCCGTGTCCAGTTCAAGAACATTATTATAAACCTCTCGCAGACCTTGTTTGACCATTGCAACGCCAGCCATAGCGATAGCAGTCTGGAAGTGCTCCTTAAACAGACGAGACAGTTTTTGACTAAGAGTTTCTGTAGTGGCCCCACATCTGCTGGCCTCAACCTCAAGGTTTGATAGTCTTGCACTAAGATCAGTAACATCGCCTTCACAGCCAGCAGCAGAAGCTTTTATTCCGTTTAAACTATCAATTAGCCAAGAATATTTACTTTTATTTGCAATAGAGTCTTCTAACTTCATTGCACGTTCATAAACACTCTTAAACTTCGTCATGTCAACATTAGCTTGATTTATATCTCTAAAATCAAATCCAAGTTCTTTTAAATGTTGACTTGTAGAATCAATAGTTGTATCAAGAGTCTTGCATTTTTTATCAAAGTCTTGAATTGCTTTCCCTGGTGTAGTGTTCTCAATAGAAGCAAGCTGATCTCGCAACTCTTTTAACTTTCCAGAAGTTTTTCCAATTCCATCTTCTCCATATAAATATTTTTTGATATTATCATTTTTATAGTTGGAGTTATTCTTAGAATAGTTTTCAAGAGACTGAATCTTTTTTTGATATTTTTCATACTCGGATTCTTGAGATGTGAGAGTCTTTTTTAAATCATCTGCAATTTCTTGATTTTGTTTTTTTAGTTCTTTTGCAGCCGAATCAGCACCTTTTGCAGTATTCCTGTCAGCATTGAATTTTCCGGTTTTTTCGATATCCTAAAGCTTTAACTTCTGAGATTCCGTAATTACATCTTTTGTTTTTGTCTTGAGTTTATCCATCTCATCGTTGATTGCGCTCAATCTAGTCTGTACCGCTTTCAACTCAGATGATTTATTTCCATTAGCAATTAACGATGCTTCATCCGCTTTTAACTTTGCTTGACGATTTGCAAGACTGAAAAGGCGAGAAATATCACTTTTTGAAGTATCTTGCGTTTTTGCAGAACCAGACTTTCCGGTATCAACCTTAACTGTCTGCTTTGCCGCAGATTGCATAGCTTTTTTAAGCTGTGCAGTTACTTTACTCTGGTCAATCTTAACATCAAGTGTAACCTTTGGAGTTTTTAACTTTCCGCTCTTGACTACCTTATCAAGTGCATCATTTATATTACGGATAGTGTCGTTTTGATTTACTCCAAAAGCAATTTTTACTGGTTTTTCTTTATAATGCTCCTTAACAGAATTAAATTGCTGGTCTAATTCTTTTTTATTTGTGTCAATAACAACCTTGACCTTAATGGCTGTTACGGCAGAAGACTCTGTGCCAGTATTTTCTTTTTCATCCATACTGTTGGTCACCTCTCTTTTCCATTTTCAACAATTCCTTTCAAAATAAAAAAGAGAAGCGGCCAGCTTCTTCAAGCCAGCCTCCTCTCATTCAAATTTTCCAAATAAATTGTGGGATTACAATTCATGTAATGCGGTTTTTACGAGCATAGCCGCTTCAACTTGGACTTTTGAAATAAATGGACGTGCAGGACGCTTTGGTTTATTTTCCTTCGGTCGCCCCATTCGATTCCACTCTGCAATATCCATCCACAAGCCATGCTCAATCCAATTAGCAAACATTGTTCCTTCTAAGGCTGCATTATCTCCTTCTCGGAATAGTGTTTTGCACCACGATGCCTGCGGTCTTGCAATATCCTTCACTATCATGGTCACCACATTATTGTCAGTAGTAACGCTACTTACGATATTTTTTTTGCTTTCGATTCCGTCAGACCGCCCACTCTTCGAGTGTACGTTTTCTACAATGCTCGCTTGCAGTCTCGTTTCAATTTCCGGCGCAACACCTTCAAGGATGTCTTGAACGCTGCTAACCACACCGGCCAGTAAATCATCAAAGTTCGTATACGAAGAAGCAAGACTTCCCATTCATTCCACCTCAAATCTCAAACCGATCCTTTGCAGACTGAATCTTTGTCGTATCCTTCTTGATATAATACTTGTTGGTCACATCCGTGCCAGCATGGTTGAGCAGGGAAGAGACATCTTCCAGACTCATACCCGCATTCTTCAGCAGGGTAGCACCACTGTGCCGGAAATCGTGCGGATGCAGCGTAGGCTCATCAATCATTTCACCAATTTTCTTACACCAATCACCGGCAGTGCTTGAAGTAATCGGCATCCATGCACCATTGATTTTTGTACCAACAAACACATAGCCGCCATCTTCAATATCATGCTCAGTGCGGTATTCCTTCAGCTCTTTCAAAAGTTCAGAAACTTCCTTACTAAACATCAAATCAACGATTTTGCCTTCCTTTTCCAAAACATCATGTACCATACGGTTCTCATAATCGATAGACTTCCAGAGTGTATTCCGCACAGCATTGACACGAGCCATCGTGGAGAGTGAGAACAGAGCGTACAGACGCAGTGTCATCGCATTATCCTTCATGTGAACGGTGGTCGCAGATTCAACCAGAGCGTTCAGCTTCTCTCGCATCAACTTAACCTCATCAGGCGTAAGGTATGTCTGCTTCACAACAGCCACATCCTTGGTCGGTCGGTCAATAAACTCCATCGGATTTTCTTTGATGATTTTCTTCTTGCGAAGATACCGATATAGCGCAGAAATTGTACTCATGCGCCGCTTCATACGAGCAGAGTTATTTCCATGCTTCTTACAGTAGAACAGAAATTCCTCAATATCCTCTTCTTCAAGTTCCGTCACAGGGGCGTTGCCCTGATTATCCAAAACATAAATCATCCACTGCTTGAAATCCGATTCATAATTGTAAACAGTAGACGGGCTGAGGTCACGGATGCCCATATCAGTCTCATATCTATCCCAGTATTTCAAAGACACTTGGTTTACGTTCTTGAACTTCTCAGCATCCCATAACTTCAGCGGTTTACTTCTTGTAGCCATATTAAAATTCCCTCCAACCCACCTCTAAAAGTGTTTATTCCTTTTTATCTTTTGCCAGCACAGCAGAGATCTCCTGCTTATTGTCCAGCAGGGCAGAAGTTACTTCAGAAAACTTTTCAACATCAAAGTCTTTCAAGTTACCCTTCACATCATTCAAATAGTTCTCCATAAAGTCAACGAAATCAGAAATAGGGTCAGGCTTCTTAATAATCTCGTTGAGCTTGCCACAGAGACCAAGAACAAGCCATTCCTTATGAGAACGGTCAATCTGCTCGTGGACAGCCTTCTCCAGAGAATCGTACTGATCCCAGAATGCAGAAGTATCACAACCAGCCTTGTTAATCTTGAAGTTAAAAGACTCGTAAGCAATACGCGGCCACTCACTCTGCGGCTCACTACGATAATCATAATCCGCAAAATACTTTAGAACGGTTAGCCGAAACACCACATCAAGCAGTGCGGGCTGATAATCACCGTCAATAGTACATGCTTTAACTACTTCATCAAGGAACTCATTTCGCTCCTGAAAATTTAAAACCTTCATTTTATCTCCCTTTCGTCTGTGCTTGCTTTAATTTCTTTCGCTCTTTTCGAGCTTTTTTTAGGTCGTCGTAATCGACCCAGCCTCCATCAATTTTGGAGTACGTGATCCAGCGGTAGTCTACGTCAGGATAATGGAACCAGAACATCTTGCGCTTCATCAGCGCAACACTGTCAGCAAAACCCTTCGTATCAATTACCTGTTTACTGCCATCACTGTATGTAAGCTCATAGTCTGCCACATAATCAATTTTTCTTACAGCTACATCCTTGCCGTCCTTATCGACCCGGCGGAACGCTTCCTGTAATACAAAAGGAACCTGTTTACGGCACTCTACGATTTCACCATTTTCCAGCCCAGGTAATACAATATCCCGATAGAACATCATCTCGGCACGGCTATCATAAACCACACCATCATAGGTTCTATCTGCTGGATTTTTGCTCACATTAAACTTTGTTCTGTTCTTTTTCTCCATAAAACCACCACGAAAAACGAAGGGGCGGTTATGCCCGCCCCTTACGATTTGATGTTTTCTTAACTACCGGCTTCACGGGCGTTTCATCTTTTACATCACTAGATGATTTGACTTCAATCTCTACAGGCATATCCATAACCTTATGGAATGTATCACGAACTGCTGGAATAAAAGTTTCCACCTCATCCAGCGTGATACGCTTATACTTTAGGAGGTTGTTCAGGCAAGCCTTAGCTTCCTCCTTGGGACGAACTCCAATCTGGAACTCGTATGTATTCACCCACACCTGAAAGTGAGGTTCAGTATCACAGATAACACGCCATGACTTGGATGGATCACAATGCGGGCAAGCATTGTACATCTTGCCACATACACGACACCATGATTCAGCCATAGTTATTACTCCTTCACGACCTCGATGCGAACCAGCTTCTTATCCTCAGAGCAATACTCCTGAGTTGCATTGATAGTCACAGGATGAGTAGTCTCATTGTTGAAGTCAATCTCAACAGCTGCGTCCTCCTTGGCAGAAGGGAAGATGATGTTGGTCAGGATCTTAGTTGCCTTATCACAGGGATTGTAGCACAGAGCCTCAATGACAAATACACCCTCCTCAGAGAACTTATTTGCGCTGTTGTCAATAGCCATACCAGACTCAGACTCGTAAGTCATCTTAACAGCAAACTTATCACCAGCCTTGCACTTATCAGTAGGCAGAGTGACCTCAGTACCAGTCACAGAGAAATTAGTAGTGGTCTCTGCACCCAGCTCATAAGTTTCCAGGGTAACATTGCGGTTATCAACCTTATCAATGTACTTGAAGGGAACACCAGTAGTGATGTCCACAGGAGCATGAGGCAGAGTCAGCTTCTTGCCATCAGCTGTAGTCAGGAAGAACACGCGGGTAAACTTCTGCTTTGCAGTACCAGAAGCAATCTGCTTCTCAGTACCCATCTGGTCAGCCATAGTACCCAGATGCACCAGAGCATTAGACCACTCGGCGGATGCAGTCTTAGAACGGTCAAAGCCCATAATGTTGGTGCCCAGCTCGTCCTGAGCATAAACAGTCTCACCACCCAGAGTCAGTTTCAGATCCTTCAGGTTGCTCATTGTCCAAATGCGCTTACCATCAAAATTATACTTATGAGCTCGGAGAGGCCGATCAATAATCAGTTCATCAAAATTCATAATCATATTTCCTTTCAATTTATTTGGATAAAATAAAAGAGCAGGGCGACTTACTTCGCCTTGCTCGTCCAATCCAGTTGTGATTTTGGAATCTTTCCAAATTCCACGGTGCCAGCATAAACGCCATGCATCGTATTGTCGTAATTTTTAATTTGCTGAACCTTTCTTACATGGTTCATAAAGACACTCACTGGATACTTCATGGCTTGAAAATAATCAGCCTTGAAGCCCTGCACACAAGCCATCGAAAGTACAAGTTCGGCCAAGTGCGATTCGTATGGTTTGTTTTTTTGAAGCTCCATTTTATCTTTCGCTTCTTCAATAAGTGCTTGCCTCGTTGCTTTGTTTGCAGCTCTTTCTGAATGCTTCTCAACGCCATTTGCGGCGCATAGATACTCAGACATTAAATCATAAGCGAGTCGGTCAATCACAACACCAGTCTTTTTGTTCACAAGAACAATTTCTTCAGTCTTGTTGTCTTTTGCCATCACAAAATTTTTAGTATCTAAGTCTCCGAGAAGAATCGACATATCTTGGTCTTTATTGCCAATAAAAAGCTGACGGAACATATCGAAGTCCGATAAGTCCTGCCAGTCCACACCAATAGAATCAAGCTGCACTTTATAATCACTCGAAGTAGAACAAAACAAATACACCAACGAGAAATATTTCTTTTCGCCAAAGCGGATAATTTCGCCAACAGTCGGCATCCGAACCATAATCTTGTCATTGATAGGGAAGTCTTCACCCATCATCAAACTCGGCTCGTACATCTCTCGAAGTTCCATTAGTTGCACCCCACTAGGTCATCTAAGTCCTGAGTCTTGAATGTCATAATGCGAACCCGATGATGTAAATCCATGTTATCTTCGACGTTTGAAGTGATTTTGAGCTGTTTAATACCAAAAATTGTACTACCGTGCAGTTGCTTCTCAACAATGCCACTCAGATAATCAACTCGTGTTGCACCACCATAACCAGAAGGCATCTTCATCAATGCCTGATTTACAATAACCTATACGGTCAGGGTGAAATTCTCGTACCAATCATTGATGTTACTACGGTCGGTCATATTTACCTTGAAACAAATATAGCTATGTGCTGCTTCAATCGTGTCAGGGATATGAAAATAGGGGAAAATATAAGTATAAATTGCCTCATCGGGCTCTTCGATATCATCATTACCCATCGCCTCAACAAGCCCTTCCGTATTGACCAACTTCAAAGCTAATTTGTTTTTGTAGTCCGTAATCAACTCACTCGTTGTCACAGTAGATTCACCACCTTACACTCAATGGATGTACTTACCGTACCATCAGCATTTGTCAGAGAAATTTTTACAGTCGCGCCATCCATAATACTATTATTCAAAATACGAATTTTAAAAGTACCATCGTCGGCAGCCTGCACCTCAACAAATTCATTGAATTCACCAAGACATTTTGTATTCCACACAGGAATCTCCGCAACCTCTTCGCCAGTGATGCTTGTAAATACAGGAGTGAATTTCTTCCAAGAACCACCGACACGAACTTCCGGCTTGCCTGCGTACTTAATAGCAGCAGTCACCTGAGAGTCAGTATCAGGCTCATCACGTTTGTTTGGTTCAAAATAATCACAAATCATCTTCTCGGCATTGTCCGTCTTACTGTTGTACTGATCCTGCCGGATATTCAATACAAGGAATCCCTGCGTCTTACCATGTAACTCATAGCGCTCTGTGCTCTGGTCAACAGAAGTCGTAACATATGTTTTCGGTTCTCCATTGATAATTTCCAACATAAAGCGCTTATCAAGGTCAATCAACGCAGTCTCATCATCAAAAGGCATCTGCACCTTATACTCACGCTGACTTAGTGAAGTCACCACAAGCTCCTTGTTGTTCGCGTAGTATGGCTTACTCAGCGTTGCCCAGCGAGAGACTATTTCACCAGTAATCGGATTCTGCCACTGAATCTGGCGGTTACATAACTCCATCTTGCCACGAAGAAAAATTTCATCGTTTGGTTCAATCTCAGTTACCAGCCATTTACAATTGTAGCAGTCAACAATGTCGCCAAGATTCAAAGAATCACCAGGATAAGCCTAGATTTTCTTTTCCTTAGCAATACTATTACTGCGGCTAACAACCAGCTTTTGAGATAAACCATTTACAAGAGTATCATCCTCGTAGTCAACACTATCCTTAAAATGTGCAGCGAAATCTCGCTTTGCGAAAGCAATTTTTACATCCTTTTTGTTAGACATTTTTGCGGCACCGCCAACAGCTCGTGCCCTTGTATAAAAGTCCATCGGTACACCTCCTTACTCAGAGTAGGAAGCGTATGTATCATAGTTGATGGTCTTACGCTTACGGGTCGAGCGATCTTTTGCCATATAGTTGTCTAGCATTGTCATATTCTCCTCATGGATGTCTTTCACAAGAGCACGAATACTCGTGCGCTCATTAGCAGGGGAGAATACCTGTAAACTCGTAGGAAGGTCTTGCGCACTAAACGCTTTTAATTTTCCAAATTCACGCTTAAAATGTTGCTCTAACATCAAATGCGCTAACATATCAATCTCATCGAATGTGAGATCTGAATTAAACTCTTCTAGTTCTGAATCGTAATCATCGAAACTAAAATCCTCTTCCGGCTCAATGTTTCTTGTAATCACAGAAAGTGATTCCATCAAATAACTTTTTGCACGGTCATGTACGAGATCTCGCACTTCATTCTCGGTTAGGTCAAAATACTGAAAGAAATTACTGTCAGTTTCGGCCAACTCGTAAAATTTGTCGTATACATCCGAAAACGCGGTCATTTAATCCCTCCAATCTTACTCGGCGGGAACGACCTCCGCCTTTTCTGCCTCTACCTTCTTACGGCCACGCTTAACAACAGCCTTTTCTACAGAGTTGTCCTGTGTAACGGGCTGTGCGCCAGCCATCATAGCCTGCATCTGTACCATCATGGCCTGCATCTGCTTCTGCATTTCAGCCATCTGACTCTTTGCAGTCTCAAGCTCCTCATGAACCTTATCAGTGGACTTAGTTGCAGGAACAACAGACAGCTCGCTATTACGCTTGCCAGCACGCAGCTCCTTGTAACGCTCGTCAATCAGACGCTTGACCTTAGTAGACAGATCCTCACCGGCATTAGTCATACGATAAAAGCGACCACGGATACGCTCAAACTGAGCACCATCCTTGATGTCAATCATTCGCTGAAGATTCTCAACAGTAGGATTCAGAATCGCATCGTCAATATCCTCAACGAACAGAACGTCGTCACCCTTAATGCCAATAGCCTCGAAGATTTCATTCTGCTCTTCAGGGCGGAAACGCAGAACACCATTCTTGAACGCAGAACAAGTGCTGTTCATATACATGATCTCCTCCGGCGGAATAGGAATCACACAAGGCTCTTCCACACTACCGGGCTCGAAAGTATAGCCCTTACCGTTCAGTGACGAAATGGTAACTACGTTATCGTCGCAGTTCAGAACGTCAATAAACCTCTTTTCCATCACGGAACTCATATTTTGTCTCCTTTTCTATAAAAGCGGAGTCCGCAAAGTCCCCGCCCAGATTTGCCTTTGGTAAAAATTACTGCAGAACAATCTTAGCAACGCGCTCGATATGATCAATGCTATAGCCGAAGGTAAAGTCCTTGACCATCAGATGGATCTTTTCGTTGTTGTTGTCGTGATCCTCGTAAGTATGAGTCTCACCCTTCATGTCAAGGCGACCAATCTTGCCTGCGATGCCATAGATACGCTTATCCGGGATCAGCAGGGAACCATCACCCAACTTCTTAGCAGAGCTAATACCAGTGATAGCAACACCATCATAAGTCTTAACCAGACCATAACGGTTGAACTCGTCCTTAGCTGCGTCAGACAGATACTCAGCGTAACCGGTCATACGACGCATCTTAGCGCAATACTTCATCAGGCTGACAGTGAAGGGATTGCCACCATCGGCATACTCATTCAGATACAGAGCCAGAGCGTCCATATCCTGCATAGTGGGCTCCTTACCCTGTGCATCGATCTTCTGCTCGCCACCAGTGATAGCGTCATCAACCATGCTGAAGATGTCGTAGAACATCTGGTTCTTCAGAGCCTCAGTCATAAAGGTGGTCAGAGTTGCCACACTCTTCCAAGAATTTCGTCTTACTTCCACAAAGCTAAGGTCAGCCTCGATCTGCTTATTGCGCCAGACGGGCTTAATGGTCTCATAGTGCAGGTAAGACTTCGGCACATTGCCGCCCTTAGCTGCGTCATAAACCTTCAGTGTATTCTTAATCGTCCGACCAGCCTCATAGTCGTCAAACTCACCAACGTTTCCACGCTCAAACATGGAATCCAGCAACTCATCAGGCGCACCATACAGCTCATCAGTCACGGTGCGGTTAACAAACTGAGCAATCTCCTTGTTGGGGTCACCCTTGTCAATCAGCTCCTCAACATGAGCGCCAACAACCTCAGCAATTTCCTTGTCCTCGGCATCCATAGCGCGATTGTACTGAGTCTTCTCAGCAACTTCATAAACACGACCAGGCTGCTTCATCAGCTCGGCCACTTCAATATTCAGTGCCATAATTCATTTCCTTTCTCTTCGCGCAAAATAAAAAGCTATCGTCAAAAACGATAGCCTTAAATTTCACGTATCATATTCAAGATTTTTCTCTCAATCAAACAACAGTCTTTGCTTCGGGCAGCACACTGATCATAATCAGCTTGTGGCCGTTGTCATCCATCACACCAGCAAACTCAAAACGAGAAGTACCAGTGGTAGCAACCTGCCACTTGCCGTCAGTGTTGACCTCCAGCAGCTTGCCAATATTGGCATCCTGTGCATCAGCAGCCTTGTACTGGTCGGTGCCGTACAGCTCGCCAGCATACAGAGGAACGCGCTTCACCAGCACACCTGCCTTAATCTCGGTGACCATCTTATCGTAGTCATCAAAATTAGTCTGGCTTGCATAAATGCCCTCCGGGATAAACTCATGGGCAACCATCTCGATGCCCTCGGCGGTAGCTGCGTCAGGGAACTTAACCTGACCAGCCTTGTGGTCAACCTGAACACCCATACCGGTGACCATAGCGACCTTTGCGGCATAGTTAGCGGGAATATTCTTCGCGCCGTTCACCATCAGTTCACGAATCATAATATTTTTCCTTTCTCTCAAATGTTATTACTTACCCAAATATTCCCCCCATGCGTCACGCTTGTTAGCGCTAGTGGTGTTATACTTGGTTTCATTCAAATTCAGCTTGATACTCTCAGGCTTATGTACATCAGAAGTTTCAATCTTCTTTTCAGCAGGAGCCTTCTTAGCGGCTTCAACGCAACGCTCGGCAATCACACTCTTGATGCCGGTCTCGTCCAGATTATCAATCAGACTTGCGTAGTTGCCACCATCGGAAACTTCAGCTTCAGTAATCATCTTGCTGGAGATTGCGTACTGACGCAGATCCTCCTTCTTCTGTGCAAGCTCTGCAGCCGCCTTTTCTGCCTCTGCTTTCTCGGCCTGATCCTTATACGGAGTCAGTGAAGCAACCTCTTCCTTTGCACTCTGCAACTCGGTATTCAGACTTGCAATAGTGTTATTCAGCTCCGCAATCTTGGTATTGACATCAGAAATAGAAACGGTCAGAGTGATATTCTGCGGCTCACCCAGAGAAACTTCGTCGCCCTCAACAGTGTAGGGGAACATAATGTAATCCAGCTCGTTCATGTAGCCCCACTTCTTGCACCAGATGGTGTGGTCTTCAGGGAATACGTCAGTCATGTAGTAATCAGAGCTAATCTTTGACACTGCATCTTCAAGCTTCATATAAAGGTCGCGACCAGTCAGACTGGAAGTCTCTGGAGTGGGCTCAGGCTTACCAGCAGGTTCAGTGCCGGTTTCAGGCTCGGTCGGGGGAGGGGTTTCACCGCCTTCCTCGGAAGTCTGAACATCAGGCTCTGCCGGAGTAGTAGGCTCAGTAGCAGGTGCGGTTTCAGGCTCGCCAGCTGGAGCCTGCTCTGCCTGCTCAGGCTCAGTGGGCTCGACCTGTGCGGTCTGAGTCTCCTTATCCTTATTCAGTTCCAAATTTTTTGCCTCCTTTTCATTAGATTCTATATTTGAAATCTCTTTTGTATCCTCGATATAGGCATTTGCCAATTCAAGACCAAAATCGGTTTCAGCGACTTCAAGCAGTTTAGAGCACTTATATGCCGGTTCAACATTTGCACCAAGCAAGCAATGTGCAGTAAACACGCCATCGTCAATAATTTTTGCCATGCGGCCACCCACAATGCCCTTATGAGCTTTTAGCACATCAATTTCCCAACTGGTGTTTAATGTGCCGCTCTCAATACGGCGCAGAATCGTCGCACAAGCCTTTGGATATCGTTTCCAGATCTTACAAGAGGCAACAATAAAGTCGGTATCGTCAATTTTCTCGATACCGACTGACTGAAAACTACCGAATGCATCAGTGTCAAATTCAGCAGTTTTGTATTCATTGCCATCATCGTCTTTTCTGGTGACGACTTTCATATTGTGACCGGAAAAATCCAGTTCACCCTTTGGAGCTACGACCAACTTACCAACAAGCGGGTTGCCAACCAGTGTGCTCATCCAACTTTCAATGGTGTCACGGTTCAAAGCAACCTGATTCCCATTTACTGAGAAATCGCAGATGACAAACTTGGCAAGATAGTGATCTGGATGCTCCGTAATCTCAGAGCAACAGATGTTTCTACTATAGAAATACTCCTTACTCATCGTTCATCACCTCACTTACTATCTTCATTTCTCTGCTGATCATAAATTTGTTTTTCAGTTTCCTCACCCTTTGGACGGCCTGTCTTTTTATCACTGTCACTACCACCGCCGGAACTACCGGTCGATGTATAAGAGGTCTGGCGAGCCACAAACACATCGTCATAGCCTTCCTCGGTTTCAGCCTGACGCTTGCGTAGTTCGTCCTCAGCGTGAAGTCCCATATACTCGTAAGCAGTCTTGTAAGAACAGTTCAAAGTTGTAAACAGGAACTGAGCAATCGCCTTCTTCATCTCCATACCCATCATTTCAGTAGTAGAGACCTTCACATCAGGGCAGTACATCGGGTCTACACCTGCATCTTCAAGGCGAATACGATACCATCGCTTTAATACATCTTCAATCTGTTCTGCAATCTTACCGATATTTTTCATCAGCTGGTCAAGAGACACCTTTGCAGTTGAAACAGTCTGTTGACCATCAGTATTCAAGAAACTGATCCCCAAAGCAGCCATCTCTCGGTTGCGATACTGTTTAACAGTCTCGATATTTGTCATCTCAACTTTTGGCTCAACATACTTGATATCCTTTACATAAGGAGCGGTCGTCACAAGCACGGTATTTTGTTTCCATGCACGCAGCAGGTTATCGTGCGCCGTCACTTGTTCAGAGAAGCCCTTTTTATCTTTGTTTGGTCCCATCAACTCAGGGTCAAGCTGTTGCCAGATGATTTTCTTTGCCTTTGCCTTAGCATTTACACGGTCTGAAGTATCAAAAGTTTCAAGCATCAATGCCGGACGTAATGCGCGGAACAGGGGAGAGACACCATATTTCTGCCCCATGTTGCCAATACGAATCACACCACAATGGTCAACATCCAATTTTGCATATGTATCACCATTCTTAAATGCCTGATACATCTCATCTGGATAGTTGTTCTGAATCTCGGTCTCCTGATTTTCAAAGAATAGTGCTTTATTCTTCTTATCCTTCAGCATGGATTTGCTCAAAGCGGACTTCAGCTTAGACATATTGATAAGCACAACAGGCTGTCCATTTGATAAGTAATCGCTTATCTCAGCAATACCAAGAGGGTAGTAGTCTACAATATAGTTTTCACCCTTCTGACGCAGATATGTAATGTAAGTGCCCTCTGCATAAGTCATCGGAATGGCAGCACGCAGCAGACTTCGCACGTTGATTTGTGCGTTGAAATCATCAATCACTTCACGGGCGTAATTTACCTGTTTTGTCTTATTACGCTGCTCAGGGAACTGCGCGAAACTGCATTTAAACTCCGTATTAACATTCGCCTCAATCGCATCATAAGTAATGCCAATCAGGTCATCTTTATTGATGTAATTACGAATGATTCCATTTACCGTCTGCACATTCGTCAGGCTTGACTGTAACCCTCGTGCAAGTTCATCAATTCGGTCAACCGTCAGCGTTTCAGAGGAGGCTGATATTTTCAAATATGTACTGTACTGCTTGTTCTCAGGGTCATAAGATGCAACTGCATTTCGGATGACGTTATTCATTCTCTCTTCTGAAAGCTCATTCAAAGAGGTAATAACAACAGTACCATCATCTGTTTGTGAAGCAGTCACAACATCAAAATCTTCCTTTTTCTTTCTTGCCACATTTTCACCTCCTCTGCTTAGAAGTCAATGTTAGAAATACAAATCGGCGGAGTAGTCATTGTCTCCACCGCAGACTGGCGCACTTTATCCTTACGACGTAATTCATATAGACGATGAGCAAGCAAAATTGCAACATAAAACCTATCATCGTGAATTTTATTGGCGATGTCGGGTGCCAAAGCATATGTTACGGTCGTATTTTCAGAGTTTGTCGTTTTCTGAATACTCGTAATCTCGTTCTTCATCAAGTCGATGTTAACCCACGCAGTCTGTTCCTCTAAGGAGAGTTCATGCGTCTTCAAAATTTCTTGACCAGTTGATTTATCCACACCGTCTACTACCTGAACGTAATCTCCACCGTTATATTCAAGAGGGAAGTGAATGACACCAAGATTCATCAGCTCAATAAATTCCTCAACCATTGCAGTACGGAATTTACGAGGACTAATTAGACGTAGCTTATCAACAGCATCTGGGTAACGGGCATCATACCCTTCATATAGTTCATGATTTGCGTCGATAAAACCACGATGTTCTGTGCCTGTTTTATCAGTCCAATTGTTAAGCAAACCGTCCGCATATGTGGAAGTACCACCGCCGCCTGCGCCTTGGTCAATCATCAATCTATCAATGTACTCGTAATCAGGATTTTGACCATTATAATGTAGAATCAACTCATGCAACTGCTCAAGCTGACGATTAGAATCGAGCTTGAATTTTTTCTCATTCGCAAGGTCAACCATGTTCACGCAATTTATAATGTCGCCACACATGCCGTTTTCTGGATCGTTATAAATACGCATAACGCCAACAATAGAGTTATCCATTGTGCGTGCAGGATCAAACGCAAGAATATACTGGTAGTTCTTATCCCAATAAAGCTGTGGTATATACTTCCGCTCATTGCGACGAACTGTACCCCATTTGATAATCTGGTTTACGCCACCATCACGGCTTGGACGATTATAATATTCACGCAACGCCTTCATTTTATTTGACTTTAGAGCTGCTTCAACTTTATCTCTCGTCAGCAGAGCCTTGTACGGTTTTCCATTCATATAGACCTGAATTGCAACATCGCAAATCATGTCGCAAACAAAATAATCACGGTCACCGGCAATCATACGTTTTGCAAAATTCTTGTAATAACGATAAAATAGTTTGTCCATCGTATCCTGACTCGAAGCATACACAAGCTGAGTAGGAACCTTGCGAGGCTGAGTTTCAGGATTATAAGAATCATCCGTATCAGTCACGAAGTCAGTATTCTGAGTGGCAAAAGCTTCACAGACAACAATCAGTTCGTCAGAGCAAAACGCAGCCTCGTCAAAAAACACAAGAGTTGCACGACGAGATCGGTTGGAATCCGGGTTGGAGTTTAGCGTGTTAATGGAACTACCGTTGTAAAACTCAACAACATACCCGGCGGGATTATGACTAAAGCCACTCTTATTGGTTGCAGACTTTTTCGTTTCTTTCTCTGCAATATCTTGCAGACTACGGATAGACGCAGCTGTTTTACCAACACGAGTGACAATTTCTTCGATTTTATTAAAAGTCTCCTTACTCTGATCACCAACGCTACTTACAATATAAATAGCTTGGTTTTCATACAACATAGCCTTCAGTAGAATAAAAACAGAACCTACAAAAGACTTGCCAAAGTTTCGACTACACGCCTAAAGAACATGACTTGCATTCCAGCTCTGTTCTAGCATATATGCCTGAGCGTCAAATAGTTGAATACCCAATAAATCTCTGGCCGCAATAACAGGATTGCGCCGATAGAATGCAATCGTTGCCGCATCACACTCATAAATCTTACGTTTTACGGCTGTAATAATAGGCGCTCTTTGTTTCATTCTCATACGGCATCACCATCCGTATCTTTTACGCTTGCATCAATACCGGCATCTTCCAACAGCTCCTTGAGCCGCTGGTTCTCAATAAGAGATAACCTGTATTTTTCCTTAGCGTCATCACTTTCTTTCTGGAACTTATCAATCAATTCTCTCTGTGTATCGAAAATTTCCTGCTGGTCATTCTCGTCAAAGAAAGCGTTTTCTTTAATTGCCTTAAAACTCATATCTGCCGCCCATTGAGTGCCCGGAGACCGTAACTGGTCGTAGAAGTTTGCTTCTGCGCCAACAATATCCTTTTCACGCATATCCTTCATCAAGAAGGTAAGTGTGTTACGTCCGGCATCCTTATTGGAACGGTTCTTGACAGAAATCTCGTTTTCCTTGGCAATTTTATCGTTGTTAGAAACCAACTTGACCTTAATATCATTAAGGCTCTTGATTGCCTCAGCCGAGTTCATCGGATTTAAGCGGGCGATCTGCAAGTCGATCTGTCGAATCTGGTTATTGTTGTTCACAACCTGAACAATCTGGGATAGCTTAAACGGGTCATCCTCAATACCATCCTCAAAATACTTGATAAGTTCACTAAACAAATAACGTCGGTCTCCCTCGTTATAACCATCAAACGGGTCATAACCGATAACAGAAATACAATCATCCTTTGCTTGAATCTCAATCTTAGACCACTTCTGCTCTTTCTCTTCCTGAATATCAACAGCTGTTTTGTTCAGCTCTCCACTGGTAATCGTAGTACAGAAGTTTTGAAACTGAAACTGTTTGTTATTTAATTGGCGAAGGTATAAACCTACGGAAAAATTATTATTGTGAGACACAACCGAATCAAAAAGAGAATTGTAAAACGGGGCATCAAGAAGATGACACATTAAGATACAAGCAGTACGTTCACTTCCATATCTTGTCTTAAATTCATCAAAAAGACTATTCACGCACTTCTTACAAAGGGGCGCATAGCAGTCATTTGCTTTATAAAGTAAGCTATGTGGTAGTCTATAAAAAGTTCCTACCGGATCCTCTTTTTCATCACCGCAACGACAACAATGGTAAGTTGGCTTGTTTGTCAGAACGATATCTTCTTCAACAACCTTTTTCTTCCTAGGCAAACAAACACCTCCATTCAAAATCAAAATAAAAGCCGTAGAACGTGCGCACATCCTACGGCAACAAAAGATCCACCCTCATGGGCACCAATAATCTGGGAGGCCGGGTAGAAAATTCTATAAAAGACCTATCATGATACGCATCGTTGAGAGGCTTAATAGGTTCTGTTCAAAATTCGACCTCGGAATTTTAAGTCGAGGTCTTTATCATCTATTTGAGCTTGCGCCCTGCCGACGAATCGGCCAAGTTTCAAAATATACCTGCCGCCAGAGGGAGTTTAACTAACGGCAGGCTTGCAAAAGGGGAGATGCTGGGTGCGGGAGTTGGATTTGAACCAACGACTTTCGACTTATGAGGACGATTAGCTACCAGACTGCTATATCCCGCGTTATATGATGCCTAAGTGTCATCTACTTCGCAATCGTATGCGCATTACAGGTTGATCATAGATTGACTTCGGACTTGCCTCCAACCGCGAATTGGAGACCGTTTTTGGCACGCCCAGCTGCTTTTGGGACAGCACATACGAGTTTTAGAGACTCGCTTTCTACCTTTGAATTATGGGCGCATAACTGGTGTATCCGGCGAGATTTGAACTCTGCGATACCTCGATTAAAAGTCGAGTGCCTTACCAACTTGGCTACGAATACACAATAGATCCTACCTTTTAGCCGGTGGTAGGAAACCGGTTTTAATTAAAAGCCCTCCGAGAGAAGGACTGGCGTGGCTAGAGGTATTTGAAACCTCGCGCCGGATACTATCCGACCTGACGGTTTTCAGGACCGTTCTCTTCAACCAGACTTGAGTATAGCCACATATAAACCCTACTTTCCTGTACGGCTACCTTTATATAAAGGTGTAGGGAATAGCCGTACAATCTTTGGCGTACCTATTCCGGCTTGAACGGAAGACCCAGAGGTTAACAGTCTCTTGCTCTACCAACTGAGCTATAGATACACAAAACAAGCATCCATCAATCCATCCGAGCTAAGTTGAATTGTTCTCGTGTTGACTGAATACTTGGGCTGATTTTAGGTCGATTTCACGACCGCTCGGGCAGGTTTTACATCTCTGACCTGATGGAATGAACCTACGACACTGCATATATCGTAAATCATTCTGGAAACAAGCGTTCACCTTATCTCCTAGGTGCGGGCGCAGTACCCGGCAGAGTACCAGTTAGTGAGCGAGGTGCAGACGTTCACTCCATAAAACGCTTGTTTTAGACTTTTAAGGCTTCGCATTAACGTAGCGAAATACGAATAGCTTATCATTTCGTTCTACAGAACTACTTTGCATCCAACCATCCGTAGATTGAGTTGGTCTAGGCGGTAGCAACTATTGACCGCACAGCTTGGAGCCACCTGTAGGAATCAAACCTACGACATATGTGGTACGAACACATTATTCTATCTACTGAATTAAAGTGGCATGGAGCCAGTGACATGACTTGAACATGCGAAATCCATAAAGGCATCGGGATTACAAAACCCGCGTTCTACCAACTGAACTACACTGGCACAATAAGCTGGAGCAATCGCCCCAGCCCATAGAAAAGGAGACAACAAATGATGTCCCAAGCAGACCTTGCGGTCGTACTTCTTTTTTAATTCCCCATTTAAATCGGTAGGGGCTCACCGCTTTTAATTTAGACGTACAATGTGCGTCTTATCTTCAGTATATCTGAAAGTGTATCCACCAACAGATTTTCGTTTCCCATTACATACATCATAAATGTGGCTACAACAAATACTTAAAGCGTTTCCTGCTTCTTTTGCACATTGATAAACGTTCTGTGTTTCGTTACATATGATCTCTTTTCGCATTTGTGGAATTATTTTTTTACGAACTTTTTTGCGAATTTCGTATGTATCAATCTCATCTGCAAAGCACCAATGTAACGGTACATTTGTTTTTGGGTGCCTACCAGAAGAACTTCGTTCTTTTTTACAACAACACCCAATATGCGAAGCTCCTGTTTCCATTTCAGCTTCAGTTTCACTCTCGAATTTTTTATCAAGCTCAAAACAATATACTTCTTTTTTACATTGATTTTTGTAACTCAATGCATATTTTATATTCTCTTTTGTTTTATCAGACAAATAAAGCCAATGGTAACCACAACTGGTTCCACATTTTTCATCACAACATCTTCTTATTGCTGGTGCTGCAACATTATATTCTTTTTCTATTTCAACGAATCCATCGTAAATTTTATCAAGCTCAATGCAATAAATCTGTACTCTTTCGGATTTATGTATCTTTATCAATTTTTCAATAGTCTTTGGTGAATGTTTCTTTCCGATATTTCCACCAGACTCTAAATTGTATCCAAAATTGTCATTGGTAGTATTATATAAAGATATATAGAACCTTTCGAAGTTATCAATAACTGATTCACTACAAGAACAAATAATATAGAACTGAAAACAGTTTTCACCATATTTGTTCCACGCTCGTTGTAAATACTCATTATGATGTTCGTTTTTGCGTAAAAGATTTTTATGGTTGTTTATTCGTCTTTCAATGTTTTTACTTTGTCCAATATATCTCTTTCCGTTTGCAAGATTTTCAATACAATAAATTCCACATAACTTTTTTCTTGACGGTTTAGACATAAAATATACCTCCAGTATTTCAACATAAATAAAAGTGGGTATCACTTTCGTGACGCCCACTCGTTCAACAAAGTATTTAATTTTTCATCCTTTACGTATACCCAGAACAACTTCTTGCTATTTGGGTTTAACGCGGCGAGCTTATATCTAAGTCCACCATTATATAGAAAATTTCTAAGAGGAAGAGAATAACAACAATAAAGTTCCGTATTCATTTTTACCTCAATTCAAATAGACAAGCTTGGATTTACCATCCAAGAAATGTCCATCTCTGTCCAGATAGAGAAGCATAAAGCCTTCCTTCTGGGAATTAGTTAGATTTCCATCCGTGTACCGCATTTGCTTAGTATCACAACAACAGCCCTGCTCATAAATCATGGTGTTACCAATCTTATATGAACCAATACGGTGGGTGTGAGCCATAGCGATACACTTGAACGTGTAACCCTCATTCCTAAACCAGTACATGGCCTTCTCAGCAGTCTTTAAAGGACTACTGGAGAATGTTCTTGGATGGCAAAAGATAATATCTTTGTACTGTGAAAACCAAGTTCCAGAATATTCGATATCAATATCCTCGAACACGTCGCATAGCGGCTGATATTTTACCTTCGCACGAGACTTTCTATCATAATGAGTGAACCCGTCAGTGAACAGAAGGTCAAATACTGTCTCTGGCATAAGCTCCTGAAGCTCGTTATCGAGATTCTTGGCAAGATACCGCTCCATGCGAAGCTCGTGGTTGCCGTAGTTCACAAGAACTTTCTTGGGCTTAATCAACTCAATCAAATCCATCATGTATTGTCTTGCTTCAATCAACTCATCCATAGGAGAAACCTTGTATGTACATACAAACTTCGACAGACTGGTTTCATCTACCAGATCTCCGTTTACCTGAAGGATATCAATCTTGCCAGCGTACTCACCAAAAGTCTCAATTGGTTTCTGAAATGGAATATGTAGGTCGGAAATAGACAGAATGCAGGTTCCAACATCTCTATTAGATAAGGATTCCTGATACTGCATACCCGCACGGAATGCCTTAAAACGCTTGCGATATGCGCACTCACCAAAATTCTTGCCCAATTCATCATTAAGCACCTTGGACGCGCCATCCCAAGTCAATTCTCTAGCCAGAACAGCATTCCCGATTCTTACAAAGAAGTCATCACTCGTTTCTTCTGGCCGTTTATTATAGCAACCCATTGGCATCAAGCCGGATCACCCAGCAGCTCATCAGAAGTAGAAATATTGATGGTGACACCCTCAATACCATCCCACTTTGCCAGAGCTTCCTTCAGATTGAAGACATTCTCACCGTCTTTGGTAATCTCTGTGATAGTGCCCTCTGCAGTATCAATAATAGCGTTCTTAAAAACAACACTCTTCTTAGCAACCATAATTTTATTCTCCCTTATATTTTATTTCAAAATTGAAGTATTTTAGCATTCAAGAGCATCAGCCCAAGTGCTAATCCAACCACGATGATTTGTATTCAACTCACAAATTGCGGTACGGTCATGCCCCCTGAAATGCTCCATGTACGGAATCAGCGCCGACCGTTCCGGGTGCTTATACAAGTCACATTGACCAGAATGTCCGATCGCAATGAGGAGGCACGAGTCTTTTACTCGCGTAATGACTTTCTTCGCATCGGCTAGAGTGAAATTTTGTATTTCGTCGAGGATAATAACCTTGTTTTCAAAGTTGACACCTCGCATATAAGTATGTGCTGCACACTGGATGTACGCACCATACTTCTGACTTTCAGGATTTTCATCAGCAATTACCGCCGTATTTGGATTAACGCCAATGGTTTCAAGAGCCTCGAAAAGTGGCTCCATGTACGGAGCACTCTTTTGTTCCTGAGTTCCTGGAAGGTAACCCTGTTTCTCTTCCTGAGTAGGAGATACAATATACACAATGCCATTGTAACGACCATACTTAACAAGCAGGTCAGCAACACCAACAGCAATGGTTGTCTTACCGGTTCCGGCACGGGCATTCGCAAAGACGACATCAATATTAGGGTCCCAGATAGCGTCCCTAAAAATTTTCTGTTCTGGATCAAGCGTCATACCATAAAAGGTAGAATACTCATCCAGACTCTGAGGAATATCCTTCTTCTTACGCATTTCAGTCTTATCAGAAGCCATATATTTACTCTCCCTTAGTTAATTTTGTTTATACCTAGATAAATGTGTGAAATTATACACGCTGCTCTAACCAGTAAATTTTATCAAACTTCCAAAGTAATCTGCATTTTCGTGCATTTACTTTCTTACAATGTTTTGTTTTTGACTGAAAATTCAAAGCCAGCAGTTCCGGATATAAAGCAGTAACATATCCTGTATGGATTTCTCCATTTTTATATGTATAGGAAACTAAATCCCTATGCCGGATTCCTAACACATTATCAGTTTTAGCTTTTGATTTCCTTCTCATTGGCGTAATAATCCATTCTTTCATATCACAAGTATCAGGAATACAACCTGTAATACATATGGCATCATTGCTGCGGGATTTTTCTATATTCCAATCAATCCTTTTGTTTGCAGTTTCACCACCGTTAGTCAGATGCAATGGTCCCAATTCGGATATTTTCTCCCGCAGGTAGTTTTTACCTTGCATAACATGCATAGCATAATCAAATCGTTTAGGCTTGGAACCAATGATTTTGAAATATCTATCTTCAAATTCACGCTCCCTGCCTTCTGTTTTCTGATGGCAGCCGGAGCAAAGTGTAATCAGATTTCCAATGGTATCTGCTCCACCATACTTTCTTGCCCTGATATGGTGCACTTCTAATACACAATTGGATTTTCCACATTCCTGACATTTACAGCCATCACGGATAATGGCAGCTTTTCTAAGGTTTTCATCCAAACGGTTAGATTTCTGATACTTCCATTTATAAGGGTTATATCCATCAGTCATTGCACGGATATCTATGCAAACATCTTCAAGGCAATATTCCTGAATGTCAATCCACCTGTTGAGTTGATATAATACTCTTAAAATGGCATCTTTCTTCTGTTTGATACTTGGAGCAAGCCTGCCACTTCTTTTGGAAGAATGACGGTTATTAAACCTCGCCTGTCTGTATCTTTTATGATGACGGTGATAACGTCTATATCCACGTCTTACATCCATTAGATGCTTTACATCCTGGCGTTGCTCAATCGTTCCTTTAAAAACCACTTTGTTTTTGGTAGGACATTTCTGAACAATGGCAAGACCAACATGGGCAGAACCGTCATCAATTCCAACGACCATCCGGCTTTCATCATATTTATCAGGCTCAACTTCTTTTTCTAATTGAATCACCATGGGGTATCTGGATTTTATTTTTGCTCTGCCTTTTCTGACTAGATACCAGCCCTTATTCACTTTTGTCGGTGCTAATGGTCGATTGTTTTTATTAACCACAAAACAATATGCCATTTCATTTTCCATCTCTGGACCCTTCCTTTCGGAGTAATTTCCGTCTTGCCAATGTCGGTGAGGGTATGTGTGTTTCTCTGTTATCTGTGCAGGACATTAGCACAGTTTCTTGATTGGCACTCACAGAGCTTCAGACTGACGGGCACATCTGAAGGTGTGTCTTTAACCTTTTCCCTGACGTAGTTCATACCTGCAACATATCTTTCAATAGTAGCAGTCACTAAGGCTTGAAACCTATTGTTAAGCAAGCGTAAACAAGAAATGTAACTGTACACTTGTCCACTTATTTACACTTTTGTCTATGCATTAGACTGCTTAACAATTAGTCCTTTAATTGAACTCATCCACATCATCGCAAATCTTATCTACGATACCAAAGCTGACCTGCTCATTAGCATCCAGATACCAATCCTTAGCCTTATTCTTGGTCATGGTCTTCTTATCAATAGTAGAGTGAGCCATAATATACTCACGCATCTTCACAACCTGCTTCTCGTAGTAGTCCATAGCCATCTTAGACTGCTCGAAAGTACCCTGAGTACCGCCAGAGCCACTGTGAATCAGCGCGGTAGAGTGAGGCAGAGCAAAGCGTTTCTGACCAGACAACAGCATCACAAGAGCAGCGCTCATTGCAATACCTGCATTGATAGTCCAAACAGGAGTCTTACTCAGCGCAACAACATCAATAAAGCTGAACATAGCATCCAGCTCGCCGCCGTAGCTGTAAATAAACAGCTTAATAGGCTTGCGCTGCTTAACAGGAGTATCCTTATCAATACGGTTATACTGCAGAATCTTTCGCTCAATTTCAATCAGAGATTGGTCAATCTCAAAGTCGATAAAGAAGATGCGATCCTTCTCATCGACATAGAAGTTCATCATCTCAGGAGAGGGGAGACCGCCACCATTCATCAGGTTGGTGATATCTTCTGGCAGTTGAATTTCAAAGTCCAATAATCTATACCTCGTTCTTTTAAAGATTAGTAACGTGCGTTACGCTGCATCTGCTTCAGCATCTCGGCAGCGGCAATATTAAAAGGAAGCAACTCAAGATATCGAGCAGACTCTTCCAGATACCGCTTATGACGGGTCTTTGCAATGCAAGCATGAGGGAAGACCTTTCGCACGGCCTTCGCTTCGGACTTAGTAATTTCAATCATTAGGTAAAACACCCTTTCAAAATAAAATAGGTAGGAAGAAAACAAGCGTCCTCACTCTCTCCCTACCATAACTTTCCGCACTGTGTTTTACTCTATATATGTAAAATTATAACGTATCTACGCTAAAATATTGTGCTTTTCCGCATTTCATAAATCAAACATTTTTCTATTTTGTGCGGTTTTCTCGATATTTGCGTTTTTAGCGCACTTACGGCAGTATTTTTGTCTGCGTCCGGTGCGAGCAACCATCTTTCCGCAACAATCACACTTGATGTACTCTTTCCCACAATACTGACTCCACAGAATGCCAGCATTCTCAAAATCGTCCACGAAAATCTCGTGAGGAGAGTGCGGCTCCGCAATCAAAACATGGATGTTCAAGTTGTCAATCTTTTTCAAGCTGGCAAACCCAATAAAACCAAGATTATGTAGCTCACAAATCATCTCGTTCTGTTTTTTCTCATTCACGGATACGTTTGCCATCCTGAAAATATCAGCCGTATCTTCCGTAATCCAGTAGTTGCATTTTTCATTAACGGCAATATGGTATTTTGCCAGACACAGCATCGTAAACATCAGCCGCTGCATCTGCTTGCCTTCAAGAGCTTGAATCTTCTCAACCTCTGCTTTCGTAATGCACACACCATCAAGTTCGACCATAGGACGACCTTTAGCAGAAGCAATCGCTTTATCAATCAATTCTCTATCCAGCACCTTGTTATACCCTTCAAAATGACGCAGCATATACTCGTTAAGCTTTTCTCTTACGTCATCCTTTGAGTATCCCTTATAAAAATAATACTTCGCTACATAATGCAAAACATGCCCCGCTTTCTTCCAGGGCACATCCTTCTCTAGCCACTCTTCAGCATAAAGAACTTCATTCAATACAATCATCCGCATCCTCCTTGCTATTCATGTCAACCAACACATCCTTGAAACGCTTGCCGTCATATTCAATATCGCCATTCTCATCCTGCACAAGAGAATGCACCATACCGTTATGCCGTTCCAATAATCGTTTAATCAAAGTATCGTGAAATAACTCCCAAACAATTGCAATACTGGATGCATTCTTCTTACAAAGATCAAGCATAATATCGCAAAGCACATCGTCGTTAGAACACTTATCATGAAGATTGCGGAACATACTTTCCTGATACAGCGCAATGCGCTCCTTGCGGTCTGCGCCGGTTTCTTTATTATTATTTCCGTTGCCAGAATGGATTGCATTACCACGAGCAAATCTCAAGTAGTCCTTAAAGATAGAGCGGATGCCATAATACTGAGAATTGGTGTACTCAACGCCAGACTTGAGCGAGTCGTAATCAAACTTGCGCCTTATTTTGAGTTCTTCTTCAAAATCTTCCAGCTCGTCCTCAACAGTCCAGCACAGACGGTTCATGGTACAAGAATTGATTCCGACCGGCATCCGATAGAGGTAATACTGGATAACCATTTCATCCACATCGTCCTTGACGGTCTTTTGCATAATCTCATCCAGACCGGCAAATCCATCCCACTTGATACGCTTGCGAGCTGCGGCCACATACTGCTTGTAATCACGCATCTGAGCAGGGTAGATGTAGCTCATAAAGTATGGCTTACGCCATGCGCAAATACTACTCCAGAACTTCTTATCCTCGATAGTATCAGGATTATCATCGTCTTTAACGGCGCAAGCTTTATTGTCATACCAGTATTGCGGCATATCTGTCGTAGCTACGCCTTTTATTTTGTCGATCGCGTTTTGTTGATAAAGCTGTCCGCAGATAATGCGATACGTAAGTTCATCGTACTCTTTACTACCTTGCTCAAATTTACTTCGCACATCAAACATCGTTGTAATTCGGTTTGTTGTACGTCCAATATTATCTCCAAATCCGCTGATATTAGATTCAATAAAATCCTTTTCGGTCGGAACCTTTTTCTCGCATTTGTGCTGGACACAAAGAACGACCGGCTCATTTACCCATTTATCAATGAGAACTCTATTGTCGGTAGAAAATGTAAGGTCGGCATCGAAATCTTCACCGTTAAGTGCTGCACACATATTATCCCACGCATTGGTGATAAACACGGACTTCATATAGCGATACCAGTATTGGCAATCATCAGATGCATTCAAATTCATGCACCGAACATTTGCCATCTGACTCATAGGAGCTCTAAAACAAGCAACCCTCTTGACGTCTCTATCATTCCAAAAACGACTGTAAACCTCACCGGCCTTCAATAGTCCGGTTACCTCCATCCGAAACATAGACTGGCAAAGCGCATAAGGGTCTCCACTTGCTACCTGAAAATTCCCTCGTACCTTTACAACACCCGTTTTTGCCTGAGAGATTCGCTTTTTAATAAAGTATCGAATCCGATTCTGCACATAAGGGTCGTTAATCATTTCTGGCTCAATCATAAGAGCCTTAATATAGTCGTTTTCCAGACTGTTTATGTAATTCGGGTCATCACGCATTCCACTACCACGCAAATATAGCAACGCATCACGCCAATCACCGCCCATGACGCCCTTGATTTCGTCCAAAGTCGGCTTTACAAGCTCACGAATCTCATCATTCGTAAGCTGATAGCTTTGGATAAACTGATAATTTAGATTGCGCTCCTCATCAAGCTCCAACTCACAAGTCTTGGTTACAGAGAAGTGATAGTGGTTCTCTCTACAGTTTTCAAGATAGTCCTCACAACTATGGTAACTATCCCACAGCTTCAACATAGAGGTACTAAGAACTACTTGAATCCTATTTATATCACGATAATCTCCCCATGCGTCTTTTAGCATATTCTGTTTCGCTACCTTTTTAGCGAACTCACGGAAAGGGAAGGGAAATAACATGCCTTTACAAAACGCATTCCGCACACAGAAACCAGACGCAGTAGATGGCAACTTCAAATCCTCACTCCACTGTTGTGCAAGATCATAACTAATAAGTCCAAACCCATCATTTGCACACAGCTCACAATCGTGTTCCTTATCTTCAACTATCGTAGGTTCTCCAGACACTCCATCGTCCAGAACAACAATATGGTCTTTAAAGCGCGTGTAGCAATCATCTACAACAAGTACACCATCAGGGTCAGTGACCGGAATAGAAGCAGAACAAGCAAGGGCTCTATAAGCCTCTAACTTTGCAGGCACAAATTCCATACCCTTGTTACGACCATTATCGATTCGCTTGCGGATCTCGTCAACAAGACGGTCACTCACAAATACAATCGTGCTGTTCTTGACACCACCAGTGGTTCCAACCAGACGGCGATACGTGATTCCATTGATTTTAAACCCCTTTGGAGAACACGCCCGGCGGTAATCATTCTTCTTATCAACCACCAAACACATATAATCCGGCTTAAACTGAACTGCATCCAGCTCAGTGTATAATCTCCGAATTTCCCGGCGGTTCTCTAAGCAAGAGGGTTCATTCCGTAGCATCTTGATTCTACGCTTGATACTTCGTGCCTTAGCTTCAGCGTCCGTAACACCATTCAACTCATCAATCCATCGTAGAACAGTGCTATCAGCCAACGAGATAATCTCGTGATTTCGTCTGGCTTCATCCAATGGTAGGGTCAAGTCCCATTTTACTTCAACCAGACGCTTCGTATGGATCTTAAAAACAAACTTTTGGCAAGTTTGCTGCTTTGCCATTCGGCAGTCACCTCCGTATTCTTCTAAAACGTATCCTGTATTTCATAGCTATGAAGAAAAATATAAAATTAGGCTTTTACAGATAGCAGCTCTCGCCATCTTCCATAGCCTTGAGCCAAAGTCGTTCACGCTCCTGATAGAGCTCATCCAGCATATCATCAGCAGCCTCGTACTCCCGGCGGGTCAGGCTGGCATAATTCATATCCCGAATTAAATACTTAATTTCCGCATCAACATCCTCGTAAGTGCGCATCACTTAACCTCCTCAGCTACCAAACGAATCGTCTCATCAATCTGTTCAAGCTCTGCCAGCAAAACATCCACTGTATCAGCTTCACTCTCGGAAATATTCAAATCCTTAATCTTATGTAATGCCCACTCAAGGTTCTGGTAATAGCCAACCGTAACCTCCTTTACGCCGGTGCCCATCTCACCAGTCTTTGGGTTCTTGCCGGCTGGCCGCTGCTCAACAATAACGAGATTTCGCTCGTCGCAATTCTTTATAATGTATTTACCAATCTGCACTCGCATATCTTAGCCCTCCTTTACTTTGCGGCTTGCTTCAGAACGGGGAAGAATGCCCTCTTTCTTCAAACGCTCGTAAATATACGCCTTACCACGTTCAGTCCAACGCATGTGCTTACTAGATTTCTTTTTGCAGGTTTCCTTATCAAAGTAAGGAGTAGTCTCGTATTCAACAAAACCCTCTCCGTCAAACTTGCTGTAAAGATACCAGTGGGTGATCATCTTATCACCACGCTTTGACTTGCAAAAATACTGGAGACCAATATCGTGAAGTTTCGTATTCATACGTGCTGCAGTCCAGCCATATTCCTTTGCAATATCAGTAACCGTATATGTGCTGGTAGACTGCAAAACCGCATCACAGTAGTCGGAGCGAGGAGTTAGATACTCGTTCGTTTCCTTTAGCTGTTTATTTTTGCTAGAAAGGGCGGCAATGCGCTTATCTCGGTGGAGTAGGGAGCTGCCGCCTTACTATCTTGCAATAGCAGGTTTGCATCACCCTCTCCGGGAACCGTACTTACCTCTCTCGAAGTATACGGCTCTGTCATTGTTCGGTCAGAAAAACTCATTGATTGTGAATTAGATGGTGGCAATGCTCACACACTACAAGTGTCTTTCGCCGTTTTGCTAACATTGCGATTTCCCACGGTTCTTTTCCTTTAAGGTTTTTCAGTTTATTGATATGGTGGATTTCGTAACGTTCGCTTTCCGTTGTGCCACAGAGTTCACAAATTCTTGCTTTCAAACGCTTCTCAAGCGGTGTTACCGACTGACCATAAATAATTGCGGCATTGCTAATGCAGTCTGTTGAAATTTTCGCATCTTTACAGTCCATATAGTTGGCGAAATAGCGGCGCTTGGCTTTCTTTTTCGTTTCATAGGGGATACCCCATTCGCCAGTTCCGTCTTTATACATAGCAACAACTTTTGAGATTTTGCTTTTGTGTTTTGCTGCAAGCGTTTTTAGGCAGCTGTATTCCATAAGGTAAGACAGATATTTCAGTTTACAGAAGTTGCTGGCTATTCCGTAATAATTACAAATACCTCTCAACTCATCGTTGTAAACTGTGACTATCTCAAGGTCTGTCAGCCGTAGCAGGGAATTTCTGTGAACGGGAAATAGCTTTCCGTCCTTTTTCTGTATCGCTATACCCTTTGAGAAAATAAAGTTGTGGATTTTGTCATCGAATGGCACTAGCAGTTCAACATGGTTGTTGAGAGTTCTCGCTTTTGTGCCTTTCCTGTTCCGCTTTACTTTCTCACATCTTCTGACACGAACATCAAAACCTAAGAACCGGGCACATTCACTGCTGTGGGTAATAAGTGTCTTTTCTTCGCTGAGTTCCATCTTGAGTGTTTGCCCAATAAACTCAGAGAGTTTGCTCTTAATCCACTGGCAATCCTCTTTACTGCCCTTTACACCAATAATAAAATCATCTGCATAGCGGATATATTTGAGCTTTTTATCCGTCTGTGCTGTGCAAGGAGTTTTCAAAAGTTGTTTGCGGAGTGTTTTACACTCTGCAATCATGCTTTCTCTTTCTACTCCATTCTTTCTGTCGATGTGGTAGCAAAGATTTTTGATTCTATTGTGCAGTTCACGGTATTCCGGGGTGATTTTCCCTTTTTCAGGAGTGTCAAATTCGTCTTTTAGCTGCATGACGAATTTATCAAGTTCGTGCAGATAGATGTTTGCCAGCAACGGTGAAAGAATACCGCCTTGCGGTGTGCCGCTGTAGGTTTTGTGGTAAACCCAATCTTCCAAATATCCTGCTTTTAGAAATTTGTAGACCAGTTTTACGATGCGTGCATCTTTGACCTTGCTGCCGATAAATCCAACCAGTGCATCGTGATTTATATTGTCAAAGCACCCTTTAATATCCCCCTCAACAAACCAACGCACACCACCAAATTGGTACTTCAATTTGTCTAATGCGGTGTGACAGCTTCTTTTCGGGCGGAATCCATGCGAGCAGTCCAGAAAGAGCGGTTCATAAATTGCTTCCAATATCATACGGAGTGCTTCTTGAACCAATTTGTCCGTAAAGGTCGGAATACCTAATGGACGCTTCTTCTTCGGATTGCTTTTCTTTGCAATATAAGTTCGTCGTACTGGCGTGGGCTGATAGGTTTCATCTGCCAAGGACTGAATGATTTTTTCAATCTTAGCTTCGCTGAAACCGTCTGCTGTGTCTTGATTGATACCTTTTGTCGATGCACCCTTGTTCGTGTACAGACGCTGGTATGCCTGATAGTAAATATCTGGGCGCAGCAGATAGCGATACAATCTAGTAAATACTTCTTCCTTATGGGTTAATGAGTCTTTGCTGATTCTTTCTAAAATTTCGGTTGTTGGTTGCAATGAGGTTTTCCTCCCTAATCAACGTTCTATCTTAGTACACAATAACTACGCTCCTTCGCCATGTAAGGGTCATTATCCCTCTCGGACTACTATGAGCGTTCCGTACCCATGCAGGATTTTCAGGCTCTACAGCCATAGCCTTTTCAGGCGTTCCTGTGTAGGGTATCCCCAGTTAACATTGTGTGTAGGGAAATGCGGATTGTCGGTATGCGCTTTCGTTTCCTTGCCATAGGTTCTCCTACAGATTCCATGAACATTGAGATAACCGATGGATGGAAGAGCATCATCCATCGCGTTCATGACAGAGGTTTCAGACATTTTCCTCCGCCTGAAAATAACAGAAATTAGAAACTTGCGTATCAGTAAACCCAACTTCATCCTCGTATCCGCTTAACATGGCGGTTCAGTCGCACAATACTGTCTTTCAGTGACTTACCGCTTTCCTGCCGTGCTCTGTTCCCGTTTCAGCTTTCGCCTTTCGGTTAGGCAGGTTGTTTCCCGCGTTATCCTACGGGGTAGTCCCTTACGCTACACTACACAATGCCCTATCTGGGCGCACCTCTTCAATTTTATTTTGCGCCACAAGCAGTGCGGCGGACAGAAGCTCGTCATCAGTCATTTGCTCTTGACCAATAATATAACCGCCAGTTTTGCGAATAGATGGAAGGACTTCTGATGTAACCCATCTCTTGAATTTCTGAGCAGTTTCTAATTTACTACTAAAAACAAGACTGTAAAGGCCGCTCTCGTTAATAATAACTGGGTGCTGAACTCTACCGATGGAGTCGCGGATGGCTACCCCATCATCTTGCATTTTATCAAGCGGGTCAACATGATTTTGTAAAGCATCTCTAGGATTTGAAAATCCAAGGGCTACTGCTACATCCTTGCCAACTAACCACGCATCTCCTCCAATGTCAACCGTCCGAATCGTTCCAAATTCAGGATTATCAAACATCTGCAATGCCTTTTCGTTCATAAATATTCTCCCTTTTAATATGTATTTATATTTCAAATAAGAGTTACACAGACTCTTATTTAATTCTCATTCACACGGCCAGCCTTAAATGCGGCCACATCATTCATGAAATCATTGATATGTAGGTACTTGTCAGCCTTCCGCACAGTTTTAGGCTTAAACTCTTGACATTTGCATCGCACATCATCACAAGTAGTGAAGCACGGAATCTCATACTGGCATTTTGTGCAGACATACTTCTTGTAAAACTCTGGTAGGCGGCCAGCAGCTTGGTAGCACTCGTAAGTCACCTTTAAATCAATCCAGTATGGGTTATCAAAATTCATTGTACTCAACCTTCTTTCAAATCTCACCAATTACATCATCAATACTAAGACCACAATCCAGCACATTGCGGCCAGACTTCTTGTTACTCTTTTCAGCCATCTTCTCCGCCAATACCTTATCGACGATATCCGCTTCAAAATTCATAACGCATTCTACATTTACGTTATCACGAGCTGCCATTCTCGCATTCGCCTCAGCCACAAGTCGGGCCATAAGTTCTGCATCTGCCGATTCTTTATCCGCATCCTGCATAATTTGCTCATATTGTTCTTCAGTCAAACCGCTGCCAGCCAAGAAATTGTCAATATACAGTTTTTCGATAATCTTGCACCCATGGTCTTTTTGGTTCAAGGTAACCAGTAGCTGGTCGGTAGACTGACGAATTGTGTTATCAACCATATCCGCTACCTGCTGGTTTGTTAATTTGACTTTTTTATATTCAAATTCCTTTCGGATTTTTCTTTCGATCTTGTTATTGCCGCCCCATTCTTTTTGTTCTTCCAATCGTCGCTCAACATCTTCATGCTCCTGAACTCTTGTTGCTACAATAACTTCCTTATTAAAAATCATTGAGAACAACAAACCATCACAGACAATCGCATTTAATTTTGCCATCATTTTAACGGCAAGCTCAACGTCTGCAGGGTCAATCTTTCCAAATCTACGAGCAAATAGATTCATTGTTTTCGGTTCAATAACAATTCTATAAACCTTTTGGATGGTACTATATGTTTGCTTTTTCTCAAATTCTTCTCTGAGCTTTGGATTTAGCTTGCGATAAAAATCCCTCATCCGACCAGTTTGCCAAAGATCACGCTCTGTTGCCGGAGTTCTACCATCAGATAATGTATAATCTTTTAGCACCTCTGCCTTCAATCGCATGTAGGTTAAATTCTGCTTGTCTGTCAAAGGAGTTATGACAGCACGACCATCGACGTAATTAACAAATGCCCTTGTTTCCTCATAATCCAACGCATCGTTTACCTTTAAACCATGCAGGGCACTATCTAGCCATGTTTTTAGTTTGACGCTTCCGACCATTTTTCGAAACGCCTCAGCAACAGCCTCGTCATCCTCTGTCTCAGCATTCCGTCCCCACCATCTGTAATCATGACCAACCATTCCACATGTCTCCCAGATGTCTTTCTTCTCCCATAGTAGCTTAATGCCGTCACATGGCTGCGACTGACAAAGGGCGTTAAAGTGGTAGACGAGCAATTTCTGAATAAGGTCAATAAACTTTCTATTACCGCCAACTGGTTTTGCCGGAAGTATCTCATCCTCTGGTCGTATACTTTTTATAATGATTTGCCGACCAGCCTTCTTTAGAACCACGAATCTGTCCAGCTCTTCTAAAAATGCTGGGCGACTATTTCCTGTAATTGGTTTACCTTTATCGTCAAGAACTTCGAGACATCTTGCAAGCTCAGAAAAGTTCTTGAAAATCTGACCAGCAGATAATTTTGAAATCATATCAGGTGTTACTTCGTATGCTTTAGCCATACATTACCTCCTGTTTTTGTACATCAAACCTGCATATATAGAATATGTAATATCAGTTTTGATGTACAAAATTCATAATTTGTTAATATTTAATTGTACTTTGAATTCTGTAAGGTTCTATCAACCCCAATTCTTCTCGCAAAATATCTTTTAATGGTTTACTCGACTTGAAGCTATGGAGCATAAGCGACATAGATTCAATTTGAGTAAACCTACGAGCGTCCGCAGACGCGAGATCCATCTTCACGCCCTGTCTGGAAGACTACTATAAACATCCACCACAGTCATTCCATCACTAACTCCTTTACAGTATCCTGTATTGTATAGCTATCTACACTCATTATACCATGAGAATGCCAAAAATTCAATAGCTACATAATACAGGATACGAATATTTCTAGTGCCTATTATAATAAGATATGTTTCTTGGGGTATCATCTACCATGGTCTTTCCAGACAGGGCTCGCAAGCTCGCTTCCGCTCTATGAGCGGGCGACCATCGCTAAGTAAGCTGACGGTCACTACGTTCCCTCTGCATACTTAGCTCAAGTCGCTATTACACATTAACCTCTATGAAGAACATCCAGATGCTCTATATATTCTATGTAAGCTGCCAGAGGCTACAATCATGCTCCTTGTGGGTCTCTGGAGTCTCTGAGAGTACTGCTCAGATGCCAGATCAGTCCATTTATGGAGAGAAGGGAGTACAGATGGGTACAAATAGGCATTTTATGCTCCGAAGAATAGTCATTTTCGGTACATTTATGGTACACATCGGAAAAACCCGCATGAAACCTAGCTTTTTCAGGTTTTATTGGCTCAAAAAGGAACAAAACAAGGGGTAAAAAGGTACAAATAAAAAGAAAAACTAGCCAAAATATAACGAAAATACGTTAAATTCTAGCTAGTTACCGAATGAGCTACCGATTGAAAAATAGCGATTTTAAGCCATTTTTAGACATTTTGGATGGGAAAGTGAGTGATTTGAGGGTGTATATAGAAGAGGGTATAGGGGTGTATTTTGGGATATTTTTATCAGGGAAAATGTACCCGGGGAGGGAAGTAGAAGTGTCAAGAAATTATTTATTAACAGATTAGAAATGATAAAAAGTAGTAGTGTTGGCTGCCAATAGGAGAGATATTGGTGGAATTATTGGGAATTGAAGATAAAATAACTCGTAAAATATTACGATAAAGCGTTATTTCTTGAGGGTGAATAAGAAAGATGTACTGGGGGCTTGGCTTGCTGCCTGGAACGTCCAAAAAATGGAAAGTATGCCCCACGGCTTGAGTGCTGGAAATGCTCAAAATACAGCACTCAACAGGGCAAGGGCAAGGCGGGGTTTTGGTGTTGCTGCTGTTATCTGATTAAGTATCAATAGGTGCAAATAATAGTTAAAAAAAAAATTTAGTTAATTTCAGGATAAACTTACACGTTGCCGGGTGTTTCTTTTGTTCGCTGATTATTGACACGTTGCCGGGTGTTTCATATCTTATATACTATCATATATACTGCCTATATACTTTTTGATATACAATTCTATTTTCCCTTATAAGGTAATTATAATATAAAGCAAAAATCCATTTGTTGCGTATGAAACATTTCCGGTTAAACCGCTTGACTTTTCCGGTTTAACCGACTATAATAGTGCCAAGCTCAAGGGCAACACCGGAAAGCGGAAAACATGATGGTTCTGGAAAACCGGAAAATTCCAGTTTCCACTTTTTGACGTTTTACCGTTTGAGCGGTTCAAAAAAATAGGGCTTGACAAAACGGTTAAACCGTGATACAATACAGTCAAGCTCAAGGGCCAAAGCCCAAAAGCAAAACCCAAAACCTAATAGCACATTGACAAGTCAAGACTTCTGATTTTAGCCTGTTTGGTTTAACTCTTGTTTAATTACAAGAAAAACCATGCAACAAAAGTCAAGATTAGAAATCTACCATATCGGCAAACATTAGTTTGTTTTGTCGGTTTGGGCGACAAGTCACAAAGAAATCAAGCACCTTGAATTTTAATAACACTATCTTTGCAGTAGGGGCGGAAACGCATAACCAAAAGCAAGAAAAGCGCATATTGGCAAACAAGATGTTTTAGACGCAAGTCTTTCACTGGTCCCTAGGTAAACTATACCTAAGAGGATCAGCAAGGATGGTCAACAGTATGCACCTTGTATCAAAAGCGTACTGTACCACAACGACAGACAGTAGTTTGTCGCAAGTACGATCATACACACATTATATCATATCAAAGGAGATAATACTATGTCTAACCTGTCTAATGTTTGTCTGTCTATCCGTTCTTCTAACCGCACAACGTCCGAAAAGCGTGGTTGCGCAAGCGTTGGCAAAATTATCATTAGCTTTACCAACAAATCCGGCAATGGTGGTGTTGCACAGCTCAAGGCATTCCCTAAACCCGACAAAATGCCGTCCTATATGCTTATGAGCAAAGAAGAGTATGAGCGTTATGGCAAGGCCGTACAGTACGTATATAACAAAGCTTGTGCTGTCAACCTGTCTACCACCAACGGCAAAGATACCTCTATCATCAAAGTTCACACGGACGACTTTTACAACTGTCTGTCCGACCTCGCAAACATCGTTTTTGGTGAAACTTTCTCTATGCAAGAGTATCCTAATTTTGGCACAGAAGTCCTTGCCATGGCAAAAACCTATCTGCCTACCAACATGGACGGCGACACAAGCCCAGCAAATATGCCTATCAATCGTTTCGTCAAAGCTCTTGAGCCTATGATGTTGGCCGTTGCAAACCACAGCGTTTTCCTCAAGGACTATGAGCGTGATTATAACCTTGCCGTCAAACGCTGCACTGCCCGTATTAACAAGGCAACGGCACAACTTGACAAGGCTACGGCAGAATACGACAAGGCAAAGTCTGATCTTGACAAGGCAGAAGAGCAGGTGCGTAAAGATGCAAGCGATACCACCGTCAAGGAAAGCACCAAAAAGAACCATGCAACGGCACTGTCTAAGGCACAGGCAACGTTTGACGAAAAGAAGAACGTCCTTGATACTGTCAAGAACACTATTGACACATGGAAGATCAAGCTGGCTGATGCTGAAAAGACTTACAAGGCAGCAAAAGCGGCAGACTCTGAGAACTCTTAAAGTCAAACCTAAGAAGTTAGTCTAAACATACCAGAATGCAATACATAACACGCCTGACGACTAGAGGTACAGGGGAAGAAGTAACCTCTACCAACGGCAAAACGCCGTCACAAGATACCATGAAAGAGGTGAAATATCTTGAAATCCTATCAGAATACGATGGGAGAAGTGCGTCAGAACACTTCTGGACACTCTATCATCTACAACGGCACAGAAGTCAAAGAGCTTGATCTTTACGGCACATTTGACGGCGTTGTGTTCGTCAGTCGTCCGTTTATCGCAATGAAAACAGGCTTTATGCCTATGTACGTCAAAACGTCTATTGGATGGACTTCTATCCATCCTTGCAAGATTGTTAGCTTCATTAAAGAAGCATACCACGCAAAAAGTGTTTCCCTTTATGACTGGAATGCCTATCAGCAGAGTAAGAAAGAAAAGCGTCTTGTAATGGAAAAGGCAAAACAGCAGCAGAGCGAAACAGTTTTTCTCAGAGCGTCACAAGCTAATGCAGAGGGCTCTTTGCGCTATCATAAGAGCAAGAAACGTCTTGATGACCGCTATAATGAGGCGGGCAAACCGGCTCAGAAAAAGCGTTCTCAGCGTGTTGTATTTGGCTCTAGTGAATACATCACAGTTTCCGGCTGGATCTACGGCAAAGAAGTCTTGATGAATAATCATAGCTTCCGCATGGATGAAAGAATGTCGTACTACATGGACGGCACTGGATGCTGTGCCCGTGATTTCGATAACAGAGATATGCGCCCTTTGAATGACGTGTTTCCTGTGAAATCCGGCAAGAAAGTAAGGTGATAACTTTGAGTTTGACAGTAATTCGTCAGAATGATATAATTGTACCATCAAGAAAAGGCGGTGCAATTATGACAAATCGTGATTATAAAAAAGAGTATCAGCAGAGCAAAGATAAGGCAAAACTGATTGGCCTGAAAGTTGATGCTGATTTCTTTGATGCTTTTACCGCTAAGGCAGAGCTGAACGGAACAAACAAAAATGCGATTCTGAAAGCCTGTGCAGAAGCGTACACTTATGGCAATCTCATCATTGATGAGAATGGAAAACCTCAGATTCTGAAATGATTTTATTGTAGAAATCTTTGTTATCTTTTTTAATTTTTTCTAAAATTAAATCAAAGTAATCTCCATATTCTAAAACAAAAGCAGCAAGCTCTCGTATATCGTCTGGCACAGTTCCTTTTGTCCCATCAAAATGAAAGCCTGTTGTTATGTAATGATATGCGTCAGACAGATCATAAGAATTAGCATTTAGAAAAACCTGTGAATACTTTTTAGTACGACCTAATGCCCAATAACCACAGAGGCAATCTAAACAGATTTTGAAGTCATTATCTATATTATTGTTTCGAGAAGCATGAAAAATATTCAACTTTGCTTCTTCAACCTTTGCGAAAACATTCGTCATAAATTGAATTTTTTCTGATTCAAGATAGTGAATGGTTATACATTTGCTTCCCATAGCAAGGACTTCCTTTCAAATTATGATGTCTCTATTCTAGCAAAACCGAATACTCACGTCAACAAACACCTTATGACCTAAAACTCATAAGGTGTTATTTTTATGCCATAAAATGAATATTTATGCAAATAATATACAGAATATGCAAGCCTAAAATCACATAAAAGAGGAGATTTATTATGAAATTTGTCAGAATCAACGGAGAGAACCACGCCGGCTATGCTCTGCTTGATATCATCGAGCACAAGACAACCAGCATGACCGTAGCAGAACTGATCGAAGCTCTGTCTAAGTGCAGCCCGGACGCATACGTTACGTTCGGAAATCAATATGACGATTATATCGTCGAAACCGTTAGAGAAGTGTGATACCATGGCAATTTTGGCGATTGAATCGGCTCTCGATATTGCCATAAAGTTTGGTGATACAGAGCTAGTGAAAATCTATCAGGAAGCCCTGGCAGAAGCCGGTGTTAAATACGTCAGCACCGCAAAATGCTGGGTTGAATAAGAAAGGATGTTTGTTATGAAATCGCTTCTCATGTTCTTTGGTTATTCTGCCTATCAGGCTGGATGTATTGCGCCCATGATATGGGTTTTCGTTGTTGGTGCCATCGCTATTGGCGTGGCAGAATGGAAAGGATGGTTAAACTAATGAAAAAAGAAGATCTGGTTATTCTTGACATCGGCAACGCCTACACAACACTGTTCAACAAGGCAAATTATTACATGCCCTATATTGTGGCGTGGCATTTCGACCCATATTCCTGCACATGGGATCAGGGTCACTATTTTGAATCCCTGAAAGATGCAAAGAAATTCTTTGCAGAGCAAGAACGCAACAATGCAAATTGCCGTTATTGTGAAAAGATGGATTGTCCCCATCGTAATGCACTCAGGCGTTTGCCCCGTGAATATGGTGGTTTGGGGCTTTGCAAGAATTTTGAGTAAAGGAGAATGAAAAGCATGAAAAAAATCGTTGTTTTCAACCACTTTGGTGGCTGGAAGATGACCACTTACGAGAATTACAGCGCATATATCATGAATGCGAATAAGTGCTGTACTCTTATTGTGGCAGACGCAAAAGAAGCTGTGGAATGCGTAAGGAAGTATTATCCTGATGCTGAAATAATCGTAAAGTAAATCCATTTTGTGACCGTCAATTCAAAAATATTTATAAATTCAAAGGAGATACTACCATGAAAAAGAACGTCAACACTTCCGTTACCACTACCGCAGCCGCTATTTCCGCTCGTCAGGTCGCTTGTGAAAAGGTCATAAAGAGTGGTGTTACTCTGAATGGTTGCCTTTATGCTGAAATCCCTCTCGATCTGATTCGTGTTGATGTTTGTTATCAGCGTGAAATCGGTGGTGCTCGCTGGCCGCGTATCAACGCAATGGCCGCTGGATGGGATGCAAACAAGGCTAACAGCGTTCTGGTTAGTTACCGTACTGATACGCAGTATTTCTTTGTCCTCGACGGTCAGGGACGTTTTGTGGCAGCTCAAAAGGCAGGTCTGAAGAAGATCACCTGTCAGATTCTTCAGAACCTCGAACTGAAGGATGAAGCAGAAGCGTTCTTGACGCAGGACGATAACATGACCAAAATTTCTATGTACGATAAGTGCAAGGCCGGTGTTATCGCAGAGCACAAGGACTGTATTACCCTTGTGAATACTCTCGCTCGTTACCAGATTGATATGAAAGAGGTCAACGGTATCGGAACCGCAATGGAAATTTCTGCGAAAAATCCGACTGAGATTGACTGGATCATCGGTCTGATTGTCCGCACTGGCTGGTATGGTCTGCACAACTGCTTCTCTCGTACCACGCTCAAGAGCTTGCATGAGCTGTATAACAAGGACTTTGGCAAGATGGACAGAATCGAAAATGTCCTTGTTCCGATTATGACCGCAAACCGTCCTGATATGTTCCGCAATGTTTCTGAATTGGTGTTTACCAAGAGCAATAAGCAGGGCTATCTGGCTATGTATCAGCTGTACACCAACATGATTGTGAGCAATCGTGACACTCGTATGAAATTCCTCGAAAAGATTGCAGGCATGGGCATTAAGGTTCCGGCCATTGCAAAACAGGCAGAATAAACCACATAACAACGTCAGAAATAATTGCAAAAATTACATAAAAGATATGTTTTAAGGAGAGTTTGATATGACCGCAAGAGAATATTGCAAGAGCCATCCTGTAACCGCTTATGATAGCAGCTATAGCCGTTGTGGTGGTTTTCAGATTCATGGCGATATCGAATACGGCATTAACGATTACCTTTATGGTATGTCTGGTGCGCTGTGTGAAGATGAGAAATATCATAGTTATCATCATCTGAAAATCATCTATGCACCGTCTGGCAGAGCATACGTCAAGTGTTTCGGTAAACGAATCTATCTTGATGAGTGCATGAGAGTGTAAAGGAGAACACAAGATGAAAAAAGGTCAATGGTTTATGAACGATGAAACAGGTGTTATCACTAACATTCATCGTGAAGCTGTCGAGTGGTATCGGCAGGGTGCAAACATTTCCATCTGGATCAACGGCGTTGTCGTTTGCCGTTGGGGTCACTGATAAGAAAAGGAGAATAAAAAATGCGTGCTACTGTTGAAGTGTATGAGAACAATGCAGGCGGTATCTGTGTTGCAGTCTTTGGTCAGAATGGTTTAACGAATCTGTTTGTCGTTACTCCTGATGGTAATGAAACAAGAATGACGAGGGCATTCTATCAGGAAGCATTATACGGGTTCCCTGGCAATGATGAATACAACGCAGAAGATTTTTCTGGTCTGTCCATGGATGATGCTTATACAGACATCTGCAATAGCAACTTGATTGCAGAGTTTTATGATAATCGTGTTGTAAACCTGTATCCGGCAGACATGGGTATTGCCGGAATGGAGCTATTTGGTATGGCTTGACCGTACATTCACAAAATTGTCATGAATAAGAAACGTATCAACGCGCTAAAATACGACGTTAATAAAATCTACATTTTAGTGCTTGACAAAATCAGTAGTATCCTGTATTCTATAGCTAGAAAGGGCAGTCCGTCATAGGACTTTTATTTTTACCATATAGCTATACAATACAGGATACAAAAAAGGAGAGTCAACTGCTATGGCTATGTACAAAACTAAGAAAGATGCAGCTTATGCATGGATTCAGGAGTTTAATGCGATTCCTCAGAGCGTTATTGAAAAGCTCGCCAAGGTCGATTTGGAAGAGAATGGTGAAGGCATTACCGAAATCACGCCGCCGTCTTGCTGTGATCATGTCTATATCTTTAGCGGTGACCACTATGGCAAAAATGGTGAGATTCGGAGCTACAACAAAGATGACAACACTTACAAAATTTGTCTCGACGGCACTGGCGAGGAAGTTGATGTCAGAGAAGATGATTTTGAAGTCGAGCGTGACGACTTCTTTCCGATGTGGGGAACGATGTGGCAGTTTGGCAATTCGTGTGATAACTGGTGGCTTGAAAATCATCTTCAGGAAATGGCAGATTGCGGATTCCGTATCTATAAGCAAGAGGATTTTGAGTACGTTTTCGGCATTGATGGTTGTGGCTACGACTTTTACGAATCTCATTGGATTCCGCTTTATGAAAAGCGTGGATTCCATTGGGATGATGAGACTGTAAAGGAGCTGGAAGAAAATGCGTAAGACGTTGCTTGAACGACTTTTGGATGCCGGATATCCGAAAGCAGAAATTTATCATCATATGTCCGACCTTTATGTTTTTGTAACACCGTTGACTACAAAAATTATTTCTGAATGGTGTGATGAAAATGGGTATACGATGAACTTTCATTGTGCAAAATTCGTGGATCAGATTACGGGGAACATGATGTACGACTGTGTTTTTCAGTATTATGAGGTGGAAGAAAATGACTGATATTCAGGAAAAGATGTGGGACGTGCTGGTTGAGATGTCCGGTGAGGATGTTGCAAGAGCGTTTGCAAATTTCTTTGGTAATCAGCTTTTGAACGAGGATTTCCATCAGTTTTTGGTTGATGAAGGTTATATGGAAAGCGAGGATGAAGAATGATCATTGATTCTATTCTTGACCGTAAGGACGGCAGACACTACAGTGCTCATGATTTCTATCTTGAGGTCAGGAAATATGAGCGTTTGGGTGTTGGGACAAACGGCGAGGATATTTCTATTGCAATGGATTACGGTGATAACAAAGATGTGCAGCGTGTTCTGTGTCAGTATATCCAGCGCAATGGATACCCGGCAGATATTGAGGACTACATAAGAAGTCAAGTCTGGGTGGTATAAGCAGCAGATGCTAGGTGATTAGCGGTACTAGGGCAGACATAACCGCTACCAATGCGAAAGCATGAACGAATACACACATGAAAATAAAGGAGATGGTGCTATGAAAGTGGGGACATTGCTTAATCTGTTTGATGATTGGAACAAATATATCATCATCAACGACAATAGTTTGAATCGTCTGTATAATGCACGAACCAAAATCTTTGAATTTATGGACGAAAAAGAAAAGCATAAAGATTTACTCGGCAAAGAAATCGTATCGTTTGGACTTTACGACGATGATTTCTGCGTAAGAGTGAAATAAAGGAGATAGCATTATGGATAAAGAATATAACATTCCCGAATTATACGACAAGTACGGTCTCAAATATGAGATGAATTATGATGAGATTTGCTCTTTACTTCTCAAGAGAATTAAGGAAGACCCTAATTTTAACAACTATGTAAGGGCCGACTTGATTGATAAGCTGGGCTGGATTCACGACACGTTAATTGATGAAACGTGGTAAATAAAAGGAGTGTTAGGTATGAAGAAGTTTAATTCGACCTCAAATAAAGGATTCAATATGACTTTTGCAAATGGTATTACTGCAAGCGTCCAGTGGGGAACTGGGAATTACTGCGATAACTATTTTAGTAAAGACTTCTCTTTCTCAAAAGAAGCAAGTTCTAATACAGCAGAAGTGGCCGCATGGAATGAAAACGACGAATGGGTTACAAATAAGTTCTGCGACACCTGTGATGATGTTGCTGGGTATCTCTCCCCAGATGAAGTGTTGCAGTTTTTGAATAGCTGTGCAAATTACAAAACGGCTTAAAATCATGCTTTTATGAGGTTTGTTTATGACTGTTTCTGAATTTATTAAGAAGTTGAAAGAGTTTGGCTATGACGAAAATACCGAATTGGTTTTTGGAATGTATACCAATACTGAATTCGGAGACTGGAAAGAACTTCAGGTCAGGGGGGTGTCAAAGGGTGTGTGTTTTTCTGACGAAGAAGCATATCCTGATGAGCCTTTGATTTGCGTAACGATGGAGCAGGAGTAACAAAAAAATGAACATTCGGAGAGATTTTATTGAAGCGTTTTGCTGGGAGTTTGGATGCACCAAAAAGAAAGCAAACGAAGTATTTTCGTTGCGAATTCATGACGATCCTGAGTATGTTCACGAGGTAATTGCATTCTACAAATGTCAGAATAAGAAAGCATTTTACGAAGATTGAGGTGATAATATGACTGAGAAAGATAAACGGATTCTAAAATACGCAATCGATAATCTTGTTCTTAGAGAAATCGAATTATGCAAAGGAAGTTGTAAAAGCAACCTTGAAAACAAAGCGAACCGTGAACGAGATCGTGAATTGATTATTTATGGTATTCACAGCGTTTTATATGAGGTTGAGCGTCTTGAAGAACAAGAGAAAGAGATGCTGGAGAAAGTCAAACATGAAGTGGTTCAGTTTTGATTGAGGTGATAAAAATGGACGAAAGCAAAGTTGTGAAGCAGATTGCCGAATGGATGGTCAAAGAAGGTACAAAAAATACTACAGAAGGCAATTGGATTTTTCATATTGACGAAATCACAAAAGAATTTAACGTAAGCAAAATGTTTGTTGCGGCCTATTGTGGAGAGATTTTTGATTCACTTTATGAACACGAATCGGTTGCTGATGTGGAATGTACTCTACAAGAAGGCTCTAATTTTTATGTGAAAACTTTTGACGTTGATTTTTATACAAAATTTTGTCCCAATGTAGAGGATAAAAATTGGAGTGAGATTGTATGACCAACACTGAAAAGAATATCGTTCTCGCAGCTCTTTCTTCATATCGGCGTAAGCTGATGGATCAGAGTGTTTCGTTCCTCAGAGCTGGCAATCACGAGGATGCAAGAGCAAGCACGATTGAAGCAGCCAACGTGAATGCGTTGGTGATTAAGTTTACAAGAGAAAAGGAGTTTGCAATATGAGAAACCTGTCTAAACAGAACCGCAAGAAAATTTTTGATTTGATCAAACGTGATTGCACATTTGTTGGCTCTTACGATTTGGAACATTCTGAAGAAAGTGTTTTGACTTATCTCCCGAAGCCAGGCACACAGATTCACAAAGATGTTGAAGAGGTTCGTGTCATAAAGAACCGCAAGACTGGAAACTGGGTTGAATCCGTTGTTGATGTGCGTTGGTATTACGGTATGACTTGCGCTGATGCAGAGATGATTGAACGCAAATATCAGTGCAAGTCTAATAAATGAGATAGGTGGAATATGAAATACAAAAGAATGAAGATTGTTTATATTGATGGCTGGTATCATGTTGAACAAACATGGATGAGCGGCAAGGTTATTATTACTCCGTATAGATGGAAGGATAAAAGAATAGCTCAATCCTACGTTGTTGCTTTTTATGAAGCTGGGGAGGTGGCAGAAATTGACTGATCCATGCCATTATTGCGTGGCACCGGAGCGTTATCCTGGTTGCCACGACCATTGCAAAAAGCTGAAAGCCCATCGTGAAAGTGATGAGTATAAGAAGCTGTGTGAATATAAGAATACATACCTAAAAAGCCATTCGACAGCAAGCTCTTCTCAGATTAACAAAGCGATGCGGTATTTCAAATGTAAAGGTTATAGCCTTTATGGATTCAAGAATGTTGGGAGTGTGTAAAATGAACGGCTATTACGTTACTATTGAAACAAGAGTTACTTACACAACGTTTGTAGAAGCAGACAACAAAGATGATGCTTATGAAATTGCGAAAGATAGATTTGTTGCCGGTGAGATTGAACCAGATAATCCGAATCCGACGGACATTGATAGTGTTACGGTAAAAGACGCAGAGGAGTGATAAAATGAGAGAATTTGAAGGTTTTATTTTTCCTAACGGAAGAATTGTAGCGATTCCTGAAGAGGAATATATGGCAGCTATCGAAGCGGGAAAAGAAATTCTTGTGTTTTGTGGTGGATGGGCTGGTGGATACGCTAGAGCGTTTGGTGCAGATAAGGAACAGGATATTTATGAGCCTGATAAAACTTGTTACATGGTCTATTCGTATGATGTTATGGATAAGACCTTTACGCCAGAAGATATGAAGCGGTTCGCTAAAGTGATTGTCACAGATGGTATCCGTGTGTATATGAAAACAGGTGAGTCGGCCAGTGATTATTATTCTGGAACCTTCTGTGACTGTGGTACGAAAGACCGGCTCGAAGAACATTACCCTGACACTTGTAGTAATGATATTGAACAATACGATTTCAGTGATTGTCAGACAGTTGATTTTGATATGACGGTTCGTATGCTGGGTGCCGATGATAAAGATTACGAAGGTATGGTAAAGATGCTCAAGGAGATTTTGAGGTGATAAAATGTGGGATCTAGTTGAAAATGAATATTCTAAAAAATATGGAATTGGGTGTGCAACCTTTTTTCGTGACAAACAATTAAAAACAGCAATGGTTATGTATAAATATAATGGCCGTAGCGTTATGTTTTGCTATTCCGAGTACGATAATAAGATTCTATCTGACGGTGATAAAGACGAAATTGAGATGACAATCAAAAAGAAACTCAACTTTTGGAAGGATTAACTATGTGGGATTTAATTAAAGATGAATACTCTGAAGAATATAAAATCGGAAGAGCAAAGTTCAAGAACAAACAAACAGGTCATTACTTCACAATCATGTATATGATACTTAGTTTTTGTATTTCTTTTTATTTTCCAGAGTATTCTTCCTTTTTTGTTCTTCCTACCGCAAGAGATAAAGAAGAAATGAAAGAAATTATTATTTTAAGACATTCTAAAACTTTGGAGGATTAACTATGTGGGATCTGAGAGAAGTCCACGCTTGTTTTGATGGTGAAAGTTGGGTTTGGAACGGATCTTTCCATCACAAGGATGTATTTGTAGATGAGAACGAAAACCCGAGAGAAATCTTCTGGCAAGAATGTCAGATGTTCTTCCTTCAAGATTATCTTAATAAGTGCGAAATCGTTGATGATGGTGATATTCTAGAACTTCAATTGAAGGATTCTGGCGAGCCGGTTCTTGCTATGATGATTGCAGAGTAAAGGAGAATGAATTATGACACGTTTTTATTTGGATGCGGGTACTCTTGGCCGTTGGATGCACCAGAATAAAGCACAATACACTGGTGCTTATGTTGAAGGTGTTCTGGTTGATAGTTTTGTCGTTGAAACAAAGCGTGGAGTCGCAGCCATCTATGAACACTATCTGAATGAGTGGACAAGCAACTATTATGTTGAGTTCACTGATTACAAGAACGGTTTTAAGAATGGCGAGGTCGATAAGATTTGGTCTGATTGGTACGCTTTTGAAGAAAAGGCTAGTGCATAAGAGGTGATGGAATATGGAACTGCTTACTTTACTTTCAATTATTCCGGATGACATTAGCTTTACGCTTTGTGATTGTAATTCAGGCGAAGAAATTGAATGTTACAATAATAATTCTCTTCTTGAAATTTCAGAAGCAAGACGCTACACGGTTGACTTCATCACACCAGAGTTCAATATGCTGATGATTTTTGTGAAAGAAAAAGATTGATAAAAGGGAGATTTTAAATATGTTATATTGCTATGATAATGAAACCATAAAATGGACAGACAACGATATAAATTATTGTTTACATATTTGGGCAGACAATGGCGAAGAGTGTAACCCTCGTGATTATGACCATGATTCTATTATGGCTTGCTTTTATGGGAATTATAAACTTGGAGACTTTATTGAAGCAGATACACCGGAAAGTTTTTGGAATAACCTTGTTTGGAAGTATTGCGACGACAAGGAAGTTCTTGATGCACTTGTAAACAAAAAGTTATTTGATACATGTGCAGTTCAATATCACGACCAGGATGACGATAATGATTATTGGGCAATTTGCGTCAATGATTTTGAGTCAAACGATTGGATTCCAAATGAAGAAGAATATTCTTGGAGAAATCTGTTTTATGATGATCTTGTTCAGTATTCAAGAGGAGATTTTTCCATTCGTGATTGTATGAAATTGCTTGAAAAGAAAGTGGTTTGGCTTCCTCTTTGGATTTACGAACACAGCGTAATCACGATGAGCTGCGGAGATCGGACATATCCTTACAATGATACGTTTGATTCAAGTTGCGCTGGATGGATTGTTACTGTTCTTTCTGACTTTAACGAAAAGAATAAAGCTATTGCTGAAAAAAATATGGAACTTGACGTTGAGGCATATAACAACTATCTGACTGGTGAAGTGTATGGGTATACGCTTTATGAACAGGATGGTTTTGTAGAAGATGATGTCGAAGAAAGCGCCGAATCCAATTGGGTTGAAATTGATTCTTGTGGTGGTTTTCTTGGAGATGATCTTGTTCAAAATGGTATGGCCTACAATGCAGGTAATGGTTTAGAAGAAGCTATTAAAAATAACAAATACGAAGAAGGCGAAGCAAAAAAGGTTGTTACAACTAGCTGGCGCTTTTGATAAATGTTGAATTTTAGGAGGGAAATACCATGGATGATAATATGATGGAACGTCAGATTGCTGATTATATGGTGAAGTATGGCACTGAAAACACGAATTATGGCACATGGGTGTTTGAGGTCGATGAACTGGCGAAAAAGTTCAATATTACAGAGAAATGGATTCAGGAACATGAAGACGGTATTATGTCTGAGCTGTATCTCAGAGAAGAAGTAGCTGACGTTGAACGTGAATTAAGCGGCAATGATATGACTATCACACTTTTTGATGTGGATTTCTACACCAACTATTGCCATAACTATATTGAAGACGAACAGGAAAAGGATGATGACGTAAATCAGTATTAGTTTGCTGAAACTCGTTGGTGTATCGATGACGTTATTGATGCAGCGAAGAAAAAAGGAATTGTATTGACTTCGCAACAAGCTGAGTCGTGGTGGAAAAAGAACGAAAAGTGGTTTAAGGATACTCTTACTGAATATGGTAATGAGATTCTTTTTAATGCAAATTTTAGTAAGGTATAAGTTATGTGGTGTGTTATCAAATGTGGTTCTAAAGGTGAAATTTTTGAGCCTGAGTTTTTTCAAAACGAAAAAGAAGTTATGAAATATATCGTGGATGATTCGAAAGAATGCCATGCAATGTATTCTGACCTTCCTAATGTTCTGGCTTATTATGATAGTGACGAACTCGAGGCACAGGTTTGGACGGATGAATTTGGTTTCAGATGGAAAGCATTTGATATTTCTAACAAATTGATGTAAAAGGAGAGTTTTATTATGAGAATTACTATAAAATATGACATTAAACAAATGACGGAGACGCTTTGCGATGTAGCAGGTGTTGAGTATAACCTTGATTTAGAAAATTTGTTGCATTCGCTAGATATTATGGCACAAAATCCTTACAATGCTGATTTTCGTCGTAATGGTCTTGCTATCATTGCTAAAGTGTGCGAGGAGCTGAGAGAAAAATAATGTATTACCATCTTGAATACTCTGTCAGACACTTTATGTACGGCGATACATATAGAGGGCATGAAGTCTATCCTACAAAAGAGCTGCGTAACGCAGAACTTAACTGGATGAAAATGTGTTACAGCAAGCCGACAGAGCTTGTCTATGCAACGTATGAAACCGAAACGCTTGGTGAGGATAAGATAATAATATAATGAGGAATTAAGGGAGTGAGAGTTATGATTATCCAAAATTGCGGATGGGATCATTCAGTGGACGAAGTTAAGGAAGCTCTTGATACACTTTCATATTGGTTAAGAGAAGGTGTGACAGTTGGTATTTTTAATGAAGAAACCAACAAATGTGAGTTACTAAAACCTTTTGATTCAGAAAAAGCTTTTATTTTGGGGGCATTAACTTATGACGGCACGTGAGATTGCAAGAGATTTTCTTTCTAAAATGAATCCTTCTGGATGGAATGGACGTGGATACAAACCGGATACATTTAATGATAAAGATCAGATTAAATATCATGTAGATGGTCACCCTGAAATTGATGTGGATGTTTATTATGAATATGATGCTGGCGATAATAGCTGGTGGCATTTTTGTGATGCACGTTACAATGCTTCTGGCGATAAAATTCTTGGTGTGTGTAATCCTAATGTTTGGTCTATTGATGCGATTGAAGAATCTGCTAAATATTTATTTAGCAAAATGAATATTGAAATTAAATAAAATCGAGGTTTTAGAAAATGGAACGAACTATGAATGATAAACTCATGGAAGCAGCACAGGTTCTTATTGAAAATGGAATGAGTGCGGATGATGCGTATGTTGCTTTGCAGGCGCAGTGTTATATCCTTTTGGATATTGAGATCGACGATTATCTCACAGATGAAGATTATGAAGAACTCGAAGATTTTGAAAAGAAACTGAGTGAGACAGAGGAGAAATGATTATGAATATCAACGAAATTCGTTACTTTGAACGTAAGATGACCGACAGTGCATTTGATGATGCTGTGAAGTACGATCCAGCGATTGCAGTTCGTGCAAAGCGAGCATGGGTTATAAAAATACAAGGGCTGATTTCGTTCCGGGAGTACATTTCTTGCTTGCAAGATATTACCGGCAACGCACGAATCTTTTGGAAGTATCAGTTTTAAGAGGAGGAAACAAAATGTTTTTGCTTATCAATATTTATATTGCAAAAGGTGAGAATTCATTTCTCCCAGAAGTTGTTTATAAAAAGGGTTTTAATACGATTCTTGAGGCGGAAAATGAAATGAACAAACAAGTGGACGATATTCTTGTAAATCATTATTGTAAATATTATAAAGATGAAAACGGTGAACAGAATTTTAGTGTTTTGCGATTAAAAGGTGATATTCGTATTGATGCTTGTGACGTATACGACTGGTGGAAAATCGTAGAGATTTGATAAAACAGTTCTTCTAGGAGGAAAAATAATATGAATGAGAAGCGATTTGCAATCGATACACCCATCGGAAGGATTGTTGCAGAAGGTTTTGTAGAGCCATATCCTGAAATCGTGATTTACCTTAAAAGAAATGATGGCGAAACAATTAACCTATCCAGCATCAATTATGACAGTAGTGGCGATATTGAGAGTTATCTTTGGATGGATGTGCTCAGTGATGAGTGCACAGACCATAAAAGTTGGCCGTCTGAAGACTTGACCGCAGATTTTTCTTAATGAATATAAAGGAGTAAAACAAAATGACTACCAACAATCCTATGACCGTAATAACCTCCAAGTCCTTTGGTGCACTGAATGTGGATGTGTACCAGAATGATAAGCACCAGTATTACATGACCCGTGAACAAATTGGGCGAGCACTGGAATGTAAAGAACCTCGGAAGTACATTGCGAAGATCCATGAGCGTAATGCAGACCGTCTGGACTCCTTATCAACTGTCGTCAAATTGACGACAGTTGAAGGTGGAATCACGAAAGAGCGTGAAATTATTTGTTACAGTTTGCGTGGTGTGATGGAAATTTGCCGTCTGTCTCGTCAGCCGAAGGCAGATGCGTTTATGGATTTCTGCTGGGACATTATGGAATCTTTGATGCGTGGTGATTCCGTTCTGGCTACTCCTAAGATGGATGCTGCGTTGAGCAAGGAGTTCATTGATGTAAGACTTCATGCTTTGTTTGATAGTGTGAAGAATCTTCAGAACGAACTTGATTCTACTCGTAAGGATCTTAGTGACCGGATTGAGGAAGCGCGTGCTACCAGCAACGAAGCACTGAATGTGATTAGCAGCGTATCTCAGTGTGTCCATCAGATTAAGGATAAGCAGATGGATAACGCGATTCGCGCTAAGAGCTATACTCCTCGCAATGTGTTTCGGGATGAAATGAGTGACTGGCGTAAAGATTTGTACAGCAAGATTGGTGTGATTGCAAATACCAAAGGTTACACGAATAAAGAGACGATTCACAAGATCTATGAATATCTGAATCGTAATTATGGTTTTGTTTTGGAAGATGCTCGTGCAAAGTATATTAAGAGAACGAATCGTAGTGGGAAAATTTCAATAATCGACATTATCGAAGAGGATTCCACTTGGAAATCTATCATGGAGGCTGTTGTTGCAGATATGTACGTAGCATCTATCGAGCGTCTGCATCAGAATCAGAATGAACTTCGTCCGACTCCAAAGGCTGTCGAAGCAGTTTCTGAAACAAATATGAACGTTACTCCTGTGATTGATGTGGTAGCTAAAGAAGTCGTTAACAAAAAACTTAAGAACAAGAAACAGAGTGAGACGGCGAAGATCCTTTTTCCAATCATGATGCCTCTGGCGGAAAAACTTGGTGACAAGCCACAATATAAGCACACTTACACTCTGATTTATGAGCGTATTGGCTATAAGAAAATGAATAATTTGTTTGTGGCTTACGAAAAGGCACACGGTAAGGCACCGCATCCGAAGACTAAGGTGTTTATCGAAAATGAAAAGAATCTCGCGCTATTTAAGAAGACTGTGAAGCAGCTGATGAAAGGACAGGAGAATAAGTAAATGTATGTAATCTCGAATGGTCATAACTATATTATGAAACGAAAGGGAGGTCGAATCTGCGCCACCTGTGATATCAATCTGGCATTGCAGTTTGAATCTAAAGGATTAGCAATTTGTGAAATCAATAAACTTCCCGCCGGGTATAAGAACGGGCACTACGCACCAAAGTCTATGGACGAAGTTGCCATCGCAGGCAAGAGTCCGAATATAACGGCTCCAGCTGTAAAGTCAAATACATACGCATTTCACATGGAAGATTCTGAATGGCTGATAGAGTTGAAGAAAAATCTTGAGGTCACAGACAAAACAATGACCAGCCTCGATGATTTATATGCCAAAGTCTACAGTGATTTAACTGCGGCTAGCGATGAGATTGCCGATATTGAACACGCAATTGAGTTCAAAACAGTGAATGCAGCGCAAGGTTATCAGCTTATGGCGGAACTTAAAAGAGCTCGCCGGAAGCGCAGAGAAGCTAAGGATGCAAAGCTTCTGCTTGAGATTGTGATGAACCATCGAAATAACGATGATTGGGGCCATGGTCGGCTTGAGGCTGCTATTGAACAGCTTGACTCGCGTCAGTTTACTCCGAAGGTTCGTAACGATCTGTTTGAAAAGAATTGAGGTATATAAAAATGACGATTCATATTTTACACGAATGTATCGACTCTAGCGATTTTTACGCAGAAGGTAATATTATTACCATTAACAAAGATAAAGAGAAGTTGTCTGAAAAGATGTTCTTGCTTTATAAGGACTGCCGGGATTCGTAAGGAAATAGTGTGAAACAGGACGAAACGTGGTGTGATTCATGTAAGGTGTCCGTTGTTAGTGGGAATTCTGGAAATTACTATCGACATCATTGGAAAATTGACAAGTTTGAGGTGTAAATTATGATGGTATATGGAAACATAACGTGTAATCGCTGTGGCATTACATGGTATGGTCCTAAATGTGGAAAGCTCTATTGTGATGAATGTCGTAAGATAATAAGAAATGAGGCATCCATTCGATGCAAGAATAAAAAGAAACATAAACCAACATTTGTTGAGATTGTAAGAATGGCAGATGCTGAAGGATTATCTTACGGTAAGTATTGTTTGAAGTATGGAGTTTGAGGTGAATATAATGAGCGCAGTTGTTGAAAGAAAAGAAGAACAGATACCTAAATTGATTTATTTTAATCCGAAACCTTCTGTTCCGGCTAAAAAACGTGGTGTTACAAAAAGTAAGCAGAAGCGTAAGCGTAATATTTCTCCAATTAGAAGCTTGGATGATGTTCAAATGATTTCGGAATACTTCTGGGATAAAAAGCAATATCGCAATTGGTGTCTATTTAACGTAGGTATCGCAACCGGGTTACGTGCTAGTGATTTACTCAAATTGAAAGTTTCCGATATGTCTTATTGCCTTTATAATGGAAAAATTGAAGTGGTTGAAGACGCTGGAGTGTGTATCGTTGAAGAAAAAACGTCCAAGTATCGAGAAATCATCCTTACTCCAGAAGCGAGGGATATTGTTGAAACATATATTAAGATTGCGAAACTTGGATATGACGATTGGATGTTTCCGTCTCGGCAAGGGAGCTGGAAAAAGTCGTTGAGGACAAATGGTGGAGATGGGAAAACTGGTATTCCTCATATTGCAGAACCCAAAAAGGCCGGTGATCCTATTGATGTTGATTCTTTTGCTCGTATTCTTCGTAACGCTGGCAAAGATTTGGGTCTTAATTATAAGATTGCATCTCATTCTTGCCGTAAGACATTTGGTTATCGTGAGATGTGTCTTAATAAGGATGATAACCAGGCATTGTCTTGGATTCAGGGTCAGTTGAATCATAGTAGTCAGGATATTACATTACGGTACGTTGGTTTTGATGAGGATAAGGCAAAAGAATATTATAAGAAGACTTTTTATGGTGTGAATACACACAGCTTGGAAGACTGAGGTGTATGATGGCTGATACTTATATTAAAATCTGGGATACCTATGAGAGCTACTTTGAACCTCTTAGTGCTGCTGAGGTGGGGCGTCTGGTACTGGCGATGATGAAATATAAATCGTCTGGAACGGAGCCTGAACTCAATGAAAATGAGCGGTATGTGTGGCCTGCCGTGAAGAGAGATTTGGATAAAGATGCCGAATACATCGAAGGTAAGAGGATTTCTGGTAAAGCTGGTGGCTCATCAAGCAAGCGTAAGCAAAGCGAAGCAAGCGCAAGCAAAACCAAGCTAGAAAAAGAAGAAGAGAAAGAAAAAGATAAGATATCATCTTCGTCTTGTGATGAGACGACAACGACGAAATCTGTCGAGGATGTTTTTCGAGAGAATATTGGGAAGCTCGGTGCTACAGGAAAGAAGGCTTTGGCAGAATATGTTGAACGCATGGGTGATAAACTCGTACTTGCTGTGATTGGAAAGTGTTCTGATCTCGGCGGTAGCACATGGGCTTATGTGCGAAAAGCTCTGGATGAAGCAGAATCTCTTGGTTGCAAGACTGTTGATGATTATCGCCGGGCTTGTCCGATAGGGAGTGGTCGTAATACAAGAGTGACTAGGGAGATGCCTAGCGGTGGTGATTGGCTGAAGAACGCGACGCATAGACGTCCGCTGATAAAGAAAGACGCTTAAAAGTAATATTTTAGGAGGAGCTTATGGGTAATTGGTACAAAGTATCAGGTCAATACGATGACGGTTGTAAGGTGTATAAGAAAGACTATATCGTCTTTGCAGAGTCCAGCTCTGATGCAGAACAAAAGATTTTTCACTTGAAATTGCCTTATGATTGTTCTTTTTTTCTTTGCACGGTAACTCAGTTGATTAAAAATATTATTTATGAATTTTAATAAAAGAGTGATTTTAGGAGGTTTGAATTATGGGACTGTTACTTGGATTGGGTCTGCTTGGCGCAGCGTTTGGTATTGACGCAGTAAAGCAAGCACCGTTTGATAGAGCGTATCGCCGTCTGGAAAATGAATGGGGAACCTGTACATCGGAAGAGAGTAGGCGGTGTGATGCTCTGAAGTATGCCGTACAGAATGGTTTATGCTTTGAGGACGAAAAGAAGCCTGTGATTGAGTGGCAGAAGCTGAGGGATCTTCAGTGGAAGTATCAGCTGGCTGGGATCTCTTGGCCGAGAGAATCTGCAATTCGAGATGTGTGTCGTCTGGCGGCTCGTGACCGTGGATTTGAGTACAAAGGGTATCTGCGAAACACGTTGACGTTTGGTTACATCACTGATCCGAAAAACATTTGCAAGCTTGGTATTGTAGATTGAAAGGAGATTTGAAAATGAACAACACTCGTAGAAAAGCTATCAAGCAGACCATTGACCGTTTTTGTTCCATCCGTAAGAAGCTGGAAGAGCTTGTAGCAGAGGTCGAAAGTGTAAAGTCTGACGTTGAGGATATTCAGTGGGAAGAAGAAGAGTATCGTGATAATATACCGGAGAATCTGCAAGGGAGTGAGCGGTATGATAGAGCAGATGATGCTTGTACGAATCTGTCTGATGCTGTGGATGCGCTGAATGATATGATTGGTGCGTTGGATTTTGATTTTGGAGATGTGAATACATCTCTGGAGGAAGCAATGGAATGATTAAGACCACAAACCCATTAAAGAGAAGTGCATGGGCTGTGTTCTTGTACAGAGGCAGACAAGTTTATTCATATCTTTTGCGTAATAGTAATCTTGGGGATAAGGAACGCATGGTAGATCTGCTGGCACGAAGGTACATGACAGAGCCTGAGAATATTGTTGTAGATATTGAATTTAGAGATTGAGGTGATAGAGAATGACCGCATTTGTAACGTTTGCTTTCAATGTGGCACTGATAATAGCAGTGAATAATAGTCCGTTTGCGTTTTGATTGAGAGGTGTGGATATGAGTATGTTGCAAGAAGAGTATAATTTGACGGATGAAGAACTTAAACAGTTGCTTTATGATATTCGACATCCGAGTATGGAAGCTGCTATACGTCGTGAAAAGATGTACAAAACATATTTATCGAATGTAGATGTTGAATATGATGGTGAATCAGAAGTGGTTGATTTTAAAGACTTAGATATTTGACTGGAGGTGCAAATATGAATATTCTGAGCTTTAATGGAAATGAAAATCCAAAAGGGAGAGATGGCGATGTCGTTGTCAAGTTAAGTTATCAGGAACTGTTTAAGTTAAATAATATTTTGTATCACGCTCAAAAAGGCGGTGAGATAAAGGACGTAGTGGACTTTAATATTCGAAGGAATTTTTACATGGCGCTTAATTTGGTTCAACATGGTAGTCTGGATTCTATTTCGTTAGAAATTATGTTAAAACTTTACGAAAACAATAAAACCTAAATTCTGTGGAGGGAGGAGATGGACATGAGCAGTAAGAAAGAAAAAGAACTGCGAGCTGGTGTTATGAGAATTGTCAGCTGGTTAGATAATAATTGGCGCTGGATTCATACCAATGATTTTGAAAATGAAGAAAAGGCGATGGACGCAGTAGAAGTGTACCATACGGTCTTAAATACTATCGAGATGCTTGGTGGTGATTGGCAGCGTGACGAGAATGGTAGGCATAATGTGTTTATCGTTGGAGTTGGCGGGAAAGCGGAATCGGAATAAAATCCGGGTTCTTATGAAATTACTGAAAAAAGTTTGACGATAACTGGTTATGCTGTTATGCTTTGCATAACCACAGAATGCGCAAGCATGGAATGAGGTGGACTTATGAATTTACAAGGACTTGAAAATAAAAAATGGGACTTTAATAAACAAGAGGAACTAGCTATCTCTTGGCTATTAAAACATGGCTTTGAGGTGAAATTGAAAAAACAGTATACATCAAAGGATATTTATACGGTAACAAAAGGTGGTATTTTAGATGAATTTATCTTTCCGAATAACCAGAAGAACATGAACGTTCAGGCTTTTATGGAAAGATATGAGATAAATTTTGAAACAAAGAAAGAACTCATAAAATTAAGAGCAGAGGCATCGGCTAATGGTTTGATTAAAGAACGTAGTTGATGTGATAAAAGTTAAGTTCTAGGAGGATTCTATGAAATTCTATGTAATTAAAACCACAAAAAATGGTATTGAGTACAAAAAATATAAATGTATAGATGGATGGACAAAAGAGAAAACGGCAAGTTGGCAATTTTCAAAACAAGGAGCGGAAAGGATCGCTAAAAGATTAAATGATTCTGTAAAAGGACACGAGCATGAAATTCATTACAATGTGTTAGCTGCTAAAAATGATTTGGATAACTTTTGAGTGAAAAGGTATGTCTAATAAAAGCTGAGATTTAGGGAGACATAGTTATGAGTGAATATAAATTAAAGCCGTGTCCTTTTTGTGGTGGAGAAGTTACCGTTGCAGAGGGCAGTTATCGCCAAACACGATGGATGTATGTTACGAGAGGAAACAAAGAAAATAGGTGCAACTGCCATGTTTTCATGGAAAGCAAAACTTACTACTTTGATTCCTCTGAAAAAGACAAGGAAAGAATCAAAGCCGACCTTATCGAAGCGTGGAATAAGCGAGTCGAATAAAAACTAAGATTTAATGGAGGAAAATATTATGAGCGAAACAAATCATGAAAAGAACAAACATGAAGTGACTCGACTTGACGCAATTAGAAAGATAGACATTATGGGGCTTGAAAAGTTTCTTGAGAACATTCAGAAGTATCCAGACCGTTATCCCAAGAATAAATTTGAATGGATTGTATGGTTACAGGAACCAGTTGAAGATAGAGTACATTTTGATAATAAGGTGTTTTAAAATGATTTATACCGTAACAATGATTGACTCGTTTAAGAACGAGCAGAATGCGAAATTTAGTTCGCCAGTGTCAAATACCAAAGGCATCTACTGGATGCCGGACGACAGTTGGATTGCTGGATTCTTTACAGATTTAGCAGAGGCTATTCGAGTTGTTAAGGAAAACGTGACTGACATCTTTGAACATTGTTACAACTACGCAGTCGTTGAAGGATACGAGGAAGGTCTGTATCCAAGACCAGAATTGACGAGGTGGTTTAAATATGATGCTGAGAGTGACACAGCATTCGAGATTGAACCGCCGCTGCATAATAATGTGTGTGGATATGCGTTTTGAAGAAGGAGAATAAGACTATGAGTAGTGTACTTATTGATCGGAACGCAGCTAAGAAGGTAGAATCTATCTTCGAGCATCCTGATAAGATCTATTCGGTGTATTTGAAGGCTGGCGGAGATGTCGTTTGGCTGCAAGGTGAAATTGAGCTGTATGAATTTTTGCGCAGCTTATAAAACCAATATTTTCGAAAGGAAGTGATTCTTATTAGCTCTAATTTGTTAATAAATCGTGAGCAAGATATTGCTATTATATGTATAATATGCCTGCTGACAGGGAGTCTGGTATCGAAGATCAGCCCAGGGATTCAGAATCGGAGTAATTCGTACCTTTATAATAGTAGTCCTCCGGCAGTAAGTATTGTACGGCAAGAAGAAAAGGAGCCAGAAGTCATTGTAGAAACCGTTATCGAGACGCGGGTAGTGAACTTCAGCCAGGGTAAACACGAACTCACTGATGATGAGCGTGCTCTTGCCGAGCAGATTGTCGCCTGTGAAGCAGGTGCTGATAGCTTAGAAGGTCAGATGGCTGTCGCTCAATGTCTTTATGATTCTGCCGTACTTGATGGCCTGACCATCCAGCAGGTCTTCAGAAAGTATGGATACAGTACCTTATATAATAGGAAGGTAACGGCAGAGAACGAGTTGGCGGTATCTATGGTGTTTGATTACGGCGCTAAAATTTCAGACAAACCAATTCAATGGTTTGTGACCCCGGCGGCAGCTGCCGGAAGTTGGCACGAGCGCGGAGCAACCTTTGCTGGACAATTTGGCGCACACAGGTTTTATTATGATGCGAAGCTGGTTGTGGATGATGCTGAATAAATGGCATCATTTAAAATTTTAATAAATAATACAACGAAAAGATGTTTAATATATTGACTAAAACAAAAAGATGTGTATAATATATCTTGAAAGTTGTTTATGCGAGCGGAAGGCGGTATTTCGATGAGTGAGAAAAAGGTTTTGGGAGTTATACAGGTTGAGAACTTTTTGAAGTACATAAGAAAAAAGCGAGTGTGGGTCTGTTTTATTTGCAATGGTGTGGATGTTCACATGATCTGCAAAAAGATGGACGACATTGGTGTAGAGACGCATGGAATTGTCAAAGGCATTGGATTTTTGGGAAACGAAAGTCACATTGAGCTGCGGCAGGAGTGCCACGAAGTAAGGAGGATAGAGCTTAGGCCGGGCGATAAAGAGAAAGCGTATGAGATGATCTTCGATGATACCAGTGTGTTCGTATCAGAGAATCCTGAGTTGTACGGGCACTAAAAATATTTTCAAAAACCTCTTGACTTCTGTGGCTGTATCCTGTATAATGTAGCTATGGAACGGAGCTACATTATTGTAGAGGAGAAAAAACTATGGACAACAATACTGACCCAAAGGTCGGAGAGGTTTGGTTGGTCGATTTGTCCAATGCGACAGGTCATCAGCAGCGCGGTATTCGACCGTTCGTTGTGACGAGCAACAATAAGCGCAACTTCTTTAGTCCCACAATTAAAGGAAATCCGTTGTCTTCCAGAATATACAAGCGCTCTCCGGTTCATGTTTTACTCGCAAAGGAAGATTGTGATTTCCTAGAGGTTGACAGTATCGTTCTCTGTGAAGAGACTGATACACTTAACAAAGGACAGTTCATTAAGAAACTTGGTGTCTTGTCGGAGCGTCAAATGAATATGATTGCAATGGCAAGATGTAAGGATGAACCGTTTTTGCTCGCAGCATTCCTGAGCGGCGTACAACATACTATGGAATTTCAGAATTTTGCCGCATTTGCTTGATTTTTTATAAGGTTTAATGGTACACTACATATAATAAGAAGGAGTGTGCCACTATGCTTACTGAAGAAAAAATCAAAGCTTTTGCCGAAAAGTATTCTGATAGAAGCGGTGAGTTTGTTGTATCGACACTTAACCATGTTATGGATTACGAGGCCGAGCGTGGGTATGAGTTGTTTGACTTCACAAAAGATGATTTTGTAAAGATGTTTGCCAAATACAATTGGGTGAATTCAAGTCGGTCGTTCAGAAATGTAAAGTCAATAATTACAGGTTACATCAAAAGTGAGTATCGAGCGAGCATGTATGACTTAGCTGAATTCTCGGAGAGCGACGTGAGTTCAGACAATATGTACGAGGACAAGTATTTTGCGTCAGCTGATGAGTTTGTTGATTTCTTGGACAAGTATGAAGAACCATATCAGATTCGTATGAACGTGATTGCCGTGCTGTACTGGATTGGTCTTACTTCCGAAGAGGTTTCTAATCTGACAATTAACGATGTTGATTTTGAATCATGTACTGTTCTGAATAAGACCGGTGTTGACGCGAGATTGATGAATATCATTAAGCAGTGTTATGAAATGAAACAATACGATGCTCCAAATATGGGAGGATACAGAACGTTTTATGTCATAAATGGTGATTACATTCTTCGCAAAACAGAGGATAGAACTGGTGCAGACAGTGATTCAAAAATGTCTACGAATACGATTCATAGTTATTTCACGCGCTTGAATGATATTCTCGAAAGAAGATATCATTCAAAGGCTTTAGACCGAAGACATCTGACCAGAAACGGCGAGTATGTCAAGGTTTATAACTACTGTAAAACTCATCCAGAATTTAATCTTGCAGAACTTAGTTTCGGAAATGGTAAATATCCTCTTGCGGACATTATCGGAAGAAAGTGCAGCAAGGTTGCGTATATCAGTTTTCGACAAGGATACAAGGGCTGGGTCGAATACTTCCACAAAAATTAAAAACAGGGGGCTTCTGCCCCTTGATTTTAACATTGTAACTATGTAACACAGGATACTTATTAGAAAGGGAAATGTAGATGAGAACGCTTTTGCTGTTCCGTGGAGCACCAGGTTGTGGGAAGTCCACCTATATTAAAGAGCATAATCTTGAGCAGTACGTATTGAGTGCTGATACACTTCGCCTTATGTGCCAGAGCGCACAGGAAACACCTGCCGGGCAGATGGAGATTTCTCCGCAGAATGATGATGTTGTATGGGAGATGCTTTTCAAACTGCTTGAGGTGCGTATGAGTCATGGTGAGTTTACCGTGATTGATGCAACGAATTCCAAGACGGTCGAAATGAATCGTTATAAGAATCTTGCAAAACAGTATCGTTATCGGATGTATGTTATTGACATGACGGACCTTCCGATCGAGGAATGCAAACGAAGAAACGCTCAGAGAGAATGGCTGAAGCGAGTTCCTGAAGCGGCCATTGATAAGATGTACGCTCGGTTTGCTACTCAAAAAGTTCCTTCTGGCGTGACGGTTCTTCCTTCTACTACGGATGTGATGTCCGATTTGAACTACTATCCGAATGACTTCAACCAGTGGAAGAAGGTTCATGTCATCGGTGATATTCATGGCTGCTATACTTGTTTAAGTGAATACCTTGGTGAGATGAAGGACGACGAACTTTATATCTTCGTAGGTGATTATCTCGATCGTGGCATCGAAAACGTTGAAGTATTCAAGTTCTTGTGTGATGTTGTAAATAACAACCGCAAGAATGTGATCCTTTTGGAAGGGAATCACGAGCGTTTGCTGAACAAGTGGGGGCATGATGAACCGGTTCAGAGTGAAGAGTTTGCAAACTACACTCGTCCGCAGCTCTTTAAAGCCGGTATTGACAAGAACACTGCTCGTAAGATCTATTCCAGAGTCGGCCAGTGTGCCTACTTTGAGTATGATGGTAAGCGGTATTTTGTAAGTCATGGTGGCCTGAGCTATCTGCCTTATTTTCTTCCTTTTGTATCTGCTGATCAGATGATTGAAGGTGTAGGTCGCTATCCTGATATGCTAACCGTGGCTGAGTCTTGGGAAAAATCGATGCCGGATAGCTACATTCAGATCTTCGGTCATCGGAATGTGCAGGATGTTCCTATTGATATGGGGCATCGGTGCTACAACCTCGAAGGAAAAATCGAGTTTGGTGGATATCTTCGTTGCGTGGAACTTGAACACGGTCAGTCAATCAAGTGTGTAGAAACCAAGAACGATGTGTTCCAAAAAGAGGAGCCAAAGACTGAAACTGTCGTTGAACTGAAAACTGAGTTCGATAACGCAGAACTTGTTAGTAAGATGCGTCAAAGCAAATATGTGTTTGAGAAGCGATTCGGAGATATTTCTTCTTTCAACTTCTCTCGTGAAGCATTTTATAAGAAGCACTGGGATGAGGTTTCTACCAAAGCAAGGGGATTGTTCATTAACACAAAGACGAATAAGATTGTAGCTCGAAGCTATGATAAGTTCTTTGCGGTTGATGAGCGGAATGAAACGAGAATTGGAAACCTACAGAACACTTTGAAGTTCCCGGTGACTGCATATCTAAAAGAGAACGGATTTCTTGGTATCATTTCGTATGATGCAGAACAGGATAGTCTGTTCATTGCAAGTAAATCCACTCCTGAAGGGCCTTTTGCAGATATGTTTCGAAAGATTCTCATGGATACGACTTCTGATGAAGACCGTAAGAATCTGAAAGAATTTGCAAAAGAGAATGGCTCCATCATCTTCGAGGTGATTGATCCTGTGAATGATGCGCATATCATCGAATATAAGAAACCGCACGTTGTTTTGCTGGATATTATTGCAAATGATATGAATTTCAGTGTAATGGATTATGATGATTTGAAGCGTGTAGCCGAGAAGTGTCATCTGCAGATTAAGGAGAAGGTTAAGACCTTTGAGAACTGGCGTGAATTCTATCCTTGGTACGAGGAAGTCATGAACGAGAACTATCTGCATCATGGCTTTAAACACGTTGAAGGCTTTGTTTTGAGAGATAACAACAATTTCATGTTTAAGCTGAAGCTTCCTTGCTATAAGCACTGGAAATTCTTGCGTAGTGTTATGCAGAGCGTTCAAAAGCGTGGATACTACGAACACACCTCAAAATTGTTCACCGCAGAAGACAACAACTTCTACGGATGGATGAGACAACAGAATGATGCCGATCACGAATCGTTCTGCAAAAAGAACATCATTCAGCTTCGGAATGAATTCTATGAGAATCGGCACGAATAACTAAGACATTTTTCTTCCTCCGAAAATTGCTCATTGTGAGCTGACAGCCGGGAAAGACCGGCATTATGGCCCTATGGCGGAATTAGGCATACGCAACAAGCTCAAACCTTGTAAAATTCTCAGTTCAAATCTGAGTAGGGCTACCAACCCATTTGCAGATGGGCAAGTGCTAGAATATTGGCAAAATCGGAAAGACGGTTGACTGCTGGACAGACAGTGTTGATGTGCCACCGTGGTGGAAATGGCATACACTTTCCGCTTAAACCGGAACGCTCGTAAGAGATTAGGAGTTCAACTCTCCTCGGTGGCATTTATATCCGGGTGTAGCTCAGTTGGAAGAGCGCGTGTTTTGGGAACATGAGGCCGCAGGATCATGACCTGTCACTCGGACCAGCCCGAAAGGGCATGTAGAATTTTTCATTCACATTATTCCCAGCTCTCTGGAAACGGAGCAGTGTGGCGTAGTAAGCTGGGTATATGATGCGCCATCGCCAAGCGGTAAGGCAGAGGACTTTGACTCCTCCATCACAGGTTCGACCCCTGTTGGCGCAATTTATGCGGATATGGTGGAATGGCAGACACGCCAGATTTAGGATCTGGTGCTTCGGCGTGTGGGTTCGATGCCCACTATCCGCACCACGGTCATGAATCGTTGTTGTTCATGGTTGAACTCCTTTGACCACTATTATTCCCAGCTCGCCAGTGATGGTGCAGTAGTGTTTTGTAAGCTGGGTTTTCATGCGGCGGTCGTACAACGGCTAGTACATCAGCCTTCCAAGCTGAGGATGAGGTTTCGACTACCTTTCGCTGCTCCAATCTCGTATGGGTAGGATCTTTGGCGGTCAGATCTGGCCGCGCCTGTGCGAGATACCACCCCGAAAGGGGCGAGATATAGGAAATGTGCATCGCTGTTATTCCTTCCTCGTCTATATGATATAGATGCAATAGTGTTTTATAAGGAAGGTGCCCAGTTGAATAGTTGCAGCTATTTAACTGGTTTTTATGGGACATTATCTCAATTGGTTAGAGAACTCAGCTCATAACTGAGCATATGTATCACGGTTCAAGTCCGACATGTCCCACCAGCCCGAAAGGGCGTACATAAAACCCGCTAGAACTTTTGTTTTATAAGCGTTGAAATAATATGACGTTGATACGTCTATTGTTTTTCGCTTATTCTCTGAGATTTAGCTATGTAACACAGGATACGAAAAGGAGGTGGTTTGGTGAAACATTATGGAAGTATTTGCGAGATTGATGGTTCTAAGATTGAACCTGTCTCGTGTATCACTGGTGGTTCACCTTGTTAGCCAAGATCTTTCTATTGCCGGTAAGCGGGCAGGTTTGGCTGGAGAACGGTCTGGTCTATTTATGGAAATGATTCGTGTGATAAAAGAAATGAGGGATACCACCAATGGAGAATATCCAAAATTTGCAATCTGGGAAAATGTTAGAGGAGCACTCTCCTCAAACAACGGAGAAGACTTCCGATGTGTCTTGGAAGAATTTGCACACATCGTCGAAGCAGACGCTACAATTCCTAAACCTTCGGAAAAAGGTGGAAAATGGTCTAAATCCGGCGCAATTTCCGGTAATGGATGGTCTTTGGCATGGAGACTCTTCGATGCTCAATACTGGGGAGTGCCCCAACGTCGTCAAAGAATCGCGCTTGTCATGGATTTTGGAGGACAACGTGCCGCAAAGATATTATTTGAGCGCACGGGCGTGCCAGGGAATTCTGACGAGAGCATCCCGACGTGGCAAGGTGCTGCCAGAATTGCTGAAAAATGCATTGTTGGAAATGATCGAGTGGTGGGAGAAAAAAGCTTTTGTATCGTCGGAAACATGATTGACAGAGAAACCAACATGAATGGGACTGGTGTAAAAGAAGATACTGCTTTCACTATAAACACTATTGACCGTAATGCTGTTGCCTACACTTTAAAGATTCGTTCAGGATGCGAAGGTGGTGGCAAAGGCGCACTGGTACAAATCGAGAAGAGCGCAACGCTTTCTACATTGCAAGATCAAACGTTAATTTGCTTGGCAGACAACACCTCTTTACATAATTCAAAACAAAAGATTTCGCCGGTGGTGTTTGAGAGTCACAGTCAGGATGCTCGATACACTCAACAGGGCGACACAAGTCCGGCTTGTACGGCTCAATGGGGGACTGGTGGCAATAATATGCCGCTTGTTGCTGAAAAGAAAACCTTTGCAATGCAACGCATTGGTGAATACAAGGAAAGTGAACAAGCTAGTACGATGAAATCTCGTGACTACAAGGATGCTACTGACTTGATTGCAGAGAAGGAAACGAAGAATCTGCAATGGATTGTTCGTCGCCTGACTCCTGTCGAGTGTGAACGACTTCAAGGGTTCCCTGATGGATGGACTGATATTGGCGAGTGGGTTGATGAGAATGGTAAAAAGCACAAACCAGCTGATTCTCCTCGTTACAAGGCGCTCGGCAATTCGATTGCATTGCCTCAGTGGTATTGGATTTTCCAGAAAATGAAGCCGTATATCGGTGAGAATCCTACGCTTGGCAGTCTTTTTGATGGAATCGGTGGCTTTCCGCTTGTCTTTGAAAGTACGTATGGTGATGGTACTGCTATCTGGGGATCTGAAATTGAACCGTTCTGCGTTGCAGTAACTAAGAAGCATTTTCCAGAAAAGCAAGGAGGATAATTTGCCAGAAAATAAAGGATATTTAACAGCTGACCGATCTGCGGTAGGCGATGAGCGATACACACCGGTTTACGCGGTTATTCCATTGCTTGAATTTGCCCCCCGTCGAGTAAAACAGTGATTTGGTGTCCGTTTGATAAAGAGTGGTCTGCCTTTGTGCAGGTGTTCAGAAATGCTGGATATAAAGTAGAATATAGCCACATTGATAACGGACAAGATTTCTTTACATACGAACCGGAATATTGGGATATTATGATTTCAAACCCTCCTTTTAGTAGGAAGGATGAAGTATTGCGTAGAGCCTATGAGCTTAAAAAGCCGTTTGCTCTACTACTTCCTGCAAATAGTATTCAGGGTAAGACACGATTTGACATCTTCAAAAATGATGTACAGATGCTGTGTTTTGATTCTCGAATAGGATTCATGGACCCTAAACACGCAGACAGCCCTGTCGAGGGAGTGTCTTTTGGAAGTGCATACTTCTGTAGAAATTTTCTTCCCAGTAAGTTAGAGTTACGAAAACTTGATAAGAAAATCTCATAAAAGGCTAATTCAAACAAGAGGTGACATGATGAACAGCAAAATTCCTATCAATGTAACTATCGATCACGGCTCCTTGAGCCTTCCGGCAAGTCCTATCTTCCAGAAGGATAAGAACACGTATCTCTGTCCGTTTTGTGTGACGAAGCTGGAAAAGTTCGAGTGTGAGTGTTCTGATTGTCATCACAAGATGGATTGGAGTAAATTTGCCAAAAAGGAGTGATTCCTATGGAACTAGACGAATGGAAAAATGCCAGTAAGAAACGAATCGAAAAGATGACTTTTGATGAAGCAAAAAAAATTCTTGAGAATCAAATCCGACTTGGCAAGGAGGGCGGAAAGTGGTGTCCTCGTGAACACACTACTCACGCCTACGAGATGATTCTTAAACGAGCCGTCGCCTATGAAAAATTGCGAAGCATGTATGAAAATCTGTTAGAGGAGTGATGCCTATGAATATAGATTTCTTCCAACGGCGCAAGACACAGCTTGAAGATACGCTTCTTTTGAAAAATCAGGCCGTCGATATGCTTGATTATCTAAAGACGCACTGTATCAGCAATGACCAATATTGTGCCATTCGAGACTACATTGAAGAAGCTGCCAAGATTCTGGAGAGTGACCTCGAATATGCAAACAACAAGCTACAGTCCGTATTCAGACCTAAGTATGGCCGGAATAACAGACTGACTCGTGCTCAATCTAAGATGTTCCGTGATAGAGAATATTAAAAATGGGGTGATGCCGTATGAACACATGTAAGAAAATATGTAACTGGTGTGGTCGTGAAATCAAGCCGATAGGTAGCGAGCAGGGAATCAGTTTTGAGCATCAATACTCTTATGGTAGCCAACTTGATGGTTCGCTTTTGAGTTTTGATTTGTGCCCTGAATGTTCAGAACGGCTCCCAATAGTGCTCGGCGCAATGTTTGTACATAATCCTTTAAAGGACGATTTCTAACGGCGAGTGCCGTATGAAATATAAGCCATCAATAAACCAGACGGAGGATAACACATAAAATGAATAGTGCATGAATTGATTCAAGACAATAAAAAGAAACATAAGTGATTATCAATGAAACAAAATTATATAAAGGAGACTTGATATGGCAGATAGAATTTTTAATCTTCCTCAGACCCGTGGTTCTTTTGAGATGGCTGGTAAGGTCACCGGCACCCAGCGTAGCAACTTCTATAACGAGAAGGAGACTAAGAATGGTGCTATGCGCCGTGTCCTGAGCTTTGGCGTTCAGACTTCCAATGAAAACACTTTTTATGTTGATCTTGATGGTATGCCTCGTGATAAGGTTTACTTCTTCCGCCGTGCCGATAAGGACAAGGGCATCGAGAAGGATAAGAAGGAAGTTGCTTGGAAGGATCGTCTGACTTATGTTGCACCGGAAGGCTATGATATGATTGGCGTTAAGGTCGGTGTTACCAAGAAGACGAATGAGTCTGGTAAGGTCGTCAATGATAACAAGACTCTGACTGACTTCGATGCAGCCAAGGAGATCTCTGATAACCTGCATGATGGTGACAATGTGTATGTCCGTGGTAACATCGAGTACAGCACTTACAACGGCAAGCACCAAATTCGCTTCGTTCCTACTCAGGTGTCTCTGAGCTCTAAGGAAATCGACTTCGATGCAGAGGGTTTCGAGGAGCTGGCTCTGTTTACTCAGACCATTGTTTACACTGGTTGCCGCAAGAGTGATGAGGATGATGAAGTAGTTGTTGATGCAAAAATTGTGAACTACAACACCATTGAGGACGCAGAGCTTTTCATTGACTATAAGGCAAACACTCAGAATAAGGTTCTGGCTGATTCTATTCGTAAGCGTCTGAAGTCTTATACTAGCTTTGAGTGTTTTGGCCCCATTGTCAATCAGCAGAAGGTTGAGGAAGTTGAGACCGAGAATATCTGGGGTGGTCCTAATAAGATGAAGCGCCAGAGCACTCCGGCAGTTCGTAAGCTGTATATTGAGGGCGTTAATCCTGATTCCTTTGATCCGAACCCTGGCGACAAGGATGCGGAACCTACTTACACAGAGGACAATATCTCCGAGGCACGGGCAAAGATTGCTGCCAATACTCAGGCTAAGAAGGACTTCGACGGCAAGGCTGCTGAGAACGACACTTCTTGGTGGGGTGGTTCCAACAAGTCTACTGCAACTCCTGCAAATGAGGAAGAGGACGACTGGGGTTAATTTATTTTAGCATTAGCTATGCAATACAGGATACATAAGGAGTTTAGTTATGCAGAATACTCTTGAGTATACCGCTTATAATGGTATGAAATTTTACATTGTCTACATCGAAGCGCTTGAAAAGGAACCTGAAGAAGACTCTCCGATGATGTCTATTGTGTTTACTACGCATCCTGAGATTATTGCAGAAGCTAAAGCCGACGCGGAATGCAATGGTGGTGCTGTTCCGGTAGGGTGTAAAGACCTTCTGGTTGATAGTGTGGATAACATCACCCGTCAGTTGGATTATGTTGCTCATGCAGTTGAAACGGGTGATCCGTGGTATGAGTGTTTGAAAGTTTAATAAAAGATTTAGAGAGGAATTTACATATATGGCTATGATTCGTAAGGCATCTGCTGTTCGTAAGAAGCTTCATATGCTGATTTATGGTGAACAGGGAACTGGTAAGTCTCGTACTGCTATGCAGCTGTGCTATTTGAAGAATGCAGACGGTAAGCCGTTCCGTGTTCTGTATTTGGATACCGAAAATGGTTCTATTGATAATTACACCGAGGAGCTGGAAGCCAATGGTGTGAATCCTGATAATCTGTTGATTGTTTACACCCAGTCTCTGGCAGAAGTTCAGGATTATATCAAGATGGTTACCAACGATGAGGATATCGAGGATGAGAATGGAGATGTTTATCTGGATGCAGACAGTAAGCCGTTCCGTGCAGACGCTCTGGTTGTTGACTCCGCTTCCATCCTCAAGATGACTGCTACCCAGGGCCTCACCGCCTTCTCGCAGAAGCGTGCCAAGGTTAAGGCCGCATCTCAGGGTCTGACTGGTGATGAAAAGGCAGTTAAGATTGAGGGTGCTGGCATGGAGCTCAAGGATTTCAATACCCTGAACTTCAAGGGTCAGTCTCTGATTTTGGATCTGAATGCATCTGGTGTAAACTACATCGTTGTTTGCCGAGAGAAGGACGAGAAGCATACTAAGGTTGTGAATGGTTCTATCGTAAGTGAGCCTACTGGTCGTAAGATTCCTGATGGGTTTGCTGGTCAGGAGTACAACGTTGATACTGAGTTCCGCCTGTATTTTCAGGATGGTCAGCAGCTCGCTTTCTTCGATAAGGATCGTACCGGTATGCATAAGGGCGGTGAGGTCGTTGAGGATCTGACCCTGCTTGAGTATCAGGATATTATCTCTAGTAGCGCAAAGAATCGGGAGAACGTCATCAAGAACGGCTTAAACGATGCTGTTAAGACTGAGGTTAAGCTGAGTATGCGTGACCTTGGTATCGAAAACGATGAGCCGGATGATGTTCCGGCAGATAAGAGTTCTGATAGTAAAGAGCCTTCTATGGATGACATCAAGGCAAAGCTGAACGACCTGATTGCTTCCGCTTCTCCTGTGAAGAAGAGCGCAGCACAGAAGGCTGTTAAGGCGGCTGGCCTGTCTACCGCGTTCCGTTCTATGACTGATATTGAGGAACTGAAGAAGGTCGCCGCAATCATGGAGAAGGAACTGGCTTAATGGAACTAACCCGTAAATGCAAGATTTGCGGGAAGAACATTTTCATCGAGCGAGACCGTAGCACATTTTTCTACGACAAGACTGGTTTTTATCATAAGGATTGTTTTGTAGAAAAAAAGAAAAATCAAAAACGCCCTTGGACAGATGACCTGCTAAGGGCATTTTTTGACAAAGTGAATGACACTACGGATAAAAAGGTCGATGATCTTCTTTCCAAAAAGAGAGAACAAGACCACAATCGTGAGCTTGCACATATCAAACAGGAAGAGAAAAAGATTCTTTTCGACCATATTCGAGATATATACGCCCCGGCGGTTGTTCCTGGTAGCTTCTACTCGAAACTTGCGCAGTTAATTTCCGGTAATTATTACAAATACAGAGGTTCTATTCCTCCGCTAGAACTTTACGATATGTGGGTTCTAGCGAAACCCCGACTAGATAAGATAGTTGCCGAGAAAGAAGCAAAGGGTTGTGATATGAGTCAGCGATGGAATTACGACTTGGCTGTTTTATTGGCTCAATATCCTAGTTATCTCGATCGAAAAGAAAGACTAGCTTCGATTCGCAGTGAAAGCGAAGAAAAAATGAAGGAAAATCTGACTGAAACGGTACTGAAACGTATGAAAACAGCACCGAAACAGAGTAAAAACGAGAATGAAATTGATATAAGTGCAATTCTCGATGAGATATAAAAGAGGGAGGTGGATGAGTGGAACTCATTTCAAATATCCCGAATGAAATTCTATTTGTTGGCGCAATTTACAAGCATCCTGACTATTTGGTCGAGTATGGGCATTATGTCAAGAGCAAGTACGATTTTGCCGATGAAGCAACAAAATTTTTCTACGATGCAGCGTTAATTATTTATGAAACTCGGACTCAAGAATTTAATAAAACGTCTGTTTTAACGTTTATGGCTGAAGATGAGTCCAGATTGTCCCAATACAAGCGGCTGAAGGGCTGGTCAACCATTGAATACTACATGAGTCTTGCGAATGACGATGATATCAAGGGATATTTCAATATCCTGAAGAAATATTCGCTACTTCGTGAGTATCAGAGAAACGGATTTAACATTGAAGGAATCTTAAAGCATCAACGGTTTGAAATGTTTGGTGCTCAGGACATTTACAAATTGATTCGTGGCAAGGCCGACAAGATCAATACGGTTATCATTACAAACGATGATGCTGAGATTTTGAATAATGGTCTGCTACCAATGGTCAATGAGCGTCTGAGCGTTCCCGATATGGGTTTACCGTTCCAGTATCCTATCATGAATGATTTGTTCCGAGGATTGAAGTTGGGCACTGTGATGTTTAATGGTATGCCATCTAACGCTGGTAAGACTAGATATATGATGGCGATTGTTGCCTACGTCACATTGGTTCAAAAGCAGAAAGCTCTTTTGCTGCTGAATGAGATGGATCTTGAGTCAGTCCGGTATTGCTTGCTAGTCACCGCCATCAATAATCCTGAGTTTCAAGAGTTGCATGGTCATCGTTTCCATAAGGACGAGCGAGAAATCACCCTTGGGATGTACCGGGATGCAAATGGAAACTTCATCTTCAGAAAACAAAACGAAGACGGAGAATACATAGAAAGCATTGATGAGTTTACCGCCCGTGTCTATGAGGAAAGCGAAGAGTACCGCAATGTACTTGATGTTTGCCAGTGGATTGAGAGCGAATCACAAGGCTTGATTATCGCAAAAGATGTTTCTGCTGATTATAGTGATAAGTCCCTGCGATTTGAAATCCAGAAGGCAGCTCTCACTCAGGGAGTTAAGTATGTGTTTTATGATACTCTAAAGAACGACATTGCATCTATTGGTGAATGGGCAGCGTTCAAGGTCACGGCCACCGAGCTTGAAGAGATTGCGAAGAATCTGAAGATTTTCATCTACGGTAGTATCCAGTTGGCTGAAAATGCTCATGAGTATCTCCCTGATGAGCTGAATTCAAACAATATTGCTGAGTCAAAAATGATTAAGCATGTTGCTTGGACGATGGTTCTATTCAAGGAGATTCCGAAAGATAAGTTCGCAAAGTATCAATACATCTTTCATGACCCTGAATGGGGCGGCGACTGTGCTCATCGGTTAAATCCAGACAAACGGTACTATGTTGGAAACATTGACAAGAACCGTTTTGGCGAGAAGAAGAAAATCATGTTTGAAGTGAATTTGAACCAGAATGTCTGGAAAGAGGTCGGTGTCTGCACCAGAAAGTAAGGAACTACAATGGTAAATATCGCAGATCTGAAAAATTATATTCTTGAAGAACAGCAGATTGAACCAATTTTGGAGGAGCTTGGTTGTCATCATATTAGTCATAAAGCTGGATATTATCAGTGTGCGAATCCAGATGGTGACAATAGGACGGCACTCTGTATCTACGAGAATGAAAATCTTACTGCGGTAGATTACACACGAGACATTGTCAATGGAAAGACCAGTTATGATTTGATTTCTGTCGTCCAGTTCTTTCTGGAACTGTCTTTCCCAAAAGCTATTAAGCAAATCTGCGAATGGGTTGGACTTGACTACTATCACAACTTCGAGGAAGACCTTCCTAAAAGTATGTTGATTCTAAAAGAACTCATCACCATGCAAAATGAAGGTGAAGAACACGAGGATGACCGTCCGATAGTCCCCATCTCCGAAGCCATCCTCGGTTATTACAAACCTTATGTTAACCAGATTTTTGCTGACGATGGGATATCTTACGAGACACAACGGGAGTTTGAGATTGGTTTTGATGAACTAACAAATAGAATCACGATTCCAATCAGAGATGAAATTGGTACTTTGGTTGGTGTAAAGGGAAGATATTTTGGTAAGCCGCCTGAAGGTGAATTAAAGTATCTATATCTTGAGCCGTGTGCCAGAAACCGTATTCTGTATGGCCTGTATAAGACAGAGCCGTACATTAAGAATGAAGGTCTGGTATATGTTGGTGAAGCTGAAAAGTCTGTCATGCAGATGTGGAACATGGATGTCTACAACTGTGTGGCGACTGGCGGTAAGAAGGTTTCACAGAATCAAATTGAAATTTTAACACGTCTTTGCGTTGATATTTGTTTTGTATTTGATAAAGACGTTCAGCTTAGTGAGCTTATGGTTCTCGCTAATCGATTTGTCGATGGCGTAAGTGTGTATGCTGTAGTAGATGATAAAGGGATTCTGGATGAAAAGGAAGCCCCGACTGATAATCCTGAAAAATTTAAGGCATTGATTGAAAACTGTGTTAGGAGAATTAAATGAATGTAAAACTCTGGAAGGGGAGTAGGAACGACCTATCAGACCCGATTGGAACGATTATGGAGAACAGAGGGGTCAAGGATTATAAGACCTACATGAATCTGGATGATTCTTGCTTGAATTCTCCGTGGGAATTGGACAATATCGAGTATGCTGTCATGATGTTGAATAAACACCTTTGGAAAAAATCTATCATCTCTATCCTTGTAGACTGTGATGTGGACGGTTTTACAAGTGCTTCGATGATGTTTCAGTATTTGAAAGCGATTGGTTATTTTGGAAAAATCAATGTTCTGCATCATAGTGGCAAGGAACATGGACTCTCTAAAGAAATTGAGGTTCCACCTGAAACTACCTTGCTGATTATCCCTGATGCTGGTAGTAACGATGTTGAGCAGTGCAAGGAACTTCGTGATAAGGGCATCGATATTCTGATTCTTGACCATCACATCTGCGACAGAGAGAATCCTTACGCAGTAATCGTTAATAACCAGAATGGTACATATCCTAACAAGGAACTGTCTGGTGCTGGCGTGGTATATAAGTTCCTTCAAGCCGTTGATGAAGATAATTGGACTGATGTTGCAGACAGGTATCTTGATTTAGTGGCAGTCGGAAATATCGGTGACGTTATGGATATGCACTCGCATGAGACAAAGCGCCTTTGCACAAAAGGTCTTGCACGAATTGTAAATCCGATGATTTGTGCTCTGGTTGAGGCGAATAGTTTCAACATCAAGGGTGACCCGACTATCAATGATATTCAGTTCTACATCGTTCCGATGATGAACGCACTGATTCGTGTTGGCTCATCCGAGCAAAAGAAGCGGATGTTCCGTGCGATGGTCGGTGAGGAACAGACGTTCCAGTACACTCCGACTCGTGGCAAGAATGCCGGTGTCACGATTGACGAGACTCTGGCACAGCATGTGGCTCGTGAGTGTTCGTCTTGTAAATATCAGCAAAACAAAACTAAGGATAAGGCTGTTGCAGAGTTGCAGGAACTGATTGAAAAGCATGGTGCAGACCAGAATAAGATTCTCTTCTGCAACTCCACTGGCATTCTTGATAACACTCTGACTGGTGTTGTGGCAATCAAGCTGGCCGAAATGTATGCAAAACCGTGCGTATTGCTTCGTACTTTTGCTGATGAACCGGACTATTACGGTGGTTCAATGAGAAATCCTGACGGCTCTCCGATTGAAAGTTTAAAGGAGTTCCTGATGAGTACCGGAGATTTTGAGTCAGTTCTTGGTCATGATAATGCTGCTGGTGTGAAAATCAAGAAAGAAAACGTGCCAAAGGCGATTGCGGATTGTAATGAGCTGCTTAAAGATGTCACGATGAGCAAAGCAATCGTGGTTGACTTTGATTTTGACTATAGTAGGCTGACTGTTGCATTGCCGAAGACCATGTATGAAATGCATAAAATCTGGGCACAGGGAATCTCAGAGCCATATTTCTACATTAAAAATATTCCGCTGATTCATAGTGGATGTGCTCCGATGGGCAAGAACGGCAATATGTGGAAGTATTCTGATGAAGAAAAAGGCATTGATTTTGTGTGCTTTGCAGATAATGGCCGGATGATTGGCTGGATCAATAATGACTTCTATGGTGATCAGGAAGAAAAATACATCAATGCTGTATGCCGGTTGTCTTTAAATCAGTACGGAAACAAAGTTACTCCGCAGGCGCAGATTGTTGATTTTGAGGTGATTTGATATGGGAAATTGGAAACGTGCTATCGCCATCGACTTTGATGGCACTCTCTGTGAGAATAATTATCCTGATATCGGTGAACCAAACTGGAATGTCATTTATCAAGCAATTCAGGAACAGAAGCACGGTGCTGGTCTGATTCTCTGGACTTGTCGGGAAGGAAAGCTTTTGTATGATGCAATGGAGGCTTGCTTTGATTGGGGTATTCAGTTTGATGCCATCAATGAGAGTCTTCCTGAGTGGAAAGAGCATTTTGGCACTGCTCCTAGAAAGGTTGGGGCTGATGAATATTGGGACGATAAGGCTGTAAAAATAAAGAATGGAGAGTTGGTTGACAATGAATAAAGTGGATAATTACGATTTGTCATTAAATTTGCTTAACAAAGCACATCAATCACTTGCACATACTATTGCAGATTTAGAACTACTTCGGGAAGGCACAGCATTTAATCAGATTTTAAATGATGGTGCTCATATTATTGAACCGGATGAATTGACTCATATTCTTGATAAATTTGCAGAGCAGCATCCAGATTGGGAGATTTGTATCGAAACTGACCACGGATCGGTTAGTGAGAAATTTAAGATGGATCATGTTTTCTATGAAGGAATGGGAGATATGATTGTTCTTGATTTTGAGTGAGGTACAACAATGACTACCGTTGGACAACTTGAAACAGCGATTCGTGATTTTATTGAAGAATGCAAAAAGCAAAGTGATTCTGAGTGGCCGTGTTTACAGTGTCCTTATGAACATTTCTGCGACAGACTGAGGTTTCCGTTTGATATTCTTCCAAGCGAATGGGTGATTGACGATGCTAACTCCTGAACAGTTTGAGGCTGACGTTAAAGAATTTATTGCAGAATGTCAGAGCCATCCGGCGCTGGATTTGTCAAAAGATGATCCGTGCGAAGGGTATCGCTTTGAGGACTTTTGCGATAGGTTTTATCCAGGCGATGGTAGCACATGGCATTGGCGAGTTTATGAGAGTGGTGAATGAATGGTTTACATTACAGGCGATATTCATGGTGATTACAATCGGTTTTTAGAATTGGAAAAATTTTGCAATGAACACAATCTTGGAAAGAATGATTGGATTATCTGTCTTGGCGATGTCGGCTTGAACTACTACGGAAAGGATGACCCTCGTGAATGGAGTATCAAGACTATCGCCGCAGATATTCCTGCAAATCTGTTTTGCATTCATGGCAACCACGAGCGCCGCCCGTCTCGTAAGGATGGTTACAAACTAAGGAAGATTTGTGGTGATATTTGCGGAAGAGTGTGGTATGACCCGCAGTTTCCAAACCAGTATTTTGCTATTGATGGTGAGGTTTACCAGATTCTTGCTGATAGGGAAATTCTGAACTGTCTTGTTTGTGGCGGAGCTTATTCCGTAGATAAATATTATCGGTTGGAACGTGGATGGAACTGGTGGCCGAATGAACAGCCGAGTGAAAAGACTAAGAAAAAGATCTGGAATATTACACATGACCCTCAAATCGATGATATTGATGTTATGCTCACGCATACCTGTCCATTCCGGTTCATTCCAACTGAATTGTTTATCGGTGGTATTGATCAAAGCACAGTAGACCAGTCAACTGAAATATTCTTTGATAATATATACGAATGCTATCCTAACGATTGTAAGCCATTCTGGTACTTCGGCCATTTCCATGGCAACAAGTACACCGATGACTATGTGATGCTTTTCGACGATATTATTAAGTTTGGAGATAAAGTGAAGAGTGATGAGTGAATATCATGTGAGCTGTGGTATGTTTGGTATTTACGCAGGAACTGTTAAAAAGAATGGAACCGAATGGAAGGATAAAACTCGTGTCACGGATGAAGCTATCGAGGCAGTTCGTGATTGGCTTCTTTCTGAAGCTCAGTTCAACAATAGAACTTTTGGTGGATACACATGGACAACAAAGGAAGGTAATACTGTAACTTTGAAAGTGTCTATCGAAGGTAAGGAGTAGACAGAATGATTAAAGATAAAAATTTACGAGTGCTTGATTACATTGACGGCAAGGAAATCCTCATTCAGATGGGAGAGGAAGGCTCTGAGTTGTCGAAAGCTGCGATAAAGTTTTATCGTGCAATCGACATGAAGAATCCAACACCGGTGAGCATTAACGAGGCTTACGAAAATCTCGTAGAAGAATTCGGTGATGTACTGAACTGTATCTACGCATATGATAACGCAGAAAAAATTTGGAGTTTTACTGTAGAGGCAGACAAGATTGCTGATGAGAAGCGTAAGCGTTGGATTAAGCGCCTGAAGGAACGTAATCAGTTTTAATGGTGGAAGGAGAATAGATGTCAGATAATTTTGTAAATCTTCATGTACATACAGCGCAGGGTTCGTTACTTGACTCTATTCTTACCGTCAAGGAACTTGTAAACTTTGCCAAAGAAAACGGCCAGAAAGCAATCGCGGTTACAGACCACGGAAAAATGCACTCTTTTGTTGACCAAGTTAAGGCTTGTAAAGCAGAAGGTATTAAGCCTATCATCGGCTGTGAAGTTTATGAAGTAGATAATCAGGCAGAGAAAGCTGACACAAAAGACTATAAACAACCTCGTTACCATCTTGTTTTATTAGCGAAGAACGAGACCGGTTTAAAAAATCTATTTAAGGTTGTTTCAAATGCTTGCGTTGATGGCATGTATAAAAAGCCTCGAACTTCTTTGAACATCATTGAACAGAACGAGTGGGGTAAAGGTATCATCTGTCTTACGGCCTGTCAAGTTGGTCGAATGAGTAGATTGCTTGTTGATGGGAACGAGACTGAGGCATGGCAGTTATGGAACAAACTGAAATGGATCTTTGATGACGTGTTTATGGAAGTTCAGTCTCATGATACGCCAGATCAGGCTGAAGCTAATGCAAAAATTGCAGCGTTTATTAGGAAATACGACTTGCCGTATACCATTACGACCGATGCTCACATGCTTTCTAAAGAAGATATTGATGCACACTCTGTCTTTGTTGAGATTGGAGAAGGCCGAGAAGTTGGTGAAAGCTACGTTGACTGCTATCTTCAGACTGAAAACGATGTTTTGAGAACGCTATCAAAGCAGTTTGATGAGGACTTTATCAAAAAAGGCTGTGAGATGTCTGTGAAAATCGCAGACATGATTGATGATATCGATATCGGTCTTGGACAGCCGAACCAGATGCCAGAAGTGAAAATTGAGGGAAAATTTGATTCTCATTTTGATTATCTTCGGCACCTTGTATATGCCACTTTTAATAAAAAATTCGGGTGGATGAGTGAAGTGGAACAGCAAACCCGGCGGAATCGTATTGAGATGGAACTGGATGTTTTGAAGTATGTTGATTATATTGACTATTTCATTATGCTGTATATGCTTTGCAAAAAGGCTGATGAACGCAAAATTCCTCGTGGGTACTCTCGTGGTTCTGGCGCAAATTGTCTTTGCCTTTTTATGGAGAATGTTACTCAGATTGACTCTGTTCGTTGGGATCTTGACTTCTCTCGCTTTGCAAACAAAGGTAGAAAGAGCCTGGCCGACTTCGACTTCGATGTCTCTAAACGTCGTCGAAAGGAACTTATTGCTATTGCAGAAGAACTTTTCGGCAAAGAAAATGTTGCTCCTATCGCTACGTTTAACTCTTTGTCTACAAAAGTTGCCATCAAAGATATTGGCAAAGTTCTGAACGAAGACCCAGAAAGCCCGTATTATATGCAGATTCCGTATGAATTACGTAATGAGGTCGCCAAGTTAATTCCGACTGTAAAAACGCTGGATGATCTTGGCGAAGAAGTTGAAAAGGAAGTTCTACTAAAGGATATCCTCGGAAAGAGTGAACAGCTTTCTAATGTATATGACAAGTTTCCTCTATGGTTCAAATACGTTATGCGTCTTGAGGGTCTGCCTAAGAGTATGGGTCGCCATGCTGCCGGTACATTGATTACGCCCAAGCCTGTCATTGAATATTGTCCTCTTTGTATGGACAGAGAAGGCAATCAGATGTGCCAACTTGAGATGCACAATGCCATGGATGATTTGTCGCTGGTCAAGATGGACTTCCTTGGTCTTGAGAATCTGGACATTATTGACGATACGTTAAAGATGGCTGGATTAACATGGGAAGATGTCGATATCAACCATCTTGATCTAAGTGATAAGGCTGTCTATGATACCGTCTACAAGTCGGGCAACACAATTGGCATTTTCCAGATGGAATCTGCAGAAGCACGAAAGATGTGTGTTGAAGCAAAGTGCGATAATGCTGAGGATATCATTGTTGTGAACGCAGCGAATCGTCCTGGTACTAAGGACAGCTTCCCGACGTATTGCTCCAATAAACTTCATCCAGAGACTATCAAACTACTCCATCCTGACATCAAACAGCTTTTTGCTAAGACGCAATACATTCTTCTTTATCAGGAACAGGCACTAGCGGTATTCCGCTATGCAGGATTCCCTGAAACTGAGGTTGACAATGCTCGTCGTGCTATCGGCAAGAAAAAGAAAGATGTTATGGCATCCTTGGAAGTTCAGTTCCGAGATGGTCTTCACAAGAAAGGATGGAATGATTACCAGATTTCTGAGATGTGGGCACTAATCTTGAAGCAGGCTTCTTATTCCTTTAATAGAGGCCACGCAGTTGCGTATGGACTTCTTTCTTACCTGACGGCTTACCTGAAAACTCATTATACTGAGTATTTCATGGCTGCGTGTATGATTACCAAGGAAGACGATTCTGGCAAAATGGGTGTGTTTATCAACGAATGCGACCGTCTACATATTCGTGTCCTTCCTCCAAGTGTCAACAAGTCTGATATGGAATTTAAGGCTGATGCGGAAAAGCACACAATCCTGTTTGGTTTGAAAGCCATTAAGGGAATGGGTGAGAGTGTCGCTTCAGGAGTGATTGCAGACCGTCCATATTCTGGACTGGCAGACTTTGTTCAGAGAGCAAACGGTGGTAAGATTGGAACCTCAAATGTTGTCAAGTTGATTAAGGCTGGCGCTATCCCGACAAAGGATAAGAAAAAAATCTTAATCACTTTTGCAAATATGGTTTTTGAGAATGAGTATAAAGAGAAAGGATTCCATGAGATGGCGTCTCTCCCTAAGATTTCCATTCTTAAAGACGAATACGGCATTGATACGGACTCTGTTAAAGACAAACCAACCAGACTTGCCTTATATAATAAGGTAAGAAGGGAGCGCTGGGAAGCGGGCACATGGAATCGAAAGAAAGAAAAAGACAAAAAGCGGAATGCATTTATGCAGGCGTTTGCTGAAAAGTATATGCAAGACGAGCACATGTGGGAATTTGAAACTCTTTCAATGTTTTTGACTAGCAATCCCATTAAGGATGCTTGCACCTATATTGATGCTGGTCTTGATACTGTAGAGGATGGCGGTAAGGCAACTGCTATTTGTGTCATCGTAGATATCCAAAAAAAGAAGGATAAACGTGGCAACCAGTTTGCGTACTTACATGTTTACACGACAGGTGGTATTGTCGAAATGATTTGTTGGGCATCTCAGTATGCACGATATTCAAGTCTGATTTCAAAGGGTAACGATCTTGCAATCCTTTGCAAGAGAAAAGAAAATTCGTACATTGTTGAGAAGATGAAGCCTTATAAGCAGTGGCTGCATGATAGAGAGATAGCGTAAGAGGGTTATAAAGTGGCAGATAAAAAATTCAATGAAAATATGATCCGTTGCTACATCAGGATAAAACGAGTCTTTTATCCGAAAGATGGGAGGGAGGTGGAGCCCGGCGGCTTCGCCACTTTCTCTGCCGAGGTGGTAAAAGTCAAGCAGGGAAATCCTGTTATGAGTCGATACAGTGACCTCCGGTTAAAGGGCAACGTTCCTAGCCTCGATATGAATAAAACTTATTCGTTCTGTGGTGAGTATGTTCATCATGAAAAGTTTGGTGACCAGTATAAAATCATTTATATGAATGAGTTTCAAGAGATTACTGACCCGGAAGAACAGAAAAGCTTTCTCCATTATATCCTGACCGACCATCAGTTTGAGATATTTTATGAAGCATTCGAAAATCCGTATGAGATTATCAAGAATGGTGATATCAAGTCGCTTTGCACTGTTAGTGGTATTACGGAAGGCAGAGCTCAAAAGATCATTGATACTTATGAAAACAACATTGATAACAGTGATGCGTACACAAAGCTAATTGAGTACGGTCTGACCCCTAGTGCTATTGAAAAGCTTGTCCGTCAATATCATGGTGCAGACACTCTGGTGAGAAAGATTGAAGAGAATCCTTACGTCCTGATTGACGATGTGTATGGCATCGGCTGGAAGAAGGCTGACGCTCTAGCTCTGAATATGGGGTTGAAACACAATTCGCAATTTAGAATTGAAGCTTACGTCATGCACTTTCTTGCTGGCCGTGCCGAAGAAGGCAACTCTATCATCTCGGCAAACCAGACAATCAATAGCTGTATTAAGGAACTTGATTTGAATGAGGGTGACCAAGAAGTCATCAAAAGGGCACTTTTCCATTTGCATGATGCTCGTGAAACGCTTTGGTGGAGCGATGACCGTCAGGAATTTGCTTTAACTAGAGTGTGGAATCTGGAAGATAGTATTGCGAAGGAAATCAAGCGTCTGGCGGATGTTCCTGTTGAGCCGATTGGTCGAAATATGGATGCAGCAATCAATGAGGCCGAGGATGAACTTGGTATCGAGTACACTGAAGAGCAGAGAGATGCTATTAAAAAGGTATGCTCTAGCAACGTCTGTATCTTAACAGGTTACGGCGGATGCCTTGATGCAGAGATGGAGTTCTTTAATGGTATCCAATGGAAAAAAATAAAAGATTATGTTAAGGGCGACAAAGTTCTTCAATATAATGAAAATGGGACTACAACGCTTGTTGAGCCTGAGAAATATGTAAAATTTAAATGTGAATATCTATATCACATGAAAAACAAGTCGGGCAGTATCAATCAACTATTGAGTGCAGAGCATAATGTTGTTTACTTGACCAGCAAAAACAATTTAGCTAAAATCCCAATGTGGGAGTTGTATCAAAGAAATGTTAAACGAAAGTCTGGGTTTAACGGACATTTTATAACAACGTTCAATTATGATGGTCCAGGAATCGATTTGAGCGATGCTGATATTAGACTAATGTGTGCTGTTATTTGCGATGGGTCGTTTTTGAAGGATCATAAATCAGCTTGGTGTAGAGTAAACGTAAAAAAAGAGCGAAAGAAACTTCGCATGAGAAGACTTCTTTTGGAAAGTGGTAGATACTTTGATGAGCATCAGTGGAATCCAAAAGACTTGGAATATTCGAACTTTGTCTTTTATGCTCCAAGAAAAGAAAAAAGATTTACTTCGTATTGGTATAGCTGTAATCATCATCAGCTAGAGGTGATTTGCGATGAGATTCTAAATTGGGACGGTCACGTAAAAGAGGGGAGACGGAAAGATTTTAGTACACTGATTAAAGAAACGGCAGATTTTGTTCAGTTCGCATTTTCTTCTTGTGGTTATCGTTCTGTTGTACATGAATCAAATATTGAACGGCACGGTAGAATGGTCACAGAGTATAATGTTCATATTGTGCAACACTCGAATGGAAAAGTTTCTCTTATGACAAAAGGCAGTAAAAGCGATATTGATATTGTTCGTTCAAGCGATGGATATAAGTATTGTTTTACGGTTCCGTCTCATATGTTTCTGATAAGATATAATGGAAGAATTTGTGTCACAGGCAACACCGGTAAAAGTACCGTTGTCGCTGGTGTTCTAAAGGTCCTTCACGGTAAGTCTTTCGCTCAGACTGCACTCTCTGGACGTGCCGCAGCTCGTATGCAGGAGATTACTGGTCAGGACGGGAAGACCATTCATCGTCTTCTTGGTTATGATATTGAGAATGGTGGTTTCATTCATAACAAGGACAATCCTCTTGAAGAAGATATTATCATTCTGGATGAGACATCTATGGTTGGAGCTCAGTTGTTCTATGACTTGATTCAGGCAATCGAGACCGGAAAGCGATTCATCATGATTGGTGATGACGGACAGCTTGAGAGCATCGGTATGTGTAACATTTTCAAGGATATGCTTGCATCTAAGGTTGTTCCTGTGGCTCGGTTGACTAAGATCCATCGTCAGGCAGCTAAGTCTGCAATTATCACGGAGAGCATCAAGGTTCGCAATGCTACGCAATTGGTGCCTTATGGCTGGGCTGGTAGTGAGATTCGTGGTGAACTTCGTGATTTGGAGCTTGATATCTATAAAGATGCAAGTGAGTCATTCAATCACATCATCAATCAGTACCGTACCTTATATAATAAGGTAGGGAATGATAGTGCGAAGATTCAGATTGTACTTCCACAGAAGCTGCGTGGTAGTATCTGTACTTATGAAGTCAATAATGCTATTCAGGAAATTGTGAATCCGAGTCGTGGTCAAGCAGAAGCAAAGGTCACAATCTATGGTGATGGCAAGGATAGAGTGTATACTCTGCGTGAGGGCGATCAAGTCATTATCAACAAGAACAATTATGAACTTCACACATACAATCTCAAGACAAAGAAAAAGGAAGAGAAGTGTCCGGTGTTCAACGGAAACCGTGGCATTATCCGAAAGATTGAGACTAGTTTTATTCTGGTTGATTTTGACCAATGGGGAACGATCTTCATTCCGCATTACTTTGGTGGGAATAACATCTGGGCAACGCTTGAACTTGCTTATGCTTTAAGTTGTCATAAACTACAGGGCAGTGAGGCTCCGTATGTGATTGTTGGTATGGACAACTCTGCATACCTGATGCTGACGAGAGAATGGCTCTATACGGCCATTACTCGTGCCAAGAAGTATTGTGTGATTTGCGCCGAAACTCATGCTCTTGATCGGGCTGTAAAGACTTCGAGGGTGCCATACAAGCGGACGTTCTTGAAGGAATTTTTACGGAAAGAATTTTCAGAAAAGCATTGACAATTATATTGGTATCCTGTATAATATAGCTATAAAAAGTCTCCATCCCGGAGGCTTAAAATTCTCTCTTTAGCTATATAATGCAGGATACGGGAAAGAAATGGCTTGCTCGTAACGACAAGCCTTTCTTTATTAGCTATAACTATATAACACAGGATACGCAAGGAGGCTTTATGACAGACAAAGAGCTCATAGGTAAGCTTGATACGATGGTTAAGGCATTGCAGAAAACGAAGAAGAAGACGGATAAGACTCGCATTTTGCTGGATGCACGTAAGGATTTTGGAGATGAAGCTGACGAGCTGACGGCATTTTTCCGATTCCTGCTTGACCCGGCAATTGTTACTGGCCTATCTGATGCAAAGATCAACAAGAAGGTAACTGCAAAGCAGGATATCGAAATTCAATATCTCAGCTGTGGATACCTTTATATTATGGGTGCTGGTCACAACACTGGTTCTGACGCATCAATCGCAACAATCCAGAATTATTTACATAAAAATCCTGAGTATGAAGAGTTTCTGAAGCGAATGTTCACTAAGAACCTGCCGATCGGAGTCGAGGCAGCTACAATCAATAAGGTGTACGGCGAAGAGATTATTCCTGTATGGGAGGTTCAGCAGGGATACCCGATTGATAAATATAAATTCAGAAAAGGTGAATTGATTTTTGCCTCGCGCAAACTCAATGGATCGAGAGGTACATATTTTAAGGGCGATATAATCTCTCGTCAGGCACAGAAGTTCGAGGGACTTGACCATATCATCAAGGACATTGAAAAAATCATTGGTACTGATTACGCAGTTGATGGCGAGCTGATTCGACGGAATATCGACGGATTAACTGATGGGCAAAACTTCCGCGAGACAATCTCCATCTTGAATAGCGACGGCAACGACAAGAGCCTGATTAAATTTGTCATCTTTGATATCGTGCCGATTGATGAATTTGAGGGGGATGCTTGCACAGAGAATTATTCAGTAAGAAAGAAACGGCTGCTCGACCTGAAAAATAAGATCCAGAAGAACGGCACACAGAACATCGAAGTGGTCCAGATGGTCTACGAAGGCACTGATGTGAATGATGTCTATGATTGGCTCGATTATGCGGTTAGACACGATTGGGAAGGGCTGGTTGTGAACCGGCAGGTTCCATATCGCCGCACTCGTCACAATGGTTGCTTGAAGGTAAAACGATTCTATACGGTCGATCTGCGAATCACCGCAATAGAAGAAGGTCAGAACCGTCTGGCTGGTACGATGGGAGCTCTGGTTGTTGACTACAAGGGCAACGAACTTCGTATCGGCTCTGGTTTTGATGATGCTACGAGAGCTGCCGTATGGGCAAATCCTGACAATTGTATTGGCAAGATTGTGGAGTGTAAATACAAAGAAGTCACGATGGACAAAAAGACTGGTCTTGAGTCTCTGCAATTCCCGACCTTTGTGCGATTCCGAGACGATAAGAACGAAGTAAGCTACGGCTAAGGAGAAGATTATGAAAACTTATTATGCAGTAACCGAAGGCGAATACTCAGACTATCGAATTATTACCATCACTGAGGATAAAGAAAAAGCGGAAAGAATCGCTGCGGCATACGACGGTGATGTCGAAGAGTATGAGGATTGTATCATAAATCCGATTGGCATTTGGAAGGTTTATTATTACGAAAAAAATAGAAACTGGCTCGTAATCAATTCCAATAGAGATGTTGAAGATATTAAAGACAAAGAGTGGGAACCTGATTATTTTGATTCGGCTCCTTACGATAAGGGAATGGTGTGGACTATTTATGTGACCGCTGAGAATAGAGAACTTGCTCAAAAGATTGCTTATGATAAGTACGCTCAGTGGAAAGCTGAACGGGAGGGGTTGGCATGAATCTTTCTAAGAAGTCTATTAAACATATTCTTCGGATTCTGGATAACAAATGTGTCGAAGTTCCTACAAAGACATCTGCTTATAGCAGTGGTGGACGTAGAATTTTGACTCGTGATTTTGAGCCAAAGAAGTCACACGGAATGAATGGCTGGAAACGAATCGTCTATGTACCGTCCGAAGGATATTTCTACGGAATTTATAACGGAAAATCGGAAGAAGATTGGGATATTCCAGATATCTGGTCTCCTGCACAGCTTGCTGATTTGTGAGGTGTAAAATGCTACTTTTAACGCAAGGTGGAGAAATTATAAATCTTGACCGCATGGCAATCATTGATGCCGCAAACCTTAATGTTTACGCAAGGCAAGGTATGGGAGAACGCGGAATTGTTCTTGGTAGTTATAATACTGCGTCAAGATGCTACGAGATTATCGGAAACATTTTTGACGACTATTGTTGTGATGAGAGGATTTTTAAAATGCCGGAGGAATAAATGAACGACTTCCGAAAACTAGCCATCCCAAAGAAAGAACGACTTGAAGTTCAACTTATGGATGGTACAGAAGAACACAATATCATTTACGTGATTACATCTCTAGCCACTATTAAAGGTGCTGAGATTTTTAAAAATTTTCGTTTGTATTCTGTAGGCTCCGCCGGGGAGCTCAACTTATTAGAGAAGCGAGACGGCGATCCCTACTTTGATAAGCTGAAAGGAACAGAATATGAGTAATTCGATGAATCGAGAAGACCGGCGCAGAGAGCAGCGTAAAGCACGAATCCTTGCCAGGCGAATCAAGAAGGCTGGTGGGCCCGATTTTCTTGCTGGAATGCCAGTTGAAGAGTGGGAACCAAAGATTGGTGATGAGGTCACTATTAAGGTAAAGAGGATTCAGGGTAAGAAAGATTTCTTTAAGATGAGTCCTCAGTATCAGGACTTTATCAATAGCCTTGAAGACAGAAAGCCTTACAAAATCACCAGTACCGGTATGAAGGGTCAGGTTTACGGCATTGACGCACATCCTTATTTTCAGATTTGGAAGGGTGATATGGAACCCTACAAGGAGCTCTAATGAGGATGTACTTCAGAACGGACTATAAAGAGTGGGGCCCGGCAGAAGCCACTTTGCAGAAAGGACACTGGTATAAGGTTCTTTGTGATGCTGGCGACTTCTACATAATTGACAACAGACCAGAAAGTAACAAGTGCGGTCTGCGGCTAGGAGAAATATCGTTTGTTGATAAAGAAGATCTCGAAGATGACATCTATGTCGTGACCGGAAAGAGTGAAGAATTTGAGGAAGACTAA